ATACCGACAACCCGTTTCGATCGAGTGACCTCGGAGTTATGAGCCCCGCGCGCTGCCTCTGCGCCATGTCGGTTTGTTGCTCCAGTGCCTTGATGCACCTGTGCGATGTGGGGGACATGCTGTCCCCCTGACCCCTTGCCTATCATGTAAATTAGGATGTAAAGGAGGGGTTAAAGGGGAACCTTGGGTTCCCCTGAACTGAATATTCACAGCGACCATCTCGGGATTCGAACTTGAGATATGACTGTTGAAGTTTCGAATCATGGACTACCAACTCGGCCATGCGCCGCTCTTGTAATCGCTGCTTGGAATAAATTCATCAAAATTCATATATAAACATGCTGAACTCAGCTCAACTAATCAATGATTCCCATAATTGCATGCCGCATATGCTTTTTCACGCGACATTTCGCGCGACGGAATGCCTCCACGCACCCACCCATCTGCCGCAACACCTTCAATTAAATTTGAAGGATTGGATACTGTTGAAGCAATGGACGGAATAAGCGGATAGTTCAAATAATTTGAATAGCATTGTTCTGACAAAAGGTTGACACTTCGTTTGTTAATTGTCATATCACCCTGAATCAACTTTGATTCCAACAACGGATTGCATTCGCCGCGTCCGAGATACGGTACAGTTACAAATGGTCGCTGATTCAGCGAAATTCTGCATTTCGGACGTGTGAGTTCGCTACCATTCAGTAATTGAGAATTTACGTCGATATTGCATCCGCCAGCACCAACTTGGTGTCCACCCTCAAAAAAAATTCCCGGCTGACTGGTTGCAAACTCAATCGGTCTGGACATTGTGCAATCGGATGCAAAAAAATTCTCCAACATGTAGTTTCCCGAATTCAAATTCTGAACATTTCGTTGACTTAATCCACATGTATCATTTCCGATGCGCGCCATATTATCAAAAACATAATCTTTAACTGTTGCCATATTAACGTGCTTTACAATATAATAACTACTATATATATACATAATAATATAAAAAAATCATTCTAAACATAAATGAAAATAATAATAATTAATAATTAATTATTATTCAATTATAATTGAATAAAAAAATAAATAAAATATCTTAATTGATAACACTGCCTAAAACCGGATTAAATCTTTGACAAGCAAATTCGTTTCCTTCTTTACATGAGATCATAGACCCATAGCAAAATTCTGCAAATGCTTTTTGATCATTAGGGATGGTGGTGATTGGATTGGTATAAAAACTCCGCATAGAATCGTCGAATTCATATTTATCTCCTAAATCTGCAAATAATTTCTTTCGCAGTTTCTCAGCTTCCGTTATATTTCTTGGTTGAAAATCCAAAACAGTTGCAACTTCGGTGGTATGATTGATTTCTTTTTCAATCTTTGGATGATATGCCAGCGCAGCTTGGTTTCTCTTGGGATCATACGCTATTTCCGGAAGTAATACATTCATCATGGGATTCGTAACGGTCGGTGTTGTCATATTTTTACCGCGTGAATTTGAATTCTTCTTATTATTTGTCGGCTTATCTGATAATCCCGAATTAACAAACCCTTCTTTCTTATCGTTACCTTTTTTGTTACTGTCACTGCCACTGTTTTCACCGTCTTTATTAACACCGTTTTTTGCATCATACTCTTCCTGATGTTGCAGCTTGTACATCATTACGAAAACAGCCAATGTAATTGCTCCTGTTAAAATTATATTTACATTTTTTGTAATTAAAAATCCTAAAATACTAAGAAGAATAACAATTCTTGATATTGCATTCATTTTTTGTTCAACCGACATCAAGGGGGCAGGCCATATATCCATCATTTCATCTCTCTTAAATAACACTCTTGGATCGTTTATCCAAAATGGCGTCGATGACAACTCTTTTTCAATAGTCGGAACAGGTTCGGTATAATTCTGTCCGGCGTTTGAATTTGTATTTGTAGTAGTCGGTATTTCAGTCGGTATTTCAGTCGGCATTGCGTTTAACCCATTTTTCAAATCAGATGCAGATTGTAGTGTTGTTGTTGCATTTGCATTAGCACTTGACATTTTTTCTTTTACTTATTAAAATATAAATTTATATAATATATATTATATGTAATAATTATAATACCTGTATATAATATTATAATTATTTATTATTTTTATACTGCAACTATTTTACTTTGTTCAAAGTTATAAAAACATTCTTAAATCTATTTCTTTTTCTTCTTTTTATTTGAATTTGACGGTCTTGGCGCCTCGATTGGCGTTCTCTCTACAACTTCACCTGTACTAAAAACTTGTGGTTGTGGTTGTGGTTGTGGTTGTGGTTGAGGATTTTTCGCCGCCGCATCCCGTTGTTGTTGTTGAAGTTTCAGTTTTTGTTGCATTCTCTCCTTCATTTGAGACACCTTCATATTTCGTTGCAAATGACTTTGCATGGCGCCAATGTTGACTTTACTTTTTCCGCCACCTCCCCCCATTCCACCCATCATGCCACCCATTCCCATTTTATTCAACATATCTGCTAAATTATTCATTCCCGGCATCCCTTTCATTTTACTCAATAAATCGCTTGCTTCCTGCATAAGTTCGCTCTCCTTAATTTCACCCGACTTGAATTTCTGATCCAGTTTGGAACCCACATTTTTTACAAGCGACATTAACTTGCCGGGATTTTTAAACATTTTTTGAAACACATTTTTAAAATCGACATTCTCTCCATTCTCTCCCCCAAAGTCCATACCAAAATCTACATCTTTTGCCGTTTCCTCGGCAATCTCTTTTGCAAGTTTTCCAATCTTTCCATTCAAAATGTGAGAGATGTGATCGTGAATCGATTCGGCATTTGCATTCGGTTCTGTATTGTCCCCGTTTTTATTCATATTCTTGGCCCAATCAAAAAAATTAAATTCTTCTGAATTTGCATCAGCTGCATTTTCGCCCGTCTCTGCATTCGCATTCGCATTCGCATTCGCACCTTCCCCTTGAAACATATTGTACATTTGCTGAATGGTCTCTTCCAACTTGTTGCGCAACTCGTCTTCGTTAATCGCCTCGAACAAATTTGCAGCATCACCAAACGATTTTCTATCATCAACATTTGTAATAATTGTCATTAAAATAAGCTGCAGGTATTTCCAAATGGTTTCACGAATTGCATCAGTTATGCCTTCCGTGTTCCACAACACCCTAAAATCAATATTCGGCAAAAAATGCGTATTTACATTTGCAAATTCACAACCGTCGTGAAATATTTTTTCATTTTTATACAAAATATCAAAGAATCTCTCGGGATACACTTTTGAACAATATTCATAAAGAATGTCGACGACTTTCTGCGCGTCCGTCTCGGAACTAGAAATATTGACTCCATTTGAATCCAAAAATAAACTCAACGTGCCTTTATATTCGGGAAACGTATTTGAAATATCAGAGAGAAATTCGAAAATAACCTTTTTAAACTCATCGGGTATTTGTTTTTTTGATGACATCCTACTTATTTTATAAATATAAAAATACTATTTTATTTATAAAATACTTGTAACGAATTATTTAAATGGTTGTAAATGATAATAATATAATTATTATTAATTTTATAATTTAGAATTATTTGAATAATGGTATTGAAATTATTTATAATATAATGTTGTCAAATTACACAAATTTTGAATATACTTCATCGACTTTTGTTGATTCTCTGTACTCATATTTCTTACATATCCTCTCAAACGCTCGATAAAACTAGAAATACTATCAGTCATTGTAACATCCATCGAATAATCTTTATTTATAAAAAATGAAATGTCACAGTTTTCAATTGGTTCTTTATAAGGTATGCTAATGTACATGTTCCAACTTTCTATTATTATTTTTGGATTTGATTTTTTCAGGAGAAACATTAAATTCTTCATGGTTACCACTTCATCATCTTCGGGGAAAATGCTTTGAACATCTTCAATAAATTCTTCAAAATGTTTATTAAACCCTTTTAGAACTATAGATTTATTAACATCCGTTGATGCATTTTTTTGATTTTGATAACTCATTTCTTTTTAAACTATCTTTTGAAGGTATGTATATACTGGTATATACTGAATAGTATATTATACTATTTATATTTATTTATTTTAATATTATTAGTGTAAATAAATAAATTATTTAATACATATACAATTATGTAAAAAATAAAAAATAATATAAAAAAAATACAAACAAACATCATATTTTTATATTTTGCGTAATGTAGTAAGTTTATGAAGACGCTGCACTAAACTGTTCCGTGTTCCAAGTATATTTGCAAGTGCTGCACATGTAGACGAATTTCAAATTCGTGTCATCATATCGAATGTATAAAACGGTGCACGGCTTATCTAATTCCGTATTTGTTTCACACTCTACATTTGGACACTTCATGGACTTGATTCGCGGAAGCGTCGGATCCAAATGCGTGTATTCGTTGACAACATCCGCCAAATGAACATCAGATTGTTTAAAGTATGTTTTCGACACAGTAACTGTTGATTCGGTATTTTTTTCTTCATTTCCACAATTTCTACACTTGTGAATAAGAATTTTTGTTGTTGGTTCTTCGGGACTAGATCCTGGTGCATCTCCCATTGTAATATAATACATGTTTTTACACATGTTGCAAAATTTCATTTCTTAAAGCTTTTTTGTAACTGGTAATTATACATTATAAATAAAATACATTTAAATTCAATTTTATTTAAATAAAAAATATTTAAATAAAAAATATTTAAATAAAAAAGTGCGTAAATACAAAATAATAAAATTACATGTTTATTTTTTAAAAATTTAACTTGCTGAACAGCAGACCAAGCTCCTCATAATTCACTTTGAATCCAAATAAATAGAGAGATGAATAAAAATATTCCGTATGCAAAACCTTTTCACGATTTACTTGTAGTCGCTGCATAACTGCATCCTTGTTTTGAATATAATGCGCATTCATAATACCATAAAAATGCTCACGAAATTCTTGGCTCATAGCGGGAACAACGCGTTGCAAGTTTTCAATGCTCGACACAAGATGATAAATAGAAAACGATAAATTTCGGTACTCGATTAACGAATGATAATTTTTGAAATCTTTACTGGTTCTAGTTACGCCAGGTTCATTCAGTATCGGTTCATTGTCCATTACAGAAATCAGCGTGAGTAACACTGATGAAATGGTTTGACATCCACTCCATTTCTCTCCGCGCCACGTGTTTAAAATATCAATGCACACTTTCCCCGTCTTATAAAAGTTGGGATGAAAACGCGTTGTTCCGTCATTCGTGCAATACTGCAACACGGGTGGCGAATGCGGATAGTCAGGAGGAAATGTAAATTTGAAAAAATAGTAACCGTTGCAGTAGAGAGAATCTTCTGGACCAATAATAAGCGCCCAACCTTCCATCATATCGGTCTCGCTGTGTCTATAATAAATACCCTGGTCATGTAACGGATTTTTTATAATTTGTTGTATGTCTTTTAGTAAACGTTTTACGGCATCTTTTGATACTGCCATGGGAACCACTTCTTTTGAATTTTCAGTTGTCGCGATTTTGACATTCATTGTTGGCAATGTTATTGGAACTACTGATGGCGATGTCGACATAATTTATGAATTGTAAATAATTATTAATATGAAATAACATTTATATTCTATTTTATTTCTATTTTATATATTTTCTATTTTAATAAGTATACATTTATATATGTAATATTATTTTAATTTATATTATAAATATATAGTATTACTTTATAAATATATAGTATTACTTTATAAATATATAGTATTACTTTATAAATATATAGTATTACTTTATAAATATATAGTATTACTTTATAAATATATATTCTATTCTTAATCGAAATGTTATCTAATTCTCTCGCCTTTCATGATAAAAGAGTCGTATACATATCATTCCTTGTATTTGGTTTGGGTTCATATTATGTTTATAAAAAAATATTACCACTATTTTTGAGAGATCACAAACAAGTGTGGAAAAAAATTCCGTTTATAAAAAAAAAAGTAGAAAATGAAATACAAAAAATGAAAGAACGAAATGATGAAGATGACAAGTCGTATTATAATAAACTTATTGAAAAACTTTGGGCAAATGGCATCACAAAAGTAGATATTGCAAATATAAACACGATTCAAAATGTGGGATATAATAAAGAAACGCTGATGACATATTTGCACACATTAAAGGATATGGATACAATGCCAAAACTAATAAGCGGAACGATGTATGACGATCATGAAAATAAACACAAGGAAATTATGCAAACGGCTTACAATTTGTACGCTTATACAAATCCAATGCATATTGATTTATTTCACTCAGTAGTTTTCATGGAAAAAAATTTAATTGTCATGATAAGTAAGCTGTTAGGTAATGCGGAGCACCAATGCGGCTCAATAACAAATGGAGGGACGGAAAGTATTTTCTTGGCACTCAAAACATACAGAGACATAAAACATGCGAAAATGTCGAGTGGATTCTTGAAAAATGTGAATGCAAATGCAAACGTGTATAAAATAAATGTGGTTGCACCAGATACGGTACATTGCAGCGTGGATAAATTGTGTCACTATTTAAATGTACAGCTAATTAAAATCAAATCAAATCACGAACATCGCGTTACCATTTGTGATATTTTAAAAACTGTAAATGAATACACAGCGTGCGTCGTACTTTCTGCACCGTCGTACGGTTTTGGCATTATGGATGATGTCGAACATATTTCTCCAGCAATGAAAGAACGGGATATACCGGTTCATGTTGATGCATGTTTAGGTGGTTTTGTTTGGATGTTTCAAGAAAGAGAAATCGCGTCAAAATATTCATTTTGCGTGGACGGTGTAACGAGCATTTCGGCATGTTTGCACAAATACGGATATTCACAAAAAGGCGTTTCTTGTATACTTTACCGAGATGAAAGCTATTTAAAGTATCAATATTTTGTAACAGCGGATTGGGACGGCGGCTTATACGTTTCTCCGACAATTTTAGGAAGTAGAAGCGGCGGACTGGTTGCACAAGCATGGGCTGGATTTTTATCGAGAGGGTACAAAGAGTATCAAGACAGCTCAAATAAAATTATTCAAGTTTCAAATTACGCGCACGAAAAATTACAATTAGTGAATGAATGTCGCGTACATCCTCTCGATTTGCACATTGTTTGTTTTGATGTAGGCAAAGATACATATAAATTGTACGACTATCTTGTTACCAAGGGATTTCATTTGAATGCGCTTCAAAATCCAGCCGCAATTCATTTATGTGTTACAAAAACTCATGATGAACGCATCATTGATTCGCTGGTTAAAGAAATTGAAATATTCATTCAATGCAAAGATGCGCTACAATATAAAGAAGATCTAGCACCAATCTACGGAATGAAGGCGTCTATTCCGATTTATACAAGTGAAATTTTAAATGAATGCATTTCTTCGTACTTGATAAATAAATATTCAACTTGAAGTTATGATATAAAAAATAAAGTTATGGCATAAAAAATATTAAATATAAATATTTATCATTAAATTATATTTGATATATATAATTATAACTATTGAGCATTTTTTACTAAATGTCAGCAATCAAAAAACAAAATCCAATTGAAGAAATTTACAAGTGTAGTATATTGGGGCGACACGAGAGTGTTGTCGGCGGAGTTCCAAAATGCGTTTTTGTTTTTTATGGAAATCCTGAAACGGTTCAAACTGAATTCGCTTCATCATCATCTGAAATGTCATCCGACGTTTTAACGCGACTTTATAACGCGTATATTGATGACGGATCCAATTCGAAACTGTTTGAAAACATTTTTAGCAAAATGGAACTAAAAAATATTGCCACATATGACATTCGAGTGTACATGATTCCTTTTAAATTATATTCAGACGATTCAATTGATGTCGTGAAACGAAAAATTATGTTGGCTATAAAAAGTGTTCCCGAGTTTTCAGATTACGCCGTGTACGATGAAATGTACTTGTTTTCGAAAACGCCCGTAACATTTGACTCGAATGACGTGTATCATAAAATAACAGAACTATCATTAAACGAACACGACAAAACAAATGAATTGGATTTTCTAAAAACGTATTTGATGGGATATAGTTCTTCCGCAGGAGAACCTGATAAAGTTGACAGCATTTTATCGAGTTTAAAAGGGTTGAACGGGAGAGAAATGTTTAAAGATGTTCCAATTGGTCAAACTATTCCTTCAAACATGTTTGTAAATCCATTTTTCTTTGATACTGCTACAACCGCTGATACCGGCAATACAGATATTTCAAAAATAAAATCAAAACCGAATCATTCAGAGTTGCTTTTGAATACAATGAATATTGTTCATAATACACTATTTGTGTGTTTTGCGAGAGATATTATAGATTCAGAATTAAGCGATGGTAGGAGCGGAATAATATTAAAAGCGTATTATCCGGCATTGTACGCAGACGGAATTCAAAATTTCAGCCATCTGGATTCAGAGTCGACAAAATTTAGGTTGCGGGAGAAAACGGATTCGCTCATAGCGTCGAGCGAATTTAAAACAAATATGAAACAAATAAAATTATTTTATGATATTTTTGAACAATCTACGAAGCCAAAAATCAAAAGCGAAGAAGCAGGAATTACTGAAGTGAATATCGAATTATTACCAGATAGCGATTTTAATTTTCCTCTGGAACTACTTTTTAAACTGTTTCATGCAACGCAACAGTGTCAAGTTATTAAATACAATCCTCCATTTCAAGATGCCATTTTACGAATGTATACTAGAAACCACACAAAAACGGGTAAAAAAATTCCATATTTTATTATACAACATGAAACAGAATCAAATAAAGTATACGACACTTTTATGAAAAATAAAAGGAAAGACCAAAATCCGAAACCAAATACGAATACGCGTGTCAGCATTTACATTAGCTACGATAAATTAGAGAGACAATATGGTGTAAGAAACAGCGAAAATATTGTTTTTATTTGCGACTTTGACGAACATGGACATATTTTTATTCACGCATCATTTAAAAATGCATACAATGAAGACGCGGTAGATGAAATGATTCGCGCTGCAGTTTCTCCGCACATACGTTCGATTGTCGACTATTTACAACAAAACGGATATAAAATGCGCGAGTTTTATTCCATGTATGATGAAAATGTGGTTATACAAAACATAAAATATTTGTTGATATCAAAATTAAATAACGTTGAACCATTGGTATGGACGCGTTTTTATGGCTGCATGTCCAGCGTAATGAAAGTAATCGAGAATAACTGGAACTCTGATGAAAAAGGGGTCAGTATGCAATATATCCGTGTTCCGAAATTTGACGAGTCGAGTTTGCGAATCGGTTATATTGAAATGCTTTATAATCTTGGATTTCGAGAGAAGAGAAAGGTCGTTGATTTACTTGTTACAAATTTACTCGTTTCAAAGAAAATTGCCGAACAAAGTTATGAAGAATTTAAAACAAATTTTGAAGGAAAATATAGTAAAGTGTTGCAAAAAAAACAAATGCCGAAAAAAATATATGTTAGAAAATTGCCCGGATTTAAAGTGCATATGATGAAAAGTTTGGGCGATAAAAACAATAAAATAACAATTAAAATATCCGGAATCAATAACATATATACTCTAAATCCGATCCGAATATACCTCGATTCTCTCCTTCATATTTTTGGAAATGATGAAAAATATTTACCTGTTCAGTTGGTAAAACAATTGTGCGATATAACGGCACCTGCGACTGCGGCCAAACCTTCTATTTCAATAAAAAAATCAGCACCAGTAGTAGCACCAATAGTACCAGAAGTAGTATCAGTAGTAGCACCAGTAGTACCAGAAGTAGTATCAGTAGTAGCACCAGTAGTACCAGAAGAAGTAGTAGCACCAGTAGTAGCACCGGTAGTAGTACCAGTAGCACCGGTAGTAGTACCAGTAGCGCCAGAAGTACCAGAAGAAGTAATACCAGAAGTACCAGAAGTACCAGAAGAAGTAATACCAGAAGTAGCAAAAGTACCAGAAGAAGTAATACCAGAAGTAGCAAAAGTACCAGAAGAAGAGGAAGAAGAAGAAATTGGAAATTTTGAATTATTAGAACCACCAAAATTTGAAGAAAAAGAAGAAAAAGAAGAAGAAGAAGAGATTGGAGATTTTGATTTGTTGGGTGGTGCTGAAGACGACAAAGTCGACGACGACGAAGACGATGAAGACGATGACGACGACGAATACAAAAATTTGTTTGGAGGAGCATTTGAGTCCAATCCGGTTTATAAGAGGTTAAAAAATATGGAACCGTCCCTTTTTAAAGAAACGGCCGGATATGCTACAAAGTGTGGATGGAGTGCAAGACGACAACCCATTATTTTAACAAAAGAGGAACTGGATAAAATCAATACATATGATGAAGGGGTCGGACAACCATCGTATTATGGCATTCCTTTAGAATATAGCGCTCAAGACGGAGACGACGGAAGTGAAATAAATACACACTATTACATTTGTCCAAGATATTGGAATGTGCCAGAAGAGAGATCGGTCTCTCAAAAAGAAATTGACGATAAAAAACTTCACGCACACATTGTAACAAAAGAAGAAGATTACAATCCGAATAACAAGGAAAAATATATTATTGATTTAACTTCTCCTCTTGAGCATTTTAAAACAGGAAAGTATACGCCATACTTGCCCGGATTTCTCAAAACGCTCAAAACAAAATCTGGCAAATGTTTGCCTTGCTGTTTCACAGGAGTGAAAGATAAAGACAGCGATGATTTTAAAGATTACCGCGTTTTTGAAAAAGAACAAGAAGTTATTAATCAGTGTAAAATTGGTAAAGGAACAGAAAAACAAATGACAAAACAATCAACGCAAAAAAAAGTAACAACAACAAAAGAAGTTTCAAGCGCTGCTCAAGAACAGCAAGAACAACAAGAACAACAAGAACAACAAGAACAACAAGAACAACAAGAACAACAAGAACAACAAGAACAACAAGAACAACAAGAACAGCAAGAACAACAAGAACAACAAGAACCAGTAAAAGAAAAGAAAAAAAAATCAAAAACAAATTTATATGTTTCAAAACCCGATTCTGCATTTCCTCTTCAACAAAATAATCTTGGATTTTTGCCGCTTTCTCTCCAGATTTTCTTGTTTGAAGATGAAAATTATAGTAAGAAATGTAAATCGACAAAGGGAGACATGTTGGTAGAAAATAAAATGTGCGTATTACGCCAGGGTGTTCTTGAAAGCAAAGATTCGAAAGATAACCAATGTTTTATTGCTTGTATTGCAAACATTTATAATTCTATCACAAATAGTGCATTGACAGCGAGCGATTTCAAACATCGCATTTTGATTCCGAATCTGTCTCTCGATCAGTTTGTCTCTTATCAAAACGGAACTCTTGTTCAAACATTTAAAAAGTTCGAATACGTTGACACGGACCACTTGCTAAAATATAAAGAAACACCTATATTCAAAAAAATATTTGGAGTTGGACCCTCTTATAAAGATGTAAATTTCGAAGACGATGAAGATAATAAAATTGTTTTCTTTAAAACCCTCATCATGTCATATGAAAATTTTATAAATTATTTATCAGACGACAACGTCGTTATTGATTACACATATTTATGGGATTACGTCATGGACTCGATTTTATGGTCCGGTTTCGTAGAAAAAGAAGAAAAACGCCAGCTTCCGATTAACAAACACGGAGTCAATTTAATTATATTAGAACTATCGGATAAAAAAGAAGAAGTCAGCATTCTGTGTCCCACCAATCATTACTCCAGTTCATCATTCGACTCGAATAAAAAAAATATAGTGATTGTAAAATATCAAGGTTATTATGAACCGCTTTACCTTTACACGTATTTATACACCACATCAAAACGCGATATTATAAGCACCGTTTTATTTTCTTCCATCAATTTTCCAACTATCGATCCATCTCTCAAATCTGCTCTTCTTAAAATACAAACATTTTTTCAATCCACATGCAAACCCGCTCAACTTATTAAATCCATTGTTCAAAATAAATCGTTTGACGAAATCGTTCAAGTTCTGAAAAGTAAAGAAACATCTCAAACTCAAATTCACGAAATAAAACAAATTGTTGACTTTTCAGGGAAAGTTATTGGTATGCAAGTCACATACAGCGTTACACGAAACGACCAAACTCGACACCTTGTTGGAAACATTCTTTGCAATCCTTCCGGTATAAATCCTGACCCCAAATATGAATTACTATTTGTAAACCAAAATCCAACAATTTGGAAAACATACAAACATACCAAAGATTTTGCATCTCTCATTCAAAAAAAAGCAAAGGGTGAGATACCATGTGCGCTTAAATTAAAAGTTATTGAAAATGAACGCGTCATCGGTTTCATGACTGAAACCAATCAATTTATGCCGATTAGCGAACCCGTCCCATTCAGAGATGACGATGAATTAAAACACGTCGAACTCGGAAATAGCATAAATATTGATGCATCCATTCTTCCGCAAATAGCTAGAACCGGATTCGTGTTCAAGAGAGATGAAGAGAGAACCAATGATGTTGAAAAAATACGCCTTGAAACCAATTTTTATAATGCTTTTCGCAACATTATTCGTATTCACTTGAATCGGTTTGAAATGATGGAGACGCGGAATGCAGTCGAAATGCTGTTTCACAGTCGGCGGCGACCACGAACTTCAGAAGAACAACGTTTCAATATCGATGAAGAATATAAAATGTATCTTAAAAAACTCGAACAGATGAAGAAACTCTTGAAAATGCTGGGACAACGCAGCATTCAATTTGTCGAGATGAGTCCGTCTGTTCTGAAAACTATTTACGAAGAGAAATCTGCACTCAGTTGTGTGACCGAACGCGGCTCATCATGCAAAAAATACGCATACTGTTTTTCTATTGACTCTGCTGCTCCATCCGAAACAGAAGAATGTGGACTCTATATTCCCAAACGCAACTTGGTTGATGGTTCAGATAATGAAAATAATTATTACGTTCGACTTGCCGATGAGTTGCTTCGTTACAACCGCATACGCGCATTCATGTTGTATCCGAACAAGTACTTGACATTCGATTCCATCAGCTATAATCTGAAAGAAAATGAAATGCTGTTATTGGATGCCGACTTGGCAAGTTACATTTCTGAAAATAAAAGTGCAGTTGCCTCCAATGACTATATTGAATACAAGAGTTATTATACCAGCGAAGGCGAAGAGTTCATCGATGATGAAGACAGCGATTACGAAGAAGGCGGCGCCGAATACGTGGACTAATTTTTATTTTTTGATTGCATTTAATTTTGATTGCATTTAATTTTGATTGCATTTAATTTTGATTGCATTTAAAATGAAAAAGAATGTAAAAATAAAATCCAATTTTTATTTTATTTTATTTTTATTTTTATTTTTATTTTAAACATTTGTTTGATACCATGATACCATGATACCATGATCGCCCATTGATTAAAATCCCATATCGTAATCCTCATCAACTGAACCAAGATTTGACCCCTGCACTTTATCCAGTGTGCTTTGTATCGTCAATTTGTTCTTGCTGCACGGGTTCAACGGATCCTCTGCTGCAATCTTATCCATAAACCCTTGTAGCAACGCCTCTTTCTCTTCTTCCACCGTCTTATCCGCTGTAGCAACTTGTCCCATCTTCATGATTTGTCCCATATCCAGCATCACCTTGAATGCGCTCGTTCCAAAATAGCCCTCTTGACCACACATCACATTTGCCGATACACCACGCATCTCGTCCAGTTCCGCATGTCGCGCCGCTTTCAAAAACATCTCCGGTGTCTCCTCAAACGACGCCTTTGCAATCGGTCCAATGTCATCATTATTAATCCCATGTCGGAATATCGAAACCATTTCCGATTTACACGTCATGCGGTCACACAACAAACTAATGTGGTGGTGATTAATATACGTCGTGTCAAACGCTTCATACAACTCGTTAAACAGCGCCTGTCGCGCAGCTTCAATGCCAAGCACCCGGTTAATCTCCTGAATGTCGTTACTAATCGTTCGCGTCGCGTCAATATTCTGCAGCGATAAAATCTCCATGAAATTCGACCCCACTGCATCTAGCACCCACGTCTCCTTCTTTCGATACGTGTTGTTCTCCTTGGCAACCAAATCCACCACCTTTCGTGCCAGCACCGTTTTAATGCCTTTAATCCCCCTCAAAATAATATTCTTCATCAGCGCATCCTGAAACGTCTTCAGCTGGTAAATCTTATCCGTCTGGTCCAGCGTCTTCGGATCCTTTTCCTTCTTCTGAAAATCCAGCCGAATTCGAAACACTAAATTGTCGCTATTATAATCCGAATAAATACACGACACTTCACTCTTGTCATTCTTCGAATACACCGCTTTAATCGCAAAATGCACGTCATCCATCGTAACCCGCTTCTCATACATTGATTCCCGATCCATCTCCATTCGCAAAATCCATTTCGACCGCTCCCGCTCACATTCCGTCTCGTCCTCGCCCCCAACCTCCTTCAACATCCGCTGAAACTCCGCATATTGCGCCAAAATCAACCGGTCCGCAGTAATCTTTGTCTCATTCGGACTATCGCTCGGATCAAAACAAATCTCCACACTCTTCACAATATCCTCCAGTCGCGTCAACTCGATAAACGGTATCATGTCCGCAGCCGCATCCTTGTTCGACTCGTCATTCGGGTTCAAATAAATCGTCGTCGAAGGATTCTTCGTATTCTCCGACAACGACAGCAGCTCCTCAATTCGCGGAAGACCACGAGTAACTTGTGACTTAGATGCGTCACCAGATAAGTGAAAAGTATCGTTCTGGCAACTTCCATTTAACAGGGCAAACGTTCTAGTTGATTCTACTGTTAGGTCATAGACCCATTCTGTCGGATTCGGTATTTCTTCAATGGTTACAATTTTATCAAATCGAATATCTTTGAATGGTGCGGTAATCTTGCAGATATCAACAAGTTTTCTACGATTTATTTTAGAATAATTTTTTCCATATTTATCTGTAAATTTTGGAATTATATCTTTTGATTCAGTTGATATATCTAAAGGTCGCATTTTAAATTCATCGAGTCGTTCTTGTTTGTATCCGATCAACATTGGAATTTCATTTGCGAATATTTTTGCACCATCGCATTTCATACTGAGTGTGTATCCTTGCAAAATATTTTTGGATCCAATATTATTAGTTAGTTGAAGCTCGTTTGTTTTAATTTTTGTATATATTCCAAACCAGAAACATAGAATTGACTGAATACTTTCTAATAAAGTTCTTGATACACTTGATGCAGTTATTCCACAAGCTTTTTTATTTATACATCCATCCCCCGCGAAATATGCGCTGATTAGCCCCCTCATAAATTCTTTGTTGCTATTAAACAAGAGATAATTCACGCATTTATTTGGCGATCCCTTTCCGCACAGAATGTCAAGGATGTCGGTGAGAACGATGGAATATATTCTCAGATCAGACGATGTCCATCCTTCACCGTTTTTATTATTTTGAATATAAAACTTGGTTGTAATCTTCCACTTTTCCATCAAACGTTCAATCGGTGCAAAGAATTCGCGGCAATTATTGGCAATTGAAATTTGTGTGGGTGTGGTGCACCCTTCCGCGCAGTATGCTCCAATCAAGTATCCGAAATCGAAATCGAGCGGAATATGTTCAGGGATTTCACCGCCACCAATGAACTGCTTTTTCGGGTAAACGATTCCGCTAATAAATGATTGGCGCGCAGATGCAACTTTACCGGTCTTCTTGTCAATATGGGGTTCCGTCTTCATCGCTTCCAAGAATGTGTCGCTTCTATGATACGGAACCGTGAAATCGATATTTGCATGTTTGGACCACCAATAACGTTCGCTAGAATACGAAAGCGCCTTGTGCATTTCACTTCCAAATGCGTATTCCGATTTTTTAAGAATGGTAGACAAGTCGAAATCGCGCACACTTTCCGGCATTTCAAATGCGCGAATATTCACAGGAAGATAATCACCGACCTTGAGTTCCGAACCGTTGGTCGCCACCAATTTATTATTGTCATCAATTGTCAAGAACGACTTGGCCTTTGTCGCAATCACAGACCGACCATCTTTGGTCGTCACTCGCAGAACCGTATTCGTTCCATCCAAATTTACAACCGGATGGCGTGTAAGCGCCTCTACACGCTTCCAGCTCGTGTTTCCGTCTTCATCAACCGACGGAACATACACTTCCTCGTGATCATTCACGTATACCAATTTGGTATTATTCGGATGATCCTCGCTTTTAGCCGCTTTCGGAATATAATTATCAATATACTCGCCAATCTTGACAACTTGAATCGCATTATTTACGCGAAGTAATAGCTCGGTGTCATATGCCACGCTGTTCAAGGTGAGCTGCGTTGTCGGCTCACCAATACTCTGAGCAGCAATCATGCCAACCATTTCACCCGGCGCCACAATTGCGCGCTTATACATGAGAACCATCATTTCTGCCAATGCCACAAGTGCCTTGCGATTGAATCGTTTGACCATGAGCAAATCGCGCGGCGTAAGCGAGTAATAATACATGATTTTGAACAGTTCGGTGGGCGGAGCATATTCAAGTTGCTCGAATCGCGTATACGTTTCTTCCAGAATAATAAACGTTTCCAAAGGAGTCACATCCACTTCTGAATTCTTGTTGATTTTTTGCATTCCCGCCACATTCGCTACAATATGTGAAAAGGACAGCGGCAAATACGCGTCGGTTGTATTCTTGTTTTTAAACACTTTGACAACAATATCTTCGCGCGTTTTCATGAGAAACTCGGTATATTTTTTGGATTTTTCATCGCAAAGTTTCTGCTGCTTCTTCATACGGCTGAATGCGGCTTTTGAAAAGATGGCCTTGAGTTCGCTGTTGGTTTCAGAGTCGCCGCTGACCGGAACGTAAAAGTGCGCATACATTTCGTCGGGCGTCATTCCAATGAAATTCATATTCGAGTGTTCGATTTTCACCGTGTCAATGCCGTCTTCGCCGTAACTGAATTGAACAATGCGATTCTTATTGTTTCGGACCGTCATGTCATATTCCACCTTGATGTCTTCCATACCCTTGATTAAGCGGCGCTGAATATATCCTGTTTGCGACGTATCGCGCACTTGAAGTCCGTTTGCTAAACCAAAGTTCAATGTTTTAGGAATTGTCAAGTCGTACATCTTTGGATGATTTGCCGGATCAACATGTTCAATTGAAATAATTTCATCAAGAATAGCGTCATTGATGGTTTTCACTTTGTCTAATTTAGTTGTCCAAACTATAGATTTCATTTTGTTATTTTTCTCAGGATGAATGAGTGTAATTTGTTCGGCAAATTGACGACCGTTTTTCCCGCTTATTACAAGGGTCAAAGCTTCTCCATTTTCTTCAATCGTAATGGTTGCATGCACATTCAAACGAGAACATAAGAATGCGACATCTTCGATCAAACGATGATTCGTAGAAGTGAGTTCAATCGCGGTATCAGAAATAAAACCATGGTTTGAAAAGTATGCGGTCAGCATTCCCTTCACATAATCTTTACTTGCAATATATGCCTCATTCGGTATTTTTTTTTCAATTCCATTTCCAACTCTCAATCCATTTTCAAAATCGAGGCAATTAGTTCCGTTATTATTTCCACCAGAATACTCGCAAATGTTCTTCGCAACCGGAACAAAATCGCCAACCTTTACATCTTCTGTGTATTCTTCACGAAACTGATTTAGTTCTGCATTCCAAATAAGAAGTGACTTGTTTGCGGTAACAGTTACATAACGACCCGCCTTTGTTGTAATCTTAAATAATTTTTCACCAGGATCATGTCGTGTTACTGCCGTGATGCTTTCCCATGATACGTGTCCTTCATAATCCATTGTTACAATTTTAACCGTGTGTGTTAATTCAAGATATTCCATGTTTTGTTCTTCCATATGTTGAACTCTTGTCATGTTCATGTCAATGTGCCTATCAATCCATTCGCCGATTTTAACATATTTTGAAACGTCATTTTCAACAATAATGATCGGTGTTTCCCACGTAACCGACTTAACGGCCGTATCAATCAAACCAACACGACCACCCATGGCGTGAAAGAACACTTCCGACGGCGTCAACCCGGCAATAAACGAATTCTCAACGAAACCGCGCGCACCCGGGCTGTCATCATATTTCGAGTAATGCGGTAAAGTGCGGCTGTCAAATCCGTACGGCACACGCTTACCGTCGATGGTTTGCTGACCCACCAAACAAATCATTTGGGCAATATTCACCTTGCTGCCTTTAGAACCGGCATTTACCATTGTGATAAAGCGATTCGTCTTGCTCAAACTCTTGAGACCAATATCACCCGCTTCACCGTTTGCCTTGTTCAAAATATTCGTAACTTGCAATTCAAATTCTTCCTCGTTTGTGCGCCCGGACTTGTTTTCAAACGTTCCAATATGAATGTTGTCAATAATGGTCTTCACTTCCAGCTTCTTGGTTTTGATCGAGTCGACGATTTTCTCACTCGTCTTCTTATCTGAAATCAAGTCGCTGATCCCAACACTGTATGCCGACGTCTTCATGTATTCCGTAATAATGTTCTGCAGGTCGTCAATGAAGCTCGCCGATGCAAAGTTTCCAAAATCGTTGCAAATGCGCTGAATCATGCCGCTTGTACTCGATGCCAAAACACCGCTGTCAATATGTCCACGCAAAATCTCTCCATCTTGAATTTCGAGCACGTTGTTCGATGTGGCATAGTCATCGCTTCCTCCAAATTGTTTGGTTTTATACTTCATACTAAGTGGCGGTAAAATCTGCGACAAGATTTGAAAATTCGTGATTTTCTTCTTTGGGTCGCTGAATAGCGCCGGGTTTACATTCTTGTATCCCATGAGCAAATTCATTGCCATGCGCGCATCAAACCCAGGAAGTCCGCCGCGTGTAAACTGGTACACTCCAAGCAGCGAGTCCTGAAAAATACCGATGATCGAGTTGTTTTTTGCAGGACTAATAATCTGATACGGAACGGCAGCAAGTCCTTTGAGTTCGGCTTCCGCTTCATCGTCTTGCGGCATGTGCAAGTTCATTTCATCACCATCAAAATCGGCATTGTATGGTTTCGTGTCGCCGATATTCATGCGAAACGTGTCGCCCTGCTGCATTACGCGGACAATGTGACACATCATACTCATTCTGTGAAGCGTGGGTTGACGGTTAAAGAGAATGCCATCGCCGTCCATCATGTGACGATGCACCACGTCGCCATTCTCAAGAACAATGGTGCTTCGGTCCATGTATCTGAGCGAGATGTCTCCACCCGTCTTCTTTTCCAGAATGTTTGCGCCAGGGTAAACATCGGGACCATTTCGAACCAGTTGCTGCAGAAAGTCGCGATTCCGATTATTTACGACGACCGGTTTTGTGATATTCATTGCAATCTTTTTAGGAACACCGAGTTCGCGAATTGACAGGTTGGGGTCGGGCGTAATAACAGACCTGGCGGAAAAATCCACACGTTTTCCCATGAGATTTCCTCTGACGCGTCCCATTTTTCCATTCAAGCGCTCCTTGATTGATTTTAAAGGACGACCAGAGCGCTGTGCGACGGGAGCGCATGACGGAATGTTATTATCGACTTGGGTGGCGATATAATATTGCAGTAAACTTTGCCAGTCATCGATGATTGTGGAATTCACAGACGGTTCATTCATTTTTTCGAGAAGCGTTTTATTTGCTTTGATGATATTCACAATGGTGTGGCTAATATCGTCTTCGCTGCGCTGGTTTCCGTCCATTTTAATCGATGGGCGAACCGCAGGCGGAGGAATTGCGAGCACTTGGCAAATAAACCAGTCCGGTCTTGAAAATTTCGGACTGAATCCCATAAACGCAACATCTTCATCTGATATTCTTTTAAATATTTTTAAAACAACTTCGGGTGTCATTTTCATATTCAGCTTTTCTTTTCCACTGTCGCCAGTGGCGCCTTCATCGGCTTCTCCATCCCATTCGGCATAAAGGGTGGCCAAATTTTCTTTTTTGATTTTTTTTGGAACAAGACAGCCGCAGCCATCTTGCGTATCATCACCACAGCGTTTGACTTTGGTTGCCAGGTGATGAACGTGACTCCACCTCTCATCAGGTTTCATATTCACGCACTCTTTATTTGCTTCTTTGCTAATCAACAGTTTGCTGCATTTGATGCAAACACATTTCAGAATTTTCATAATCGAAGGAAGATATTGATAATAAAACACAGGTTTTGCCAATTCAATGTGTCCAAAATAACCGGGCGTTTTGATGTAGTCCAGACCATCTGTCGGACACTTGAGTCCAGGTTCGAGCACACCCAACCGCGGATCAAACATGCCACCGATCACCGGAATATTATTTGAATACGTATCTCGGCTTGTTATTTCTGCGACGGAACATTTTCTTATTTCTTCCGGTGACAATACACTAAACTGAATGCCTACGATTTTTGATGCGGGTTTCTTGGTCCAATTCGGCTGTTGGGTCATTATAGCAAGCGATAAGAGCTAACTATTATTTATTATATTTATATATCTATATTGTTTTATTTCAATTTTATAAATAAATGTTTTATATAAAAAACAAATTGAAAACAAGAATAAAAAAGAATGAAAAAGAATGAAAAAATAAAAATTATTGTGATTTTTCATTCTTTTTTTTATTTTTTATTTTCATTTTTTCTTAAGAACTATATTATTTATAAAATTGAATTAAATACATGTATGCATATAAATGTAGTATAGACGCGCTAGACACACGCAAATCGAAGTAGACAAATATAATGCCACAGAATCAGAATCAGCAGCAAAAGCATAGAAAAATAAATGTTACATCATCAAAAAATGAATTGAATGAAAAACCGAATCTTCAGTATAGACGTTCAAGAAATGACGATGGAAGCGATGTTGGAGATGACAGGAGTGATATGGAAGAATTTGACAAGGCAGAGTATGCTAAACTTCTCGCGGAACTGTTTCCTTCAAAGTATTCTGTAAACAAGGCGAAAACATTACAACAACAAAGTCGTTCGAGAAAAAACAAACAACTTGTTGTTTCGTCATCAGAGGAAGCAGAAGAAGAAGAAGAAGAACAAGAAAAGCAGTATCCAAGAAGAAGTGCGCGATTGCAAAAACAGCAACAAAATGGAAAAAGTCAAGAAAGTCAAAAAAGTCAAGAAAAGCAAAAGATTGAAAAAAAGAGAAAAAAAGAAGAATTCTTTGATCCAATCAAAAAGCAAAAATATAATGAAAATGAAAATGAGAGTTTGTTGAAAGAAGGAGACAAACCTGGAAATTACAATATCGTTATTAATGTTCAGGAGCCACAATTCGACTATTTATCCGATCGATATGATGATGGTGGCGACTCAGCAATGGACGACTCGGTTTTCGATGATGAATCCATTTCATCTGATCAAGAGGAGTCGAGCGGTAGTGACGAAACATACACAGACGGTGATTATGACAGCGAAGGAAGAAGCGGAAGTGAAACCGGAAGCGTTTACAGCGAGGAGGATTGTGATGACGACGAGGAATCGGAAGAAGTTACCACACGCGGTTTTCGAATGAACTCTTCTTCTTCAAATGCAGCAGAACAGAGCTCATCGGGAGCAGGAGACAATATTAATTTTACAATCAACGGAAAGTCGATTTTTGGTGAGGAAAAAGAGAAAGTGAATAACAAAAAGGATAAACATAATGATAAATATGATTTGGGAAGAAAAGATGGAAATGATCTGGGAAGAAAAGATGGAAATGATCTGGGAAGAAAAGATGGAAATGATCTGGGAAGAAAAGATGAAAATGAAGATGAATTGGGAAGTGAAGACGAGGCAACAATTCAAACCATCAAAGCGCAGATGGAAGCAATTCTTGCAACCGACAAGAATAATAAAATTGCAAGAAAAACTTTGGAGCAAATGATCGAAAAGGAGGAAAGAATCAAGAGGTTGCGAAAGAAGAAGAATGTCAAACAAACAAGAAGCAATACAAGAAAATTTGGACGTTTGCTACAAAAAAAGAACTCGGCAAACGATCTCAAGTATTTCAAAAAGTATTTGACACACGAGCAACAAGCGGGAGTATTGAAAGAGCTAAGCGAGCTGAATAAAATCATGTTGGTAGACAAACCGTATCGTCTGACACTTTTAGAGTCGAAAATTCCTCAGCAATACAAGGCAATCGCTCTAAAACGTATTCAGAATTTGCGCTACATGGACACATGTTCCGGAGAATACTTCAAGGTGAAAAATTGGGTCGACACCTTCATGACGATTCCATTTGGAGTGCACAGGACGTTGCCGATTACGATGGATGTGGGCGTGGAACAGTGCCACAATTTCATGGAAGCGGCAAAAGACATTTTAGATTCGGCGGTGTACGGTCTCAATGATGCTAAAATGCAGATTATGCAAATGGTGGGACAGTGGATTTCAAACCCGTCGGCACTTGGTTCGGCAATTGCAATCAAGGGTCCACCGGGAACCGGCAAGACGACGCTGGTGAAGGAGGGTATTAGCAAGATATTGGGACGGGATTTCGCATTTATTGCGCTTGGTGGTGCGACAGACAGCAGCTTTTTGGAAGGACATTCATACACGTATGAGGGCAGCACGTGGGGTAAAATCGTGGAAATTCTGATTCGCTGCAAGTCGATGAATCCGGTGATCTTCTTTGACGAGTTGGACAAGTTGAGTGACACACCCAAAGGCGAAGAAATCACGGGAATTTTGACGCATTTGACAGACACGTCTCAAAACAGCCAGTTTCACGACAAGTACTTTTCGGAGATTGCGTTTGATTTGAGCAAGTGTCTCTTCATTTTCAGCTATAATGACGAATCAAAGGTCAATCCGATTCTTCTTGACAGGATGTATCGCATTCATACCAACGGGTATGGCAAAAAGGACAAGACGCATATTGCGCAAAAGTATTTGATTCCGAAAATTCAGTCAGAGGTGGCATTCAAGCCGGAGCAAATTATCATCCCCGACGAAACGATCGAATACATTGTGGAACATCACACGAACAAGGAGGACGGTGTGCGCAACTTGAAACGCTGCTTGGAGATTATCTTTACCAAGTTGAATTTGTATCGCTTAATGAAACCGGGAAGCAAGTTGTTTGACAAGGATTCCAGTTCAATCGAGGTTGCTTTTCCATTCACGGTAACAAACAGCGTTGTTGACATGATGATTAAAAAGGCGGAGACCAACAGTCCTCCCATGTTCATGTACACGTAATTAACGTGATGCGTAATATGCACATGAATGTATAAAAATGTGTTATAATAAATAAAAAAATAATATGATATCATGATTATTTTTTTATATTTTATTCACTATTCCACTATTCTATTCTAGCAATCATTAATGCAGCTCTCGCTATAAGCGATTCCCCACTTGATTGATTTCGCATTATTATTCGCTTGCGCCCCATTCGGATTCGGGCTGGTTCGCAAAACGGATTTCCCTTTCAGGCGAGCTAAATAGCGATCATACGAACCGTGTTTCATGTCGACACCTTTACTTCCACCGGCAGACATGCTTCCCGGGCGGAGTCGCGTCAAAGACGTTCGCGTGGAGTTGCCGTGCGACGGAACGTTTGAGTGCGTTACACCAGGAACGGCTCTGTCGCTCATTTGGTTCCAATTCACGTTTGCGAATTGACTCTTGGGAGGAGTGTACACATTAAGCGCCGATTTATTCATAGTGTATTCAGAAGACGGCACTCGCACCGTGTTTTCAATTCGTTTCACATTGTATTTATCATTTTGGTTGCTAAATTGTGGTCCAGTATATGTTGAAAAGCTTGGAAAAGCGCCACATGCTCTGCATCCAACCGGTTTTGTTGTAGACATTTTTTAATTTTTTAATTTATTTTTATAATATATAATGTATATTAACGTTATAATAAAATATTTATAATTTATTATAATCTCTCGAATCTCTCTAAATAATTATATATAAAAGTAATTTATTTTAAAACTCGGTGGGTCCAAGCGTTCGATTTCCGCCTCGCTGGTTAATGTAGTTCACTTGATCTTGGCTCAAACATGCGCAGCCCATGCTGTCCGAATATGTGGACGGGCAGCATTCCGGTTTGAATTTATTATCGGCAAAAAAGAACAGTTCGCCTTCAGGTAACGGAACTGGAGTGCCGACATTGTCCTTGTATGTGTTCAGGCGATTCTTGTTGCCCATTCCGGATGCATACCGTTTGGCAGTTTCGACCCAACCCATTGTGTATGAGTCGTCAATATACAAATCATTATTGCTTAAGTTGACAAACCCTTCTTTTAATTTATCGCCACCCTTTTTATCATTGGCTTTTTTGTTATGCATATCTTTTGTAGTCATTCCTTCTAAAACGCTATATTGAAAACAGTCACAAAACATGAACAGTCCTGCAATCATACCGAAGACGATGCAAGCAACTACAAGTTCGAGTCGCGCTTCATATCCAAAAAGTTTAAGTTCCATTTATAAAATAAAATGATAGAATAAATAGTTTTTTAATTATTTATACAATTAGAAAAGATAAAAATAATTAAATAATTGTTTGTTTATTCGTTTACATTTTCTCCTAAATAAAAAATCATCATGAACAAGTGAATAAAAAAATAATTTTTCTTAATTTTTATTTTTTTTATTTTTTATTTTTTATTTTTTATTTTTTCTTGTTTTTTGTCATTTATCCAGGAACACCGGGAACCCCGCGCGATGCATGCACATTCAAAATGTTGTTTGAAAATCCGATCAAATAGCCCATCGGAATAGAAATTGCTAGAAAAAATACAATTCCGGCCACTGCTAAAATATCTCCAACGATCGGAATAAAAAATAACAGTATAATTGCTGCCGCCATGGCAATCAAAATAATAATTACAATTTCAAGAATGGACCCAATCAAGCTTTTAATGGACATGTAAACACCAAACAAAGTGTACATTACGGCAGTAACAATACCATTCGACTTTCCAAGCATGGATTTCGCTGTAATAATGGTTTCCATAATAGGCGTCATAATATTTAGAATGCGATTCATGATGTCAGACGTAATATCAGCAACCGAGTTTCGTATTTTATTTACCAGTTCGCGCATATTATTTATGATGCTCATGATTTCGCCGACAGTGGCAGCAATAACGCTCATCGTATAGTGCACTGGTATAAGAGCAATGTCGCTAATATCAGTTAAAATATTTTGGGTGCACTCTGCAAAATTTTTTTCAGCATATTCAAACTTCGACATGTTGGCAGGCGCGTTAATCATACCGGCAAACGGCATAATGTTCGGCTTACATTTTTGATTGTTCCAATCTGCTCGTATTTGTTCAATGTTGATTTTAATATGAATGTACGTAATAACAAGTATAAATGAAAAGCATATAATGATTGCGAAAAAAACATACTCGCCGTATCGTTCTAAATATGTTTGATTTTCATAAATGTCCGATATTGTATCAATCATATTGGACGGAAATGGATTTGATAATGGTTTGCTCATTGTAACTAAAATGATTTATGTAATTTATGTAAATTTATCTGATTATTTTTTTTATTTAAAAAATATAAAATAGATGGCTAATATTAGCAAATATTAAAATACATGGAATATAATTTTATTTTCATTGGAATAATTTTATTTTCATTCCATTTTATTTGTTATTATATTGTTACAATTTGAATTTGAATATAAATGAATTTCATAATAAATATAAAACTACATCATCATTCATACAATAAAAATAAAATATGATTCTCTTGAGCTTTGATGTTGGAATAAAAAATCTTGCCTATTGTTTAATTTCTGTTAATGAAATTGAAAACAGTAATAAAGACAATAATAAAAATTTTATAGAAATCATAAAATGGAATATAGTCGACCTGTCGTGTGACCACGTGGAAGAAACAAAAGTGGAAGAAACACAAGAAAAAATTCTAAAACAGTGTTCCAAGTGCAAAAAATCGGCAACGTATTGCACGCATTCAAATACCATATTACCAGAAAATGTAACGAGGTTTTGCAAAAAACATGCCGAAGAAGCGCAACTTCCGATGCATCCAAAACTTTTAAAATCCAATTCGAAAATCGGGCAAACGCCGTATATCGTTCCGCTTTCAAAAAAAAAGGTCTCATGTAATAAAATCAACATTGTAGATCTCGGTAAAAATATAAAACGTCATTTGGATGTCATTTTCGACGAACACATGGATAAAATCGATGCAATTCTCATTGAAAACCAGATTGGAAATTTGGCGGGAAGAATGAATGTACTTCAAGGGATGATTTCGCAGTATTTTATTATGCGAAATGTAACAAATATTGAATTTATATCGGCAACAAACAAGTTGAAATTATTTAAAACGGTTATAAATAAAAAAGCTGAAGATGCAATTGGTAATGGTAATTTAGATAACGTTTTAGAAAGTGAAAAAAAATTGTATAAAATGAGAAAGGATGCGGGAAAAATGGTGTGCAGATCTCTCCTGTCATTTTATCCAAACTTGAGTAAATGGATGGCGAATTATGATAAACATAAAAAGAATGATGATTTAGCGGATTGTTTTCTTCAAGGATATTATTATGCGCACCTGCATTCCAATCAATCCGCCGCGTTCGACCTTGATACATTTTTATCAAGTCAATAATTAATTTTCTTTACCTTTACACACGTAAATGAATAATGAATGAATGAAGAGATTGAGAGAATAATAAAATTAATTTTATATAAAATTTATTAAACTATTAAAAAAAAAGAAAATCAATAATATAATTATTATGCGTATGACTTAAAAATAAAAGTTGTAAGTTACATATTAATAAATAAAAGTAAAAATATGGAACCGGAAGTGATTGATTTAGGATCCTTGAATATTGGGGATGGTGGTAGCGGCGGTAGAAAATCATCTAACTTTGGAGGAGGGTTAGAATTGCTTATGAACGACAGATTTAAATCAGGCGGAGATAAAAATGCGTCAACCAATATACATTTGGACGACATTACAAGTTTAGAAGATGACTTGCGCGACATGGATTCATCGTCGTCTTCAAGAAATGTGAAGGAAATGCGCTCGGACTTGTTTGGATCAGGACCTTCGTCTTCGTCTTCTTCGTCGTTTCATGTGAATAAACACGACTCGCTTTCAAACAGCATTGGAGGAGGGGTAAATAGTGACGATAATAATGGCGGCATGAACAACGGCGGAATCGGCGCATCAACAGCGCTGTTTGATGACGATAAGCCGACGTGGGACGGGTTTGGAAAGTTCAGCAATGTCCCCATTCACCCCGATGTGCCGATTGACTCGCAGCCGCAGCTCACAAAGGAAGAGCTGCTTCGAGAGAAATTCAAATACATTAAAAAGTTGGAGGATTTGGAGAAGAAGGGGATTCGACTCACGAAAAAGTATGACATGGAGTCGTCTTTATCAGAGATGAAGGGTGAATACGAAACACACGTAGAAGAACGAGAGCGCAGAAACAGTGTGAAATTTCAAGGCAAGATGCTCATGGCGTGCATTACCGGGCTCGAATTTTTAAACAATAAATTCGACCCGTTTGATTTGAAATTGGACGGTTGGTCGGAACAAGTGAATGAGAACATTGATGACTATGACGAAATTTTCGGAGAATTGCACGAAAAATATAAATCCAAGGCGAAAATGGCGCCAGAACTCAAGCTGCTGTTTCAGCTGGGCGGAAGCGCCATCATGTTGCACATGACAAACACCATGTTTAAATCTGCCATGCCGGGAATGGATGACATCATGCGTCAAAATCCGGAACTAATGCAGCAATTCACTCAGGCGGCAGTATCTTCCATGTCAAATGGGGTGCGCGGATCTAGTGGAGGTGGCGGCGGTGGCGGCGGTGGCGGCGGTGGCGGCGGTAGTGGATTCGGTAATTTCATGAATGATATTGCCGGCCTGTCGTCATCGCGAAATGCAAGCGGCGCAACACCCTTTTCACACCAACCTCAATATAATCCCGCGCAGCAAATGAATATGCCAATGCCAATATTACCGCAGCGTCCACCACCTCCACCCATTCAAACCAAGGGCGAAAATGCGCCGCCTCCTCCCAAGCGTGCTGGCGATCTCACAAATACAAGACCAGATATTTTGATGGGTCGCGGCAATATGTCGCAAACGATACAGCAGAGCTTGCGACCGGAAATGAAGGGACCATCTGATATTTCATCCCTACTTTCAGGATTAAAAACAAAAACGGTAACAGTTGATACAGCCAACAAGGACAAGGACAAGGACAAGAATTCGGCTGCAGGTGGAAGCACGATTAGCGCGTCGGATTTGAATGAAATGAAGAATGATAATTTTCCGAGCAAGAGTAAACGAAAGCAGAAGTCGGAGAGAACGTCGATCAGTTTGGATATTTAATTAGGGTTATAACATAATCATTTTTCTTTTTCTTACATAGTTATTGTAATATAAAAATATTATTACATTTACATTACAATATGTGTTCTTTACATTACAATATGTGTTCTTTACATTACAATATTTATTCATCGTAGTAAAATAGCGGAAATTAAAACAATAGTGGAGACGATGGCAAAACGGATTCCATATAACATTGATTTATTTATATAATAATTATTATCATGCATTTTTGTTGTATCTATTTGTTTATAATCGCATATTTTTGACTCGTGGTCTGTGCCATACACCGTATCAAACGTTGTTTTCCATTCTGCATTTATAAAATCATAATATTCTTGCATGGATCTATATTTGGTAAAATCGGGATAATAAACACGACTATAATGCACAAACACGTTTACATTTTTTTCGGCAGTAAATCTTTTTTCATTTAAAAATTTTTCTTTATTTTTTGAAATGATGAATTGAATTGGACAATTCTCTTTATATGCATAATAAATCAGTCCTTTTTTTAGTTCGCAAGCATAATCTAGTCCAGAGCGTCGCGTACCCTCTGGATAAACAAGAATGTCATTTCCCGACTTGTTATTCAACTGATTATGTTTAATTAATTTTTCAAAGTCCGAAATACTTGTTTTACCGCGTTTAAAAAGAATCATTAGGTCTAACAGTAAATATCCATTAATGTATACATATAGTGGTAAAACGTATGCAACCTCTATTCTACTAATAAATTTACTACAGTATTCTGTAACAATATTATCAATAAAAAAATCTCCCCATGAACGATGATTTGAAAAATAAATTATATTTTTTGAATGACTTACTTTATCTTGTGATACACGATATAATTTACAATTTGAATAATATAACATCTTTGAATGTACTTTCGAATTATATTCTTTTTTTTTAAGAATAGTATTGAATAATGCCATGAATGGATAGTATCCTGTAAACATAAATATCATCTTAAAAAATTGTAACATTTTTAATATTATTTATAAATAGTATTTTTAATATTATTTATAAAATAGTATTTTTAATATTATTTTTTTATTTATAATAATTTCATCTTTTTATCTTATTTTTTAAACATTTTTCTTGTTCGCATTCGACTCCGGTTTCTTGAATTTGCATGTGTTACCGTGTTTGTTCTGTTTGTTTTTGTTGGAGTTTGTGTTCGCATTCTTTTCGTAGAAGTTTTATGATAACCGGTTGTTGTAGTTGGGGCGGTAATAGGCACAATTCCTTGTAACACTCTTTTTTTTATTTTTCTACTTAAATCTTTGTGATCTTTAATATGTTCAATTGCTTCGCTCAACACTTTTTCAGCTTCTGCATCAGCGTCATTGTTTAAATCTAAAAAACTATTTCGTTCTTTTGATTCATAAAAATCTCCGCTGTGTACGATTTCATTCAACTTTTTCCGCAACACGCTATTTTGCGGCATCGATGATCGAATTTGTGCGGCAACTCCTTTTTGATAAAAGGATGTGCCGCCTGAATGAATACGTTTGCGATTTTTTTTATTATAACGTGTATACTTCATTCTATAATAATATTTTATATTTTAATTAAATATTTTAATATCTTATATTTTAATTAAATATTTTAATATCTTATATTATAAAAAACAATATAATAAAATAGGTATATTACATAACAAACTAAAAGTAAAACATATATTTGATAAATGATAACTATTTTTTCTTTTATACCAAAGGATTATATTAAATATGATGATAATAATAATCCGACCATCTCTCTATTTTCGTCGATTAAAACTTCTATTTTAAATCAAACATATAAAAACTGGGAACTGCTGCTTGTAACAAATGTTGAACACGTTTTGCTAAATGGAGAGAATAGAGAGAATGGAGAAAATAATGATCCGAGAATAAAAATCGTATACACTTCTGATTCGTATTTAAATTTGAATACGTTGTTTGCATTCAATAATAATAATAAACACTATTCCATACATCCGGGATGCAAGTACATTTCATTTTTTGACTTGGAGCACGATGTGTGGAATACAAACAAGTTACAAATACAATATAATTTAATGGAGTCGAGCGATTACGACGTAATTGGTTGCGAAACTACACATTCCACACACTCCATTTCTGCCGTTGTTCCGCGCACGATTAAAAAATCAGAATCATCATTATTTACATCGTGTCCTTTTTTAATTTCAACGGTATTGATGAAGAGAGAATTGTTTCGACACTATGATGAAACCGTTTTACAAAATGAATATGAAATCATCATGAACGATCGTAATTTTACGATAATACATTCGGAAAGTAATACGCTAATGTCACAATTTCACACATTGCTCATTTATTTAACACTCGTAGAATGTAATATTTTTTGTATTCACTATTCTCATCATGAAAAATCCAATAATAATAATAATAATAATAATAATTCAACCTTATACACTGCACGCACTATTAACGCTTCTCTCGTGGAAACGTCATCGCAAAACAAGTTAACATTTCTTCAAGATCGTAAAACGTGCGACCATTTATTTTTTGAAAATGCAAAACTCTATTTTGAAGAGAGATTTATACGAATTCGATTTTTTTCCGATTTTTGCAGTTCTGAAAATTGCAAACAAGTATACGAGGAACAATGCAGAGTGAATGAGATGGACAACTACGGTCCAGATAAGCGCTTGTATATTACTTTAAATCAAACCTACACGCATGCAATTCTTTTGAATTGTCCAATTGTTCCAACCATTTCTGTTCCTCCTGAACGCGTTCTAGGTTTGGCATTTGAACCCATTCCGTATTTACGACTCTCATATGACTTTATTCATTTTGCAGAAAAGCACGTGGGGTTATACTACATTGGTCACATTCATCCCAATTTAACCGGCACATTTTTTAAAGAACACCACGGGTTCATGTGGCATGTTCCTCATCCGCAAATTCCGCCGACGTTGGAAGAAAAGTATCATAAAAGTGAAGCAAATCAAAGAAATAAAATATCCATCATTGTATCAAACAAAATGAAAGCGCCCGGAAACGCATACCGCCATAAGCTTGCAACATTTATATTGGTAAATAATTTACCAATAGACATTTGGGGAAACGGAACAGAAATACATTCAAAACGGTTTCCAAAACACACGAATATAAAAGGTCCGTTTAAAGATAAGGAACCATACGAATCTTATTCATTAAGCATCTGCATTGAAAATTATCGTCATCCTCATTATTTCTCAGAAAAGATTACCAACTGTCTTGTATACAATACAACTCCGATTTATTTAGGGTGTATCGAAATCGATACATATTTTCCAGGACAAGTGATTCATTTGACTGGAGACATAAAAACGGATGGAGGTCGTTTGGTTCACATTTCAAAAAATCCGTCGATATATATTCGAGAGATAAAACACGTTGAAAATGAAAAAAATGTTTTAAATTTATTAAAAAATTTACCTTGGAAATAAAATTATATAACCTTGGAAATAAAATTATATAACCTTGGAAATAAAATTGTAAATAATATAAATATAAATTGAAAATAAATTATATTATTATTTATTTTGTAGATTTTGGACAAATACAAATGCAAGGGATGCAAGGACGCCGCAAGTACACACTTCGTGTAATCAATGGCAGCAGCAGCACATGGAGAATCTATCAGGAACAGGAACAGGAACATGAGCAGGATCAAAATAAAAATCAAAAAAATGCAGAACAAATGTTAGAGCACTATTATTTTCATGAGGACGTATCAAATATCAAAAAATTGCCCAAGAGTCAGGGCATTCAAAAGTCGTTTCCGCAGCACCATTGTTTGATGAGGGCGTCGCTTTCTTCAGCACAATCTATTCTTGATGACAAATGTTTGCACCGTTCATATGCAACCGCCACAACATGTATGCATTTGTTCCATCCAGAACGCATTGATTCAAGATGTGCTGTCGCTCGCGTTCACTCTACCAACAAAGAAAACAATACGCCGTTTACCAAACTCACGGCACATCAAAAAAAATACCTTATCGCACAATCTGGAATGGCAGGACTTCTTGTATCACGTATTTTCGGAGTTTCATTTGCAAAACCGCACACAATCAAATGGTTAAAAAAACATGCAGACATTACTGCAAATTATATTCACTCTGCATTTGCATCTGAATGCTTGATTGGAAACAGGTATTACTACAATTTACCTCAATTGTTGAGCCAAGAAAGGTTTACTGTTGGTACACTTCCTGATGAAAAAAAACTCGCCAATATGAAAGCAGAGGATGCCACGTATGACAAAATTCAAGAAAGTCAATCACATCTTGTTGCAATGTACAATTCAAACATCAAGCGCCTAGAAAATGCAGTCAAACAATTTAGGCGCGGGTTTCTTTCACTTGAAGAAATTAGAAAAGATTCCGAGTTCACAGAAATGCTTGAAATGTTCTGGATGCTGCAAACACAGTGTATGAAGTATAGACAAGTCACTGAATCAGGCATCAGCGCACAACAAGCATTTTGCGAGAGAAACAACATGACGTTTGACAGAAGATCAATACAAATCATGCTTTGCAACCTTGTATTTTCCTGTCAAGCCATTTGCCCAAAGTTGTTCAGTTATGAAATTGTACATTTGTTTGACAACAACAATAGTACGTATGCAACGTACGCTACAACGACAAAATCCAAACAATTGGAATTGAGCAATCAAGGGCTTGTTTCGGCATTTCTCGCCTTTTCGGCATTTGAACCCAACATGGTTTCAACCATGCTAGCTCCGCATATTGAACATCGCGAATCACAAGATAACCATGACTTTTCGGCATGCGCAAACCATATTCCGTCACGCGACGCGGTATTTGGACCATTGCTTTTGAAACACCGTGTTCACGTTCCACTTGCTGTCAACATTGGAAGAACATTCTTCATGACTAAAAACAACAAGGACTGTTTCTATCTTCCGGTGCAAGAAGCGCTTACAGAGTTACAATCAGGGAAAAAAGCAGCCAAACAAATGTGGAAAAAAAACAAAATGAATTTCAATCAAACACGCGACAACATCATTTATTCCAAAGAAAATCAAAAAATGATTAGATAAAAATATATTAGATAAAAATATATACACACGGATACAATTCAAAAACGAATTCGGGGGATGAATTCGAAAATATTATTTTTTATTTTATATTTTCTATTTTATATTTTCTATTTTATATTTTCTATTTTATATTTTCTATTTTGTATTTTTTTATTTTATATTTTCTATTTTATATTTTATATTTTATATTTTCTCTCAATCTCTCCAAAATCAAGATGACAACTCCTTTTTAAAAACATGCAATTGTTCAAATGTAAATATGTATTATTAAAAATATTTTACAAGATTTATATTTAGAGAGATTGAGAGAAAATATAAAATATAAAATATAAAATATAAAATAGAAAATATATTATATGTTTATAACTATATGAATAAATGAATGACGGTAATTAAAAATTTTGTAACATTTATATTTATTACAATTGTATTATATTGCATTGGGTTTATTTGCATTTTATATCAAGATGCATTTACAAATTTATCTCTCGAGGCAAAATTAAACATCTTTAAAAATCCAAAGGCAATGTATTTGATAACACCGCTACTTTTTTGGGTAGCATCTAGATCATTTCTTTTTAAACACGCAAACGGACCTTTAAATTCCAATATTCATAATTTATTCAAAAATGTAAATTTTCCAAACTATTTTAAAACGGATTTCCCGTTTACTTCCATTATAGCAGTCATTGCAAGCAGTTTGATTGCAGTGTTTGCCGGCGGAGCGCTTGGACCTGAGACACCGATGGTTTACACTTCTATAATGTTATTATTATACGCACATTCTTTTTTAAAAACGAATTTTAAAAGTATTACATCCGAGTTAAATTTTGAAAGTTTACTATATTTGGGATACGTATTTGGAATTACGCTGCTTTTTCGTTCTCCATTAGCATCACTCGTTTTGTCTGTGGAAAAATCATTATACGATGGCTCTTCAAATATAATATCAAATTTTATTTACTGTTGTTTGGGGATACTTGTTGCTTATATGATGACGGATAATAAAACTGGCGATTTATTTAAAGAAGCTCCTGTGTATTTTGAATATAAAATAATACACATATTTCAGTATTTGTTTTTAGCAATGGTATGCGGATTTGTTGCGTATATTCTAACGAAAACAATGACGTTGTTATTTTACGGAGTGCGATCTTTCATAACGAAGAGTAGTATTATGTTAAATTTTATTCCAATTTTATTTGGATTATGTGTTGCTGCACTTATAAATTATTCTGACAATGCAATAAGGATTGTGGGAAGCGGGATTAAATTGGTAAATTGTGAATTAAATGAAACATGCACATATGATTTTAATATTTTGTTTCAGTTTATTTGTAACGTGGTTTTAACATTTATTTCGGGGTGTTCCGGGGGGCAAAAATTTGTTTTCATGACAATTGGTGGTGGTATAGGAGGGTTGTATGATAATATCACATCTGTTCCTCACATTCAATCCATTATTGTTGGGATTACAGCATTTTTTAGCACTATTTTTGGAAGTCCGATATCGTCTGCATTAATTATTATGAAAACTACAAATTCGTCGTACGAATCGCTGCCAATGTTGATTGCAGCATCGATCGTTTCGTTTAATACGTTTACATATTTCATTAAATAAAGACAAACATTTATAAATATATATTGTTATGATATAGAAAAATAAATTATATTATAATATAATATGCGCGCATTGGTAATACAAATACAACAAACATGATTGGATTAGGGTGGGCAACATTATACAATACAATTGTTGAATCATTTCAAAAAAAAACAAATATTAAAAAAGAAACAAAGCCACAATCACATAGCATTAGTAATGTTTCGGAATAGACCCATACCCATATAAAAATGAATATAAAAATATAAAAATTAATTTAATATTCCGAATAAATATATAAAAAGATTAAGCATATAACATTTATAATATATTTTATATTTTATAAATAATAAAAAAGTATCATTATGCAAAGTTCAGGAGAATTACAATACGAAGATCATGATAAAGTACGTATTCATGATTATGACAATGACCATGATAACGATCACGTAATAGTTAACAAAAAATCACAGACACAAAGACCGTTTACTGAATCATTAAAAATATTGAGAGATAATATCGAAGCACTTCCTGTTTTCCATCAAATCGAGGTTTTGCGAATCCTCTATAAAAATCACATTACATTTAGCGAGAATAAAAATGGTGTTTTTTTAAACTTGTCATACGTGAATTTAGAAGTAATTCACAAAATTAGCGAGTATGTAACATTTGTTCAAAATCAAGAAAGTCAAATGTGCGAATTTGAAAAGAAAAAAATGACGCTTTCTAATCAATATTTTAAATAATATTAAAGAGTTTCATCGAATGAATACTATTGTTATTGTTATTACTATTTAATAAAATGAAAACAGAACTAGAACAAGTGGTCGATTTGTTGCAAGAGTATGTTGTTTGCTTGCAACCACTGCAAAAACCGGTAGAAACGGAAGTAGTAGAAGAAATACAAGTAAATAAAAAACAAGTGTTTGAAGAAAAACAAGAGAAGCAAGACGCTCATAACGAAAATAACAGTGCAAATTCTTATTTATTTTACATTACGAGAGACAAGGATAAGTTATTCTGGGCATTTTACATCATGTTGAATGGCAAAGATGCGTACAAGTATTTGAAAACAAAATTCGTGACAGAAAAAGAAATAAAAATCGGCGCGGTTGAAAAAATGCGCAAGTTGCCAAACGTGTTTAAGCAACACAAGCTGAATAAAGTTCGCATTGAAAACGAGCTGTCTGGAGATGTTCCGCTGACACTGGAAGGATTTTATGGACTCTGCATTATTTATAACATTTCCGCGATTTTTATGAAAAAAAATTGTTACTGCGAACTATACGGTCTAGGAGATTCATCCGTAACGCACATTGTAGAGGAATTTGAAGGTGGACTAGGCGTTCATGTGTTTAAAAAGAAAGAGGCATCGCTTGACTATGCAAAACAGGTTCGAGAATCAAAATGGAAGATGGAAAATATTCTGACGCCGATTAAATCGATTTCATCCTATACGCACGCAGAATTGCTTGAAATTTACAATAAAGTGGTGTGTATCCATAAAGACACAGGTTTTATGGAATCATTTAAAGAAAAAAAAACAAAACAATTTTTATACGATCGTATATGCGAATTCTTGAATTAACTTCGATTTCATTATTTTAATCTTTTTAATTTATTTAAGATTTTTTTCGGTCATATTTGCAGTATTGGCGCTGTGAAAATCCGCGAGGTCGTTTGCAATTGATGCTTTTTTTATATTTTAATGACCACCTCTTTTTTGATTTCTTGTTTTTACTTTTATTTTTTCTCGTTTTCATTGTATATTTTCTAGTTGTATGATTTTTTTTTCCACCATCTTGTTCTGTATCTTCAAAAATTGGTAATCTCGATCTTGATGCCTGTGCTTGCATAGTGATATAATATTAATTATATATTCACAGAAAAAAAACTAAAAATAACATTTTTATAATAATTAAATTAATTATTATAAAATTGAACAATATAGAATTATCTAAATAAAGTATATAATAGCAGAGAATGTCTTCTTCAAAGCGACATGAAGAGAGAGAAAAAGTAAAAGGTAAATTAATAACAAGTAAAGATAAAGAAAAACAGAGCGAAGAAAAACAAAAATTCGACACAATCGTGAAAACATATTTAGATGAAATTACAAAAGCAAAAGGTGATTCATCGTCGTTGTTAAGACCAGATCCGGAATTGGAGGTTCGTTTTGGAACCATGAGACAGTCCGCGCCGCTAACCAAAGACAATGTCACGAATGTAATTAAAAAACTAAAATCGCTCCAGTTTCAGCAATCCGGCGAAGAATACAGTTTAAGAATCTTTTTAAATGATTCCGACGTCCGCGTTCAACTTGATGGGTTCTCCAATATACAGAATTTCTGTATTGATAATTCAATCGCGGATAAGAATGCCGTCATGGTGATCAAGCGAAACATGGAACATAAAGTGATTCGCGAAGACGGGTCCGAATTTACATCTGATGTTCGCCCGGTCGACAATACCGATTTTGATTTTAGGGTGTCGCTTCAAACCGAACGCGAAATCGGAAAAGATGAGCGCGAACAAATTGTCGCCAACTGGAAATCCAGCGGGAAAAATTTCAGATACATTCGAAGAACCGCGTTTACACATCCCGATTATCCGGTTCGAATTGACATCAGTGTTGTAAAAGACACATTTACACCGTCGAGAAAATCGTATGGCAACTTCAAATCGGCAAATGTAATGCGTGGCGAAGACAAGTATGAAGTGGAAATCGAAGTCGTGAATTCCGAGGTTTCCGCTATGGGATTAGAAACGTTGTTAAAAGGACTGAGAGAATGCATTAAAACTATATTGTCGGGAATACAATCCAGCAATTTTCCGATTTCAAATGACGAAATGCGCCAAATACAAGACGAGTATTCGAAACTGATTTACGGCGGAGATGTTCGACCGCCGTCTCGGATTGCATTTATCGGGCCATCCTCTGTCACACTTCAAATTAAAAACATTGCGCCTGTGGGTGCCTACAAAATGCCGAGCATTCGTAAAAATTATTCGGTGACAGATAAAGCGGACGGTTTACGAAAGCTGCTATTCATTTCGACTGGCGGTAAAATGTATTTGATTGACCCGCTGCTAAATGTGCAATTTACTGGCCTGGTTGTTGACATTAAAGCGTTTCATAATACGCTTCTAGACGGAGAGCACGTTTTGCACGATAAAAACGGCGCATTCATCAACTTGTATCTGGCATTTGATATTTACTTTTTGAAAGGCGAGAGCGTGCGCGAACGGAGTTTTTACACGAGTAACAAGGAGCACGCGGACAAATCGCGCCATTCTGAAATGTTGAAATACATTGCAAACATGGATGCAAAACCGATTTTAAAAAGCGCGAAGAGTCCGCTCGCGGTGCAGTGCAAGCGGTTTTATTTTGATGACGAAGAAAGCGGTATTTCGGGTTTAGGTTCCATGTTTGAAACAAAGAGTGGCGAAGAAAATGCATCCGAACGAATTTTTGCGCTATGCAAACAATGCTTGGAAAGCGAATTCAAGTATGTAACCGATGGTCTCATTTTCACACCCTGCAATACAGGAGTTGGTGGAACCGCACCAGGACAGGTTGGTCCTCTCGATCGGAAATTTACATGGGCGCTTTCATTCAAATGGAAGCCGCCGCAGTACAACACGGTCGACTTTCTTGTGAATACGGTCAAGGACGATAAAACCAATCGAGACAAGGTCATTGAAAAGATAGACGGCGGTTCAATTAGCGGAATCAACATGCTGTCGAATCGACAAGTCGACTCGTATAAAGAACTCGTTCTAAAAGTCGGATTTGATCCGTCCAATCGGTCGAACAAAATCATTCCGAATGCGTGCGCCATGATTTACGAAGGCACCATTGATAAAATCTCCGGTGGTTCAGGCGAATACAAACCAATCCAGTTTTTGCCTTCAAATCCGTATGATGCCAGCGCCGGACTGTGTTTAATGAAACTCAATTCTGACGGAGACATGGTGACAGAAGAAGGTGCAGAAGTGTTTGAAGATTTGACGATTGTGGAATTCAAGTATGACAAGCCGGAGAAACGGTGGATTCCGTTGCGCATTCGGTATGACAAAACGGCAGACCTGCGAAAAAACGGTAAAAATTTCGGCAATGATTACAAGACGGCAGACAGTGTTTGGTATTCCATTCACTATCCTGTTACAGAAGACATTATCAAAGGTGTGGATAAAAACATAAATTACGACGAAACGAGCAGTGGAGGTGAAACTAGCTCTGGATCAATTGCCGAAGTGTATTACAAGTCGTCGAGTACCAGCGCAGAACGGTTAACGGAGGGGCTGCGCGATTTTCACAACAAGTTTGTTAAAGCGGCGCTCATCTACGAAATGAGCAAGGCGGGAGACACGCTCATTGATTTCGCAGTTGGGAAAGCGGGTGATTTGCATAAATGGAAGGAGTCGGGACTGTCGTTTGTTTACGGCATTGATATTTCGAGAGATAATATTGAAAATCCGGCAAACGGGGCATGCTTGCGGTATGTGAATTTTGCAAGAGAAAATGCCGGAAAAATGGACGCCATGTTTGTGGTTGGAAATACTAGCAGAAATGTAAAAGATGGTGCCGCATTTTCGGGGTCAAGTCAGCTTACACGCGAAATATCCAATTCCGTATTCGGAAAAGGCAGTGTAGATTCTCTAAAAAAGCTTGGACTAAATGGTGTAGTGGCAAATTATGGAAAGGGTGAAACCGGATTTGATATTTCATCCATACAATTTGCAGTGCATTACATGTTTGAAAACGAAGACACGCTCAACGGGTTTCTGAGAAATGTGTGCGAATGCACAAAAGTTGGCGGAGTATTCATCGGGACCACATTTAATGGAAAGAAAGTATTCGATTTACTGAAACGAAACGGTGTGAAAAAGAATGAGAGTTTCATATTGTTCAAGGGGGGGGTTACCGAATCGTCAAAAAAAATAATTGAAATTGTAAAAAAATACGACGACGACCTGCGATTTCCTCCGGATGAATTCAGTTTGGGTTATGAAATCCAGGTATGGCAGGAATCGATCGGAAACTACATTTCAGAATACTTGGTGAATTTCGAGTATCTCGACGGCATGATGTCAAAATACGGGTTTGAGCCGCACCATTTTGACAAGGGCGATATTTTCAGAAAGAGTCGCGCGTCGTTTGAAGAGCTGTTTAAACTCATGCGCGAGCACCATTCCTCGAACGCGCTCTATGCAAAAGCGCTTGGAATGTCAAACGAGGAAAAGACGCTCTCCTTTTTGAACGATTATTTCATCTATAAAAAAGTGAGGGATGTGGACTGTGCTAACCTGAGACACACGGTGGTTGTTTCAAAAACTGAAAAGCAAAAGACGTTTGCCATTCACGACAAGCAGGGGCTGAATCATACTCGCCTTGTGGACATTTTGACAGACCATAAATGGAAACAAGTGGATATTAAAACGCCGAATGCCGATTTTGCGTGGGTGGGTGCGACAGTTGGTGGCGATTTTCTGCGCTATGAAGACAGCATTTATGAAATCAAAACCACGGTAAAAAATTTATTGAAAGGAAACGGCGTGAAAGGATTTAGCACGTCTGACCCCGATTATCCGTATACGAAGAACGTCATTACAGACAAGGCACAGCTTTATATGGAAATGAGTAAAAAGTGCCCCGAAATTTGCAAAAAATACATGGCAGAATCGTGGTTTCTAACCGACGAGAAACGTGTGGCGGAATACAGCGAAGCGGACGATGGGGTGCTTATTATTAAACCGCTGGGAGTTGGTGCAGGCGGAGGCGAAGGAATCGTGTACGTTACAAACAAGGAAGAGTTGGCAGAGTTTACAAATGCTGTGAAGCGACGAAAGCAGTCAAAAGATAAAGGGACTAAGGAGTATTTGGTTTCAAAATATATTCGGAACCCAATGTTAATCGAAGGAAAGAAATTTCATTTGCGCATGTATTTTATGGTTTGTATGAGACCCAATCACAAGTCGGACTGGTTTTTGTTTGAAGAGGGTAAAATTATTACTGCGGAGCTGCCGTACAAGGATGCCGATTACATGAATAAAAAAATACACGACACGCATTTCAAGTCGACCAAAAAGAATCGATTGTTTCCGGAATCGAGAGAGCTGGGAATTGGTGACAAGGAAGCCAAAAGCATCATGCAACAAATGCGCGAAGTGTTGCGCTGCGCGTATGACGTGTATAAACCGCACATTGCAAGCACGCGCGAATCAAAATACGGGTTTGAGGTGTTTGGATGCGACTTCATGGTTACGAGCGATGTTGGCGTAAAACTGCTGGATATTAATGCGCGACATGATTACGGTGTGAATGATGCGAAGAAGGAAGCGCCCGAAGTGTACGAACGTTTTTGCAGTGATTTTTGGGACTGGATATATAAGAATGCAATTGAGCCGATTTTTACGATTGATTTTGAAAAAGAGGAAAAATATGAATCAGAACATGATCGAGTGGTATCGATTATTGAGAAGGGATTTCCGTTTGTTGAACGATTTTGGACAAAGGATGACGCACAGTCGGCATTTCAGCTAATTAAAAGCAAAGTGGCGGATGTGTCAATTGCGACACTTAGAAAGGAGAATTATATACAAAATACGCCGTATGATATTTTAACCGGCAAAAAAGAAACAGAAGAAGTGAATAAATTTATCAGACAGTATATTGGTGCAAATGACAATTTGAAATTGAATTTGGCAAAAGATAAAAGCGATAGAAAAAGTGGTGAATTCGTTTCCATCAAATCGCCGGACGAGGTCGTATTAGATAAAGATTACTTGCTCGTGGACTACTTCACGGAACCTTCAAAAATTACGGTGCGTATAGCAAAAGGCGAGCCATCACTGGAAGAACATTTTACAAAAGGAACGCTGGTAGAGAAGGCGGTACGCGCGCTACGACGAAAGTCGCTGGAAATCACGGATGAAAATCTGCACGACATTATTGTCAGCCAATCAGAAGGAGAACAACGTAGGGAAGAGGCGTTTAATATGAAAATGTCAAAAATTGATGGAAAAGACAAGAAAGTGTATCTGGCGAGCGCAGAAAACACATTTGTTTATGTTATGATTTGGAAGCTGCTGTTTCCGTTGCTGGAAGATTTATCGAGTTTGAAGATACTAGATGGAGCGGGAGGATATGGCAGTCGTTTAATGGCGGCGATTATGTTGAATGCAACGTATGTTGGAGTAGAGCCGAATCCGCTTTCAACGCCTGGATTTCAAAAAATGATTGAAATGTTTGGTTCTTCTGAAAAACAGAAAATGTTGGAAGACGGTCTTCCGAATGCGGTTGGAGTTGATAAATTGCCACCCGGTTGGGCAGACGTCGTGATGTTTAGCCCTCCGATGTGGGGGAAGGAAGTGTACAATGATGAAACCGTGGAGAAACAGTCGATCAACATGTTTAGTAATGAAAAAATGTGGTTGAGCGAATTCTTGTATGCTTCGATTGAAGTGTTGTGGAGCCGGCTTCGTGTTGGCGGCTACATTGTTTTTCAAAGCGTTCGCTACGATTACATTGGCGAATACATGATGAGAGAACATTTTACAAAAGAAAAAGATGGCGAATTCGTGGGAATTATATCACGTGTGACAACTTCGGGAAGGTATAAACCGAATTGGGTTTGGCAAAAAGTAGACCGCTCACAAGCAAAACAACGAGTTGAAGCAGTTGAAGCAGTTGAAGAAGTTGAAGAAGTTGGACAAGAAAGCGAATCGACGGTTGCAGAACCAGCACAAACACAATCACAAGACAAGTCAGCCAATCCTCCTAAAAAAAAAGTAATATTTGTGAAAAAAAAAACATTGAAAAAGCAACCTTCTCCCCCTTCTTAAGTAAACTATAATCTGCGATGTAATAGAGAAAATAAATACAATACAATTTAAAAAGATATAGACAATAAATTTAATATATTTTAATATTGTTGAATAAAATAAAATATAATAAATTATGAGTATTTTTTTATTACCTAAAATTATAGATGATATTGGAGATGGCAATGGACATGAAATTCATTTTAAAATGTCGACAAATATTCCCACTGTGATGGTATCGCATTCATTGTATGATTCGTTATGCCAAACAAAAGTAAAAATAGAAAAAAATGACATTGGTTGGGATAGTTACAAAAAACTAACAAACCCTTTTGAGTTTATTCACACCGTTATTCCAGGTTATAAAACACACGTAAGTAAATTAACACCGCTTTCACGATCATTTTATAAAATGATTGAAATGTCTACCATTTTCAATTTATGTGGTAAAAATGTCAATGTAAATGTAAATAACGATGTATTACTAAGCGATTACGTTCACAATTTATCGTATAGTGTGTGCAATGTAAATGAAATTGATTGGTATTTCAATGACAATTATTATTATGATGTTTGTGAAAATGAAAACTCGAGTGAAAGATACGTAAATTCTTTTAATAATAGTGTAGTTAAAAATAGGAGTATTGTATATGAAAGGAAAGAAGATAATGTATTAAAATATAAAAATCCTTTTGAATGTAATGAAACTGAATGTAACAGTGAAAATTCGGAACCAAGTAATTTACAATTAAATCAAGAGAATTGCAAAGAGAATTGCAAAGAGAATTGCAAAGAGAATTGCAAAGAGAATTGCAAAGAGAATTGCGAAGAGAATTGCGTTTTACAAAATACATTTAAATCGTTCCATTTAGCAGAAGGACCGGGTGGGTTCATCGAAGCTGTTGCACACATTCGAAAAAATAAAAATGACAAATACTATGGTATGACGTTAATAAGTAGTGACACAAAATGTCCTGGGTGGAGAAGTAGTAAAAAATTCTTGGAAAATAATTCAAATGTATTTATTGAAAAAGGCGTTGACCAAACTGGAAATTTATTATCACGCGATAACTTTATTCATTGTTACAACAAATATAAAAATAGCATGGATCTTATTACAGGAGATGGTGGAATTGATTTTTCTGAAGATTTCAATAACCAAGAATACAGTGCTACGAAATTAATTATTGCTCAAGTGGTGTATGCGCTAGCAATGCAGTCGAATAACGGTAATTTTGTATTAAAGGTATTTGATACATTTTCAAACGCCAATGTGGACATTTTGTATTTACTTTCTTCATTATATAAAAATGTTTACATTATGAAACCGCAAACAAGCAGGAGTGCAAACTCTGAAAGGTATATTATCTGTAAAGGATACAATTTAAATGAAAATGAAAAGAAAATTGATTACATCATTGAAAAAATGTATGATAATTTTGACAATTTGAATTCAAATTTATACATTGAAACAATTTTTAATTTCAAATATAATCGGACGTTTATTTCTAAAATAGAAGAAATCAACATAATCATTGGAAAAAAACAAATCGACAATATAATTACAACACTGAATTTAATGATGAATAAAAAAAATGATAAAATCGACTACTTGAAAAAAAAACACATACAAAAATGCACAAGATGGTGTGAAAAATATAATATAAGTTTTAATAAAAACTTGAAAAGTTCGAATATTTTCTTATCATCATTTTGAAAATAATAATATTTTTTATATATTTTTATATAAAAATATATAGTAGACGGACGGGGGTATAGTATAAATTGTTATTGTTCTTGAAAGATAACTTAAAAATATATCATGAATATAATTAGCATGCAAACAACAATTCAACTTTTATATAAAACAATAAGTGGAAATAAGAAGAAGGAGCGATTTGAGACAATTCTTGAGCCGTTACAAGCTTTGATTCAAATCGCGCTTTTATCTTATTATCCTATTGGATCAAAGCTAACTATACAAAATAATATTTTACACATTCAAGCACCATCTTACAGTCAATCTGTAACGCGATGGTATAATAACGACACGCAAGAAGATTTATTTTATTTATTTAATATATTTTGCAGATTTAAAAAATTTTACATGGATATAAAAGTGGAGCACACCAAGTTATTTGAGCTACTCATTTCTCTCGCTAAAAATGGAATTAATAATTTGATTCGAACATACAGTCAAACGGATAAAACGCATGTTTTACACACGCTCCAAATGTATAAAAGTATGTTGGATGGCGCAACTCACAATTATCATTCTGGCGGACCGGCGGCAGTTACCATTCCAGAATTATTTTCCATGACGAATGAACATGCACATGCAGACGCACAAGTAAATGCGCCTTCAGTTCGCGATAAAAATAAAAAAAATAAAATTCCTAGACATGAAATCACTGGCGATTCAGACAATGAAAAACAATTAAAAAATAAAGAAATGGCGAATTTTGCATCTCCTGAGATCGACATGGATACAATATTTATTAAAATTTCGGATTTATATACAAATGAAGTATTTCATATTATTTATAATGTGCTTGTTGAAATGGATGGAGATGAAACAAACTACATGGATTATGCAAACGGATTAAATATGATTTTACATCCAATCAATATTCGAATTAAAAAATGGATCGATGAAAATATCGTATTTTAATTCATTGTGATTGTATATTGTATATTTTGTAAAAAAACATTATTTTTTTTTCCTTTTTTTATTTGTTTTTTATTTGTTTTTCTTTTTATTGGTCCCCTTCATCTCTGCTTGGACGCCTTAATCACTTGCGTTTCCAAGTCGCTGCTGCAAACGATGCCATTCGTTCTTTGCTTCAGAATCAACATTAACCCTTCTGTATTCCTCATATTGCTCTGGAGAATCGTAAAAGTAGAGCTTGGGTTCAAATGTGGTGGTATTTACGACTTTCCACAAGAAACTTTCGCCAAAAGATCCAACCCTCCACGGATACTTGACTCCTGTGATTGCATTCACAATTGGCGTATTCAAAACATTGGAAGAATACGGCCCACGAAACTTCTTCTTTTCATGAGATCCTTGGCTATCGTTGTCTCTATTGCTGATTTTGCTATTCTTGGTCTTGTTGTACAACATTTCGACGACTTTCTGAATTGTTTGACTGATTCACACTGCATATGAATAGATTATGAAACAAAAAATCAATTTAGGTTTTTATTATATTTTTTATAAAAAACAAAAAAAACAAAAAAAAACAAAAAAATATAATAAAAATTTTGTATTTTACAATTTGTATTTTATTATTATGTGTTATGTGTTATGATTCTAGTTTGCATTTTAATTTATTATTTATTTATTTCTTCTTGGAATTAAAGTCATTGAATGATTCAAAAAGCGATTTGAAAATTGACACACATTCTAAAACAATCTTGGAAATGTACTCTTGCACTTTTGACAAGTCGGTTTCCTCTTTAAACGCGACAAGGATAAAACTGTCAAGCGCGTGTGGATGCGGCTTTTTAAATCCGCAAAATGATACACTCCCATTCGGTTTATCGTAATAATTTGAAAATATCAAGAATTCAATCACCTTTCCAAGCGTGTAATCTTCTCCAATCAAGTTGATACAGAATGCGTTCTTCATGGTTGTCAGATCATTCGCTGGTTCTATTATATTTTTTATGCCGATTATGCCGATTTTACTTTCATTTCCGACAGCAGCATCGCTACTACTACTACTATGTTCCATATCGGCCAGCAATTTTTCACATTTCTTAATCATGATGTCGCACGATTTGGTAACCAATTGAACATTGGTATAAACACCAACCGTCTCGATCACAAAATCAAAACTGTCGCTGACAAATATGCGTTGCGCTTCAAGAAGTTCCCAATTCTTCTTTGCAGAAGCCAATTGTTCGGCCACGGTTGTGGATCGGGATACATGAGCTGACCCAGAAGTTCCAGATTCAAACCCTTCGCGCAACCCCTTTTCCTTGGCTTTCCATAGTTTTTCAATCTCTTTTTCATCAGGTGTGCAGCTGTAGGAACAAGTGTGCGCCACATTGTACATGCCATCGTATTTTGCATTTGATATTTCAATCGTGCAAGTGAATGCGAGCGCTTCGCCGCAGGGAACATTTGACGACAGTTTGGGTAATAATCTTGCAAATTCAATGTATTCGCCGGAAATTGAATCAGGGGGGAAAATCTTTCGAACTGTTGATTCCGGTAAATATTCATAGACGACATCATCCTCATCATCATGAGAACCACCTGACTTTTCAAGATTTTTTGCTCGTTTTACTTTGAAATCTTCGGTGGTTACATAACGTATGGTGTCCGTTTCATTCTTGACATCCACTTCCACAAGGTAATTTTTGTAATCATTTTGAAACCCTTCAATTGTATGAACGTGATGAATTGGAATGCATCCTAAACGCTGTTTTAAAAGTTCATTGTGCAAACGCGTCGTATTTACTGTAAAATTTGCCCTATTTTCTGCATGCGGAAATGTTTTGAATACGTATGTGTTTATATCGGACAGCACAATTCTTCGAATGGCATTTGCAATAGAAACGTTGCAATTTTCCAACGTGAATGTGAGTTGTTCCTCTTTATTGTTATTGTACGTAGAAATTGTTGGTACACGAGACATCTTCTAAATTCGAGTTTCGTTCGTTGGTTCTTTTATTGTTTTTATATTATTAATGTTATTAAATCAATTTTTAATTTAATATTATTTCTCTAAAACATAAATAAAATAATAAAAATGAATGCAATTATTTTAATAAAAATTATGTATAAAAAATAACTTAAATGATTCTAGATAAAGTTAAATTATAGGTATAAAAGTATAAATTATCAATCAAAAAATTATCAATCAAAATAATTATGAGCAGCATTATTTATTATAGCAACTTTTGTGAAAAATCGAAACGATTATTACAAGTTCTTGCGAAAAGTCCGTGCAGCAAAGATATACATTTTTTGTGCATCGATAAGAGAGAAAAATCGCAAGACGGAGTTACGCACTTGATACTTGAAAACGGAGACAAGATACTGCTTCCTCCGCAAGTGAATCGAGTTCCCGCATTGCTTTTATTAAATCGCGGAAATCAAATTTTATACGGAGACCAAATTTTACAGCATCTATCTCCTGTGGAAAATGAAATGAAACAAGTTGCAACAAACAACAATGGTGAACCGGCGCCGTTTTCATTAACGAGCGATTTTATGGGACACGGTGTGACATCTGATACATATAGCTTTTGGGATCAAACCAGCGACGAATTGCTCGCGAAAGGAAATGGCGGAATGCGACAAATGTATAATTATTCCACGATTGACTATTCAAATACAGGAAGAATAGAAACTCCGCCTGATAACTATACTCCAGATAAAATTGGTCAAGTGTCGTTGGAGCAACTTCAAAAGAACAGAAACGTGTAAATACTCTGTTTTTTTCAAATATTTACTCTGTTTTTTCAAATATTTACTCTGTTTTTTCAAATATTTACTCTGTTTTTTCAAATATTTACTCCGTTTTTCAAATATTTTTATACATTTTTTTTAATTCCATACAATTTTATTTAAAAAAAATTGAAATTGTATGGAATATTATATAAATACATTAGTATATACTAACATATTGACTGTTTGTGTTTGTCATTCTACAAATGAGTGAAAGCGACATTGAAGAAGTTGAATTCAAAAGCGACGATGACACTGAATCCGTTGGTTCTGGTTCAAATCCCGATTCTCTAGATGATTCTAAAAATGAAAGCAAAAGCGTATATTTTAGCGACGATGATGATCACGATATAGATGTTAATGAGGAAGGGGGAGATATAGAAGAAACTGGATCCAATGATGTAAGTGTAGAAAACGACAAAGAGGATAACGACGAGGAGGACGAAGACGAGGACGAAGACGAAGACGAAGATGATGATGATGACGACATACTTCAAAAATTCGACAATGAAACAAAAAAAAAATATATTGCAGCTCACCACCCAGAATGTTTATCGTTTAACCATGAGGAAACTGAAACACTGTCTCGCGTGGTTCGAGATGAAAATGGTAGAATTGTTGACCCTTATCATAAAACGCTGCCGTTTTTAACAAAATACGAGAAAACGCGCATTTTAGGAATACGAACAAAGCAGCTGAACGAGGGCGCAAAACCGTATATTGATGTCAATCCCACAATTATCGACGGCTACATTATTGCTCAGCTGGAACTAGAACACAAACGGTTGCCTTTTATTATTCGAAGACCGATACCGAACGGCGGATCAGAATTGTGGAAACTACAAGATCTCGAAATTATTTGTTAACTTGTTGAATGATTAAAAAATCAACAAACAAATGTAAAAAAAGTAAAATATATTCTCACATTATTATATAAAAGCTCAAAATAATAAAAGTGAGTCGCATTTAGATAATATGGGGAGTTTACCTAACACTGAACGGGGTTTATATAAAAAATTTGATGAACTAAAAAATTCTCTTGATAATGCAACTGCTGAAAATAACCAACTAAAAAAATCTCTTGATGAACAAAAAAAATCTCTTGATGAACAAAAAAAATCTCTTGATAATGCAACTGCTGAAAATAACCAACTACGATATCATCTTGATAGTGTCATTGCTGAAAATAATGCAGTTAAAACTGATCTTGATAAGTTAAAATATCCTGATTCTAATACCCCCGAAATCCAAGCAAAACGTGCTGGAGATGTTCCTTATATTAAACCTACATACATGTATGCACAAATTGAAAGCCTTGAATTAGACATGAGTAATTTAGATCCAAGGTTAGAATACGTTGCACAACTTGTCAGGACAGAACCGTATTTTCGTAGGATAACAACGAATTTTTTTTATAAATTTCATGTTACTCCTCCACCCGATGAAAAAAAGTTTACCACTGAGTGGCGGCAAAACAGACAAGTTGAAATACCATTTCCTGCAACTTTATTATTGAGATGTCAAAAGGATGAAAACAATAAGCTGATAATTCATGGAATATATGTAGTTTCATCAATTACACATCTTAAAATAAATAAAATGCCTAATTCGGCGGAATTAATTGGAATAGTTAAGCTTGAAAAAAAAAAAGATTTTTATGAACGTGACCAACGGGATAATAAACCTGTAACAAGAATAGACGGAACAACTTTACATTTTGATTTGAAAATTAAAGGACATCTAACCGAAATGGTATTTCCAAACCCAAACGAACACGAACTTGAGAATCTGCACCGCGCGATTACGCCGGCTGATACATATGAGTTAACTCGATTTCATATTTATGATATTGATCCACAAGAAATAAAAAATTCGGTAAAAAAAATAACTAGTGTGGATGTAGAGAAGAAGAAGGAGGTTTCGACGACTCCTCCTCTTCCCCCTCCTTCGAATACTCTTCCCTCTTCAAAACCCGACATTTCAAAAGGTCTATCCAGCGCAGCAATTGCTGCATCACGTTTTTTTACAAGAAAATTGGTGGAGGGCGGAAAACGCCGCAAAAATATCAAATATAAAACGAAAAAAATGAAATATAAAAAATATAAAAAAAATAAAAATAGGAAAACAATAGTAAAAATGAAATAAGTAATGCAAATGTTTGTATTTTTTTGTTTTATGTCTAATATTTTTTCAACAATATAATGTAACTTAGAAAGAGTCCAAAAAAATTCTTTGCAAACAGGTCTAAAATATTATATAATCCGTTTTTTAAATGGTATGGTAGTAGAGCGACAACGCCGTAAAGAGACCAAAAAATAAAAAAGTACCAGAAAATTTTTATTCCGCTCGATGATGACTTGAGCACATATTTTTGATAAATAATGTAATAGTAGAGTATAAATGGGACAAATCCGACTAAAACTCCCGTCAACGTTGAAATAATCTTCATCTCTCCCAAATATCCAAAAAATAACATTGCCCAATTTAAAATAAAAACATTTGAAATTGTTTTTCCATTTTCAATTGCTAAATCAACAAAATTGAGCCCTATAGTGTCTTGATTTCTCTCTCTTCTCTCTAAAAAAATTAAATAGAGTACCAGCGTTACCAACATGGTTGGCGTTGTAATCGACCAGTCAATGTAACGTTTTGGAGTGACGTTTGATACGCTCGTAAAATTTATCAGTAACCAAACATAAAATAAACCTTCAATTGCCTGAACCGCTATTTCTAAAAATAGCAACTGTCTTATAATATTGAATTCTGGAGAGACGGATGCAAACAGTGCGGTTGTAATTTCAATGATACCCGTTATAATTTGAACTATTACCGACGCGATCAGTGTTGAATAAAAAAATGATTTTGTATTCATTTTTTTTTCGTTCGAGTCGGTATTAATTTAATTTAAATAGATAGCTAGGTATAAATATATATATATATATATATATATATATATTCATACCTATAAAAAATGATTCACTATATATGCATAGCAACTGAGAATAAGTGTTATTTACCATATTTAAAACGACTTATTCCCGATTTAGTGATCATTTACAAAGAAAATCTAACACAATTAGTTAAAAAAACCAATTATTATTTTAATATTATAAGGAAAAATATTCTTAATTTTTAATGATTTATATTATATAAATTAAATTTATACATAATATTTTATATCACGTACTATATACTGCGTTTATAAATATTATAAAATGGATGATACGATATATCTTAAGGGAAATACTAAAAGATGACGGTTAATTTAATTAGTTTATAAACTTTTTAAAAATTCATTCATGTTTTCATTTAATTATAATAAAAAAATATTTTGTATATTATTATATAATATATATATGGTAACAATTTTATGTTTGATTTTATTATGAAAATTTCAACTAATATTAAACTACTAACAAATAATGATGAAAAAACAAAAAAAATTGCCATGTTGATACATAATTTATATATAATGAAACCTAAAAAAATATTTCAATGATATAACCAGATTATTAAATATTTATATTCTTTGCTCTAACATTTCCACCTCTTTCCGCATTCAAGACACGTGACAAATGTCGTCATCGGTTCATCTGCCGAACGCGTTTGAAGTTGCGTGTATGTGCACTTGTTCGACTTGCATGCGCGACACGTGAACAAATCCGTGGATGCCTCGATTTTAAGCTCATACTTGTTCTTGTCGCGATTCTTCTTGTCTTCGATGATCTTTGTCCACATTTTCGGATTCATGTCTTGGTGCGTCATAAATGCAAGTTCATGCGGTTTGATTTTTTTTGATGTAATCATGTTCATAACATCTGAATTATCAAGGTTGATAATTATACATTTCAACCAGTCAACATACAGTTGAACAAAATATGCATTGTCCCATTTTTTCACAATATTCATCTCGTCTGCTTTTTGCAGTGTCCGATTGTAAATTCCCTTTTCCAAATTGAGTCCGATTTTTCCCGAACTGTCATCCTTTATTTTGTCTGACAGCTTTTTGCGCACATTCTGGCGAAACGATTCTGCGTCTTTAATAATCATTTTTAACTTAAGATCCCTCTTGTATTACATTATAATGATAATGTGTCTTAAAATCAATTTTTATTAATATTTATTTATGTATAAAAATAAATATTCGCTTTGATTCATTTATTTATTCCATTTCATGTAACATTTTTTTCAGAATCCGAATCCGAATCCGAATCCGAATCCGAATCCGAATCCGAATAATCATACTCTTCTGATGCCAATTCGGAAGATTCTTGGGATCCACCACCATCTTCGTCATCATCCGTGGTCGTAAAATCGCATTTTTCATCACACGGTTCGTCATCGGAATCGGCGTTTTCACTGTCATCTTGGCAATCATCGTCGTCATTGTCCGAATCACTACCATCCTCCAATGCATCTTCAATAATAAAGCCATCCTTCAAATACCCGTCTTTTGTCTTCATATTCGAAGGAACATTGTCTAGTTCGTCTTCTTCATCGTCGTCTTCATCCTCGTTATCGGCAAGCGTTTCAAAACCGCCAAACAAGTGCTCATAGATTTTATTCCATTTTTCAACCGTCAAGTCAACAATGCTCGTGTTTGAATCTCTCGCCAAAAGCGCACAGTTTCCAAAAAACAGCAAGTTGTCTGCAGGTGGAGGAAAATCATATTTATTCTCTTGATTCGCTTGACCGTCATGTCGTGCCCACAACTCTACTGTAAGCATGCTTTCACCCTTTTTAGAATAGGTCCATTCTGCAACCTTTCCAAAACCATCTGCTTTTTTAAAAGCGCACTTTTTATACAGTTCATCTGTATTAAAACTTTTATACTCTTGACACTTTAAATCGCCATTTTTTTCAACAATTACAATCGATGGCATTATAGAATGTTTCCTTTCCTTTTTGATGGATTTCTATATTTATCTTATTTCTTGGGTTTAAATCGTTTATAAATAATATTTTATTTCATGCATTCATTGTTATTTGAATATTGAATTTTATAATTCAAAAACAAAAATAAATAAATATTGAATACATAAAATAATGTACGTTTTTATCATATTAAACTTATATTTTTATAATTTATTAAAGGATTATCCATTTTATAAATTATAAAATTTAATATTTTAAATGTGGTATTGGATTATCAAGGTTTCTATATTATCACTTGTATTTATTTTTCTTCTTCATTATCTTTATTCTTTTTTTGTGTCAACGCTAACCATTCCCAAAGTAAAAGATTTAGTAACACTTCCGCAGGAAAGGTATAACGAAATGTTTGACTCATTACAACAGCAACGGCAACAACAACAACAACAACAACAACAACAACAACAACAGCAACAACATGAAAATGGGAATAGTAACAATACCTCTACGCAATCTATGAAGGAAGACCTTATTCATTTTCTCAAAGACCTTGGTTCTACTTCTACTTTCGATTCAAACATATCATCTTTTTCATTTACAAAGTAACAATAAATTATTTATTAAAATAATTTTATTTTATCTAATTGTTTTTTTAATTTATTGATATATATTAATATATATAATATAATAATAAATACAATTTACAAAAAATGGTAATTTGTATGCACGGCAGACAAATAAACGTATGCAAAGACTGCGGGGGCAGAAGTATTTGCGATCACGGCAGGGTAAGAAGTGTATGCAAAGAATGCGGGGGCGGCAGCATTTGCGAGCACGACAGGATAAGAAGCCGATGCAAAGAGTGCGGGGGCAGCGGTATTTGCACGCACGGCAGACGAAGAAGCGAATGCAAATACTGCGGGGGCAGCAGTATTTGCACGCACGGCAGGATAAGAAGTAGTTGCAAAGAGTGCGGGGGCGGCAGCATTTGCGATCACGGCAGACAAAGAAGCCAGTGCAAAAAATGTGGGGGCGGCAGTTTTTGCGATCACGGCAAACAAAGAAACGTATGCAAAGACTGCGGGGGCAGAAGTATTTGCGATCACGGCAGGGTAAGAAGTGTATGCAAAGAATGCGGGGGCGCCAGCATTTGCGAGCACGGAAAACTTAAAACCCGATGCAAAGAATGCGGGGGCAGCAGTATTTGTCAACATGGTAAAATAAAGTACGGTTGTACAGCATGCAAAAGCGAGGCACTCAAAGGAGCAGATCCTCCTCCTCCTCCTGCTGCTTTTGCGTGGAAGGATATGAGTGGGCTCTTTTCAACCGCTGGGGCCTTTGCTCTTGCTGATTTTGCTGCTTCTGCTTCTCCTCCTCTTCCTCCTCCTCCTCCTCCTGCTGCTTCTGCTCTTGCTGCTTTTGATTCTCCTCCTTTTAATCCTCCTGAATATAATAATCTTTTTAAAAATTTTAGTGCAGATGAGACGACGAGAGATACGGGAGGAAGTAAAACCAGAAAATCAAAAAAATTGTATGGCAATATTAAAACGTCGTTTAGAAAAAATAAAATCGTAACCCATAAAAAAACAAAAAAATCATCCAGAAAATCATCCAGAAAATCATCCAAAAAATCATCCAAAAAATCATCCAAAAAATCATCCAGAAAATCATCCAGAAAATCATCCAGAAAATTACAACGATCCAGAAAATTACAACGACGATAATAAATATTTTACAAACATGGTATAAAAGAATAATTGCATATATCTATATACGCACGCAGCAGCTAAGGAAATGAATACATTTAGAAGTAATAATAATAAACCAGTTGTTACTGAAAGTAATGCAGATAAACAACATACATATGCAAAATTATTACAACAATTTCCAAAAATAAAATTTTCTTATGAGTTGAAATCTTATAAGAAAGTTTCAAATCACAATCAGGATCACAATGGTGACAATGACAACAATAGTGTATTCTTCATAATACCAAAAGGTAAAAAATATTTTGTATGGTTTAAAAACGGTGAATGTTTATTTTTAGAGCTTGACAATGATAAACAAGTTGTAAATATTTCATCTAAAAAAACGTCGCGCATTTTCCCAAATGATACAATCTTATACGGAACCCATTTTTATTATCGAGCACCGCCTGTAAACACGAATGATGTAGTAAATGTTCAATATTATTTTACAATTGAGAATATTCATTATTATAATGGAGTCAATCTTGACACAACACAAACCGTATTTGAAAAATGCAAAACACTTCATCTTGCATTTACAACCGCGACCCTGGAAAAAACGTTCCAAGTAGACATCGGACTACCGCATATTGATACATGTCTTGAACACATTTCGGCTATCAAACCATTCTATCAAGTTTATTGTATTCAAAAAAAGAAGTCCGACGACACTAACAATAAGTATCAAAATATTCATTTCAATGTGTTGCCGACCATGCAAAAAATGGATGCACAACAACCACCACATACACCAGTAAATATTGTTTCAAGACATAGTACTAGTAGTATAGAAAACAATAAAAAATATATAGAAAAATCAAATGATTATAATAACACTAATAATAACAATAATAAAAAATATAAAATTTTTATAGTTTCGGCAGATATTCAAAACGACATTTATAATCTCGTGGATCCTAATGACTTGTCAAATTATGACATCTCTAATAAACTTGTTGCATCAATACCCGACTATAAAACCAGCGTTTTCATGAATGCCTTGTTTAGAAACATTAAAGAAAACAGATCTTTGGATGCTTTAGAAGAAAGCGACGATGAATACGAATTTGAAAATACAAACATTGATAAATTCGTCGATTTAAATAAAAAAATTAAAATGAAGTGCATTTTTAATTATAAATTTAAAAAATGGACACCAATCGAATGTGTCAAATGATTGATTTAAAATAAAATCAAATAAAGTATCAATATGTGTAAATATGTATTATGTATTACAATTAAATACAATAAAATACAATAAAATTAAATAAAATAATTATATTATATTATATATAATATAATCTTCTACATATAATGGCTTTCAAACTAAAATATTATTTCAACGGTCCGCCCGATAATCACGTGTTGATGAAACAGCGCGGAAATAATGCAACCCTTGCCGGTGTAAACCCGATGCCCCAACAATTTTATCCGTCTTCCAACAACAGCGTGTTTGCAATGGGCCGGCGCACTTTTGTAAAAACCAAAGGCGAACCCAATGGAATCAATAATTCGGACAATAAAATTGCCGGAACGGTTCGTGCCAGCATTGGTTCCACGTTCAACCAAATACCGCCCCATAAACGCACGGGACTTGTTGGAAAACCGATTTCATTTCCGCAGGACAGTTCGCAAAGAATCGAGCGTCTAAAAAACAACGCAATTGGCGGAGGAAGTATGAAGGTGGGTTTAGCAACAAGTGCGCCCTTGTCATTCAAAAGTAACGACACAACAAGTCGAAACGATGCTTTAAGGAGGTGTCGCGCCGGTGGGTGTGTTGCCCCTAAGAAAAAGGGGGCAAATAATGCATTCAAATCGGGAGGCGGATCTATATACAGTAGTATCGGCAATCGTCAAATATACGCTCCATAAAATAATCCTTTACAAAAAATAACATTTAGAATAACGTTGTTTTTGTTTTTGTCAAGGATTATTTTTATAATATTTAAATAATATTTTATTAAGAATGTATTTAATAAAATATTATTTATGACTTTTATAATAATTTTTATATCGTTAATATATATACACGTAATTTATTTTTAATCTCATGGCACATACATTGAGACGATCAAGAAGTAAATATGGACGAACGCGACGCCAGCGGAGAAAACAAAAGCGCACCCGAGGTGGTGGATTTTTTGATGATATTATAAATAAATTAAAACCATCAACGCCGGAAGAAAAATGTGCAAAAGCAAGGCAATCGGCTCAAGAAGCTTGTAGCAACAATAATGCTGATGGAGACATGGAAATGATGCCTGTGGATAGTAGTGACGCTGCGACCAATCAAGACGTTGCTGTAGATTCAAATACGACACAATCACTACCATTGTCCTCTAATTCCGATGTACAATTAGGCGAAAATAATGAAGGCATGAAATTGGATAAAGTACCAGGGGGTGATATCACGACCAGTGGTAATGGTAGCGGTAGTGGTGACAGCATACAAGATGACACTGATTCAAGTATGGCTCTCGCATCGCAAACAGATAATAGCAACGGTGAAATGGGAATGGAACAAAAACAAAATTACAGTATACCTGAATATGACAAACAAATTGTTGGTTTTGGTGGTGGTTCAAATAAAAGCAAAAAAAAACACAAAAAACGAAGCCATAGTCGTCGTAAAAAAAACAAATCTAAAAAACATAAAAAATAAAAATAATTACAATATGTATTGAAGATGAGTTTAGTTTTATTTTTTTTATTTTATTTTATTTTTTTTATTTTTCAAATATGATTTATCTCTCTTCTCTCTAATTTCAAAAATAGAACCCCAAAATAAAATGAATCTTCCTTAAAAGATCATGATTCAATGTATACGATTTCAAATTCAGAGAGAAGAGAGATAAATCATATTTGCAAAATAAAAAAAAATACAAAAATAAAAAAAATACAAAAATAAAAAAAATACAAAAATAAAAAAAATACAAAAATAAAAAAAATACAAAAATAAAAAAAATACAAAAATAAAAAATTTATATATTTAAATAATGAAATTATATAGAAACACAGTCACATATGGATATAAATACGTAAAATACGTAATACGCAGTACGCATATAAAGACATGTCTTGTGTAAACCCAGTATTGTATTCAGATAGCATAAAACCAACCAAAACGAGAAATGCTTCCATTCCGATTGAAAAATTTCCATTGGAAAAGAAACGACAGTCGTACAATAAAATTGTAAACCCTTGTCGGCATGTGCAGAATTCACAGGGTTTCAGTTCATCAAAATGGAGAGATGCTGACGCTGACGCAGGTAAATACTATTATATTCACATGAATTCATACGACACGTCATTTAATGTAAGAAATCTAATTGATAAAGTAAGTCCGCTTCTTACAAATCCATCCATGTTTGAACCGGGGTCATATTACACATACATGATTGTGGCATTGTCTCCGTCATCGCATCCAGTGCAAGCCCCAAAACCAAAACCAAAACCAGAATTGTATGTAACGAAGACCGCAAACATGTTTGAATTCGGAACAAAACACCATCAAATTATGTATCGACTGGCATTGGCAAAACATAAGGATGAAGAAAATAGCACGAATAATAAAAATAAAAATCAAGAATACATAATATATGCCGCAGGTGAAATCATGTGTGAAAATGAAAACACCCTCCATTTTAATTTTATATCTGGAACGTATCATATGAAAAAATGTATATCGGATAGACGCAGAAAATATGAAGAAGCGTATGTAATGCACATGATGAAATCAATTGCTCCCGTTTATACCAATATTATTTTTCAAACAAAGACGCTAATAACTGAAGATACAGTGCCATTAACAAAAGAATATTTATCTTTACTACGACAACATAATATTCCAGTATTTTTGTATGATACGCGAGAAGGGTGCAACATGATGAAATATGCAATTTTACGGCATTATAATAATAAGAATAATAAGAATGATAAAAATAATAACTGCATAACAAATGATGAACTACAAGAAATTTATGTAAAAATAAGGTAGAATGAAGAACAAATAAAAATAAAAAAAAAAAATAAAAAGAAACATAAAAAGTTATCACGACGAGGTAGAAAGTAAATTAAGGAATGGAGATGGAAAGTTCTGATAGTATAAATAATAAATTAATTCATGGGTTGTTATAATAATACATACTATATTTATTGTAATTTAATACAAGAAATATAGATGTTATTATAAAATAAAATATATATTATTATATTATTATTATATTATTATATATTATTATTGTATTATTAAACAAGAATGACTTCGCGTGCGACAAACGATTTAGACAAATTTATAATTGATTATGATAAGATTTATGGTCGTGGCGAATTTGCTAAACAAATGGAAGCATCGAGTGGTGTTCCAGAGCATTTGAAAAATAGTAATGCTTCAAGCATATTGCTAGCTAAACAAAAAATGCTACAAGAACAAGATTTAGAATCTCAAAGACAGTCAGGACAAATTTTTAAAACAGTAAAAGAGTTGGAACAAGAACAACTTGCACTAAAAGAGGTGGAAAAACAACGAGTGAGAGAATTGTCCACTTCATATCAAGAGGGGCTAGAAAGGGTTCTTAGAGAACAACAACGACAACGTTTAGCAAATGAAGAAGAACAACGACGACAAGAACGTATGTTAGCAAGAATTGCGTCAAAAGGATTTGGAGGTAAACGAACACACCGACGAAAACGAAAAGTTGTGCGTAAACGTTATTCCCGGCGTTTAAAATCACGATCGAATCGACGAGGACGACGCATATAAAAGATACGCATTAAAATAGATAAAATAATTTAATCAAATAATCATATAAATATAAAAATATACATTTATATATTTATTTAACTGCTTATAAAATAAGAAAAATAGGAATGAATAGTACAAATATAATTGTAAATGACTTGGAAACAGAATGCATTGAAACAGTTAAAAAGTTATTTGAACAGTATCCAAATACAAACATGAAACAAAAAATACATCATTATATTAAAAATATCTTGCCGGGTACGTGTGAAAATGCGTGTCAGCAACGAAAAGAGAGAGAGGAGAGAAAGAATGTGCTGGAAGAAAAATCCGACGAATTCATTGAAGAATTTATTGCAAAAACGCGTTTTTTTTATTACTCGCCAACCGACTTGTTTTTCACATACTCGGATGAAAAAATATACGAAGTCGTAAAAGAAGACAACATTCAGCACTTGATTTTAACAACAATAACATCGAAATTCCCGGAACTCATGCCTTGGAAATATAAAATCAAAATACAACTTATGAAACGAATCAAGGAAAACAGTGTTTTAAAATCCATTCCGGAATCGGAAACCATTCAAGACATTATACAATTATTAGTCCCGTCACTATTTTCAACCAAAGATTATGCGAAATATTTTCTTACAGTTATTGGCGACATTTTACATAAAAAGAAATCGTATTATTATTTTATTCATTCCAAAATACTGGTATCATTTTTTAAAGAGCTGAGTCAAGAATGTTATAAATATTTCGGAATAAATTTATTAAACAATTTCAAATTTAAATACTATGAACACGCAAACGATGAATGCCGTTTAATTCACATGCGCGAAATCTCTCCGTCTTCGACACTGTTCAATTTTATTGATTCGAATCGACTCGTTAATTTATTTTGTGTGGCTTCACATTATTCTACGCGGTATGTGTGCGGTGACTCATATTTAGAAAATTATTGCAATGATTATTCGGTCATCAATTATGCGTTATATTTAAAAAATAGTAAAAGTATTGATATTCTAAAACAGTTTATAAATGCCACGACCGAAGAATGCGGTGGATACCACATTTCATGGAAAAATATGTTATATTTATGGAAAGTATTTATTGAAGATGAAAACATACCGAATATTTTTTTCAATCATTCTCTCAAACAAATGTTGTTGTCACAGTCGCATGAACTCGGACTTGAAATTGCATCCGAATCTGGCATTACGCTGAACTTGAAATCCATTGTTGGAGGAACTAGTTGTGAAATTGAAAACTTTATCATAAAAAATAGAACAAGCAAACATCTCCCCTTTGTTTGCAATTTTATTTCGTATTGGGAAAATAATATTATTTGTTATTATGACTGCAGCGAAACCGACGGAGAAGAACAAGAACAAGAGCAAGAACAAGAACAAGAAGAAGAAGAATATGAATTAGAAATTGACGAACTCCTCATGTTGTTCAATAAATCGATAAAAAAATCGGCAACAACGTTATTGCATAACAGTGCATCCGATAAAATGCTTCTAGGTCTTATACGCCATTTTTATCCTGATGTCATTATTGAAGATGATAAATATTTAATTCAAGTTGGAATTAAATCGGAAATATGGAATAAACAAAAAGAAATAGAAGAGTTTAATGAATATTATAAATTGTTAAAACATTCTCAAACTCCTCAACCTGTCAATTCTTCATCCGTCATTAGCCATTCTTTGTATTCGATGTATCAATCGTACTGCAAATATGCTTTTGAAAAGGGGTATAATGTCATTAGTAAACGATGGTTCGAAAAATATTTTATTTCAAAATATGACATGTTTTTAATCGACAATGCAATTATTTCGTCGAAATGGTTTCAGTTATGAATGCCATAATTTTAATTTCTGAAACTACCTTCCATCCGTTTTATAAACCGGCATATTTGCCTTGGCATCATCAGACGCCTGTTTTTTAGCGGTTTGATTTGCTAAAAACTGCGCCGCCAATTCACGTGCTTGTTTGGGCGTTTGGACACACGGCACGGACAACATGTAGTTATAACTTATGGACGTGATTAAAATACCAGTCAACAAGTACCAAATAAAATAAGAAACAATATTTTTCAATCGGATGAAATTTTTTAGTTGAGTAAATTCTGGTGGCGGCTCAACGCCAGGTTTTACTTCTTGAAAATTATTGAAAAATTGCACTTTTATACTCTTATTCCAAAAATTTTCAACATTTTCATCATTGATTGTATTAATAATTGTCGATGGGTCGTTGGTGACATTTTGTATTACTTTGAATGCATCCTTGCTCGACGTAGTTCCAACATTTACATTGAGAAGCTTGTCTGTAAAAAAAGAAGCCACGCCAGCAACACTTGCGATGGCATAACCAACTGTATTTGAAAATGCAGACAGCCATCCTGGAAAGACGTTTAGTAGCAAGTTGAGAAGTCCAAAGATGAAAAGCCACGGAATAAAAGTTGCTAGAGCGGCAGTACCTACATTTGAAGGACTATCGCACATTTGTTTTGCTAAATAGATATTTAAACCGAATTGACTTGAAAGAACCAATAGAAAATATATAATGAATAAGACGGATTCCCTTTGAGGCATAAAATATTTAAAAATAAAATACACTAGAGTAATCCCAGTGAATGCATAAATTGAAATTACAGGATCAATACCGCCTTTATTTGTTGGTGCTGTTGGCGTAGCTGTTGCCGTCGTTGCATTATTTTGAGTTTGTTCAGGAGAAGACATGTTTTCTGTATATTTTTTTAAAGATAACTGAGAAATATATATTTGAAAATATAGTATATAATAAATACATTTATAAAAAAATATATATTTTTATGTATAATTTTTAATTGAATTATCTATCATTTAATTAAAATAGAAAATAGACATTATTTAGTTTAAATTGATTCAAATGAATTTTGGAATGAATTTTTTTAGATCGGGTTCTTCTATTGATGAAAAACCAACCCTCATCGAACCTGGTGTAAAATCATTCTTTAGTGGTGTGCTAAAAGGATGCAATCAAATTCGAAGCAACCACTACAACACGCTTTTCAATGTGTCCATGTTTGCTGTTTTTGTATTCCTTCTTTGCTCCATCCTTTATTTTAAATACAAGGGTAAATTAACTCCGGAAGAAAAAGAGCGTAAAACACAGCAAGAAAAACAATATATTTTAACAAGATTGAATAATGTTTCTGCAGTGATAAATATGGACCGACAAAAAGTTGGAAATATCACAACTGCGAATTTAATTACTGATTTACCTGGATGGTAAATTTATTTTATCCATGTTGAATACATTCATTTTGTATTGTAATAAATATATAAAATGAAAGACATATAGATAATAATTTATAATAATTTATATATAATATCATCATTATAATATCATGTTGTATTATTTAAAGTATATTGGACTTGAATTTTTTAAAAGAATTATCAATGTTACGAAACAAACCGGTTTAATCCATGATTCAATTTTTTACATGTATCACATAAATGATTCTATTTCGGTTTCAAGCATTCCGACCAAGGAGAATTATGATGCGGTTTCTGGATTTGATGCGGTTATTGGTTTCATTGAACCGAATGAGTATCGAAGCCAAGAAATAGAATGGATAAATCATACCATTATTAAGTATTATTGTGTACCGGTTCCTGATTATATGCCTCCATCAAAAGAATGTTATAAAAAATTATTTGGTATTATTGATAAAATTCATGCCGATATTCCGAATGCGCGCATCTTAATACACTGTTACGCAGGGAAGGGGCGAAGTAACTGCGGAGCGGCCGCATACTTAATGTATAAACATGGAATGAATTCCGAACAAGCAATTGCGCTTGTTGAACAGAAAAATCCTCGCAGTCACATGAACCGGTGGCAAAAAGATTCTTTGCGACATTTAGAAACATTTATACAAATAATATAATTTTATTATAAATTATATATATAACTTAAATATAAATATGTCCTCTAAATGTGTTCTTCATAATAAATATGTATGCGTCGAATGCGGCCATAACACTTGTATACATAGGAAAAATCAATATTCTTGCAAAATTTGCAACCCTCACTTAACTTGTGGTCATAACAAAAATAAAAACAGTTGCATAATTTGCAGTCCCGGAAATTTTTGCGTGCATAAAAGACAGAGTTATAATTGCAAAGATTGCGGGGGACCCGGTATTTGTAAGCATGGAAAGCGAAAAATCGTTTGTAAAGTTTGCGGGGGCAAAAGTATTTGTAAGCATGGCAATGATAAATACCGTTGTAAAGATTGCAGGGGGCCCGGTATTTGTGAGCATGGAATACAGAAATCCTTGTGCACTGTTTGCAAAGGCGGCGGTACTTGTGAGCACGAAAAGGTAAGAAGAAGCTGCAAAATATGCAGTAGCAAAAAATCAGCGACTGCACAGCAGCAGACGGAGGAGCAGATGGAGGAGCAGGGGGAGCAGCAAGGACACGAAGCAATTCTTGATCAGGGTGATATAGAGCGGTTTGACGCGTATATGCAACAGTCAATACAAGACCCCATAACCTTTCCGGATATATTTGACCCAGCAAACGCAGAGGAAGTCGCAAACCAGATAGAACGAGCAGCAGGTAACATACACTTTCAACAAACCGGAGAAGTACCGACCGACGAGATGAGGACAAATTTTATCGCCGATATTTTACAGAAAATCCCATATTATGTGGACTACAAACGGCAACAAACACAAACACCACTGCTTCCTCCTTTTCCTGCTGCTGCTGCTCCTCCTTTTCCTGCTTTTGCTACTCATTTTGAGATGCCTACTAGTGCTACTACTGGCGCTGCTCCTCCTCCTTTTCTTGCTCCTGCTGCTGCTTCTCCTGGTTTTGCTCCTGCTGCTGCTCCTCCTTTTCCTGCTGCTGCTCCTCCTTTTCCTGCTTTTGCTCCTCCTGATTATAATCCTTCTGACAAATTTTTTGAAGATGATGATGATACTGGCGGAAGCACCGGTAAGCGTAAAAGACGTCGTTTCACAAGACGATTACCTCGAAAATACAATCATACTAAAAAAAAAAGTAAATTTGCGAAACGAAAACTAACAAAACGTTTAAGAAAAAATAAAATATAAATGGAATAAATAATATAAAATAACTATATATATAATTTATACTTATATAATCATACAAGAAGTATTAAAACAATCAAACACACACACACACAACAAAACAAATGAGTGAAATCGCAGAACCGGTTGAATCAAACGAGGAAGAAAAGATGACCATGTTTTTTAAATTAAGACAAGATTACTTTGAAGAGAGAAAAAAGATAATTAGCCAACTCAATAAAAAAACAAAATTTATGGAAATGACCAACGACAAAAAAAGAATCGAATTAAAGAAAAAACTTCTTGAATCTGAAACTATAAAAAATATTTTGGAAAAAATACAACGACTGAAAAGGAGTCGCGGTTTTAAACTCGGAAACACGCACAATCTTCAAGCATTACTAGGAACACAATTTAAAAAGGTTGAAGCAATGAAGGAACAAATTATCAACTTGAAACTGGATTTATTATTTAATTATAAAACAGAAGACGAGACGCTCGCGGAAATTTCTGGCAAAATTCCCGAATTCAATAAACAGCTTGAAATTTATAAAAAATATCTCTCTGATTATGAAACCGTTGTTGGAAAAAAGGAGGAGCACGTTCGTTATATACGCACGCGAGACGAAATTCAATCGGTTTTATCCAATATTGAAAAACAGCAAGAACTGATTTTAAAAACGCACGACCCTCTGAAACAAGTTGAAATTATTGGCAATATACTAGAAACGTATCAGTCCTCTCTCCAATTTGATCCCGAGTATCAAGAAGCGACAACAGAAGAACCGGGTGATGTTGAAGAACCCATTTTAAGAAAACGCGAAACGGAAACCACCAAACTCATGAAATTGAAGTACGCGAATTGTTCCATGTATAAATCGCATCCCGACGATGATGAAATCTATTTGATTCAAACTCCGTACACTATCTCGGATTTAGAAATTTCAAAAAAATAAAAATTATTATATTGCATTACATAAAATAATAAATATTAATATTTAGGAATATTTTAGAATTTTATTGTAATGTTTTATCCAGGAAGATGAAGAGGACAATGACAAGCCAGAGCAGCTAGAGGCAGAATTGTATATTGATACTGACTCATAATGTAAATGATTTCAAACTTTTATCTTAATATTAATAGTAAATAAATAAATAAATAACATATTATTACATTTTTTATATGAATATAATATATATCATACCATGAATCCACAAGAAAAAAAAGCAATAGTTGATTTCATTAATGGAAATAAAGCAATAAATGATTTCATTATGAAAGATCCATTTTTTTCATTATATACACAGAGACCCATGGTACTTCAAGGATGTATAAATAACACTGTGTATGATATAATTCTACCGACTACAGAATGTCCCAACATAATTATCAGAAAAGAAATTTAAAGACATTATAAACAATATTTCGTTTAAAAGATGGTGTGAAGATAATCTTAGCGAACGTTTTTTTTCGGGAGATTTAGGTTTATATTTAAGGTTTTTTGAAATAATGAATGTATTTGATGAACAAGGAATAGAACAAGCCAGAAAACGAGAAGAAAACGAAGCCAGAAAACGAGAAGAAAACGAAACCAGAGAACAAGAAATAACAAAAGCCAGAGAACAAGAAGAAGCCAGAACAGCATTGTATCAACAACATAGACAACAACCACCACCTGCTACAAGAACAATAATTGCCGGACCACAATTACGTGTTATAACAAATGCCAATGGAGGAAAGCGAACGCAACGAAGACAAAAACAACAACGAAAAATGAAACACAAACGGTATTCATCGCGTTACAAAAATAAATTATCTCTCTTCTCTCTAACAACCAAATCATAAACTATCTTTTTATATGAAATGATGAAACTTCGTATCATGTTATTGCATCATTTCATGTATTGTTTGTTGTTTTTGTATAAAATGTTTAGATAACATTTTATCTGATGATGATATTATTTTTTTTTAGATATTTATATTAAAAAATAAATAAATATATAATTTAACTTATTATATATTTATTTAATTATATTTATATATTTTAATTAAATATTCTCATAATTGACTATATATTTTAATTATATACTTTAATAAGAGGTTTGCTTTTATTAGATTATAAATATTATAAATGCCACATGTTATCACTCCGAAAATAAATAACCCTCAAAATTTTAAAAGTTCAAATACGTTGGCTACGACTCGAAAACCGCATTATGCAACAAAAACAGATACGGCATTTAATATCGTGCCAGGAATGCATCGCCCGAATGCAAATAATGTTCCCAGTAATTTGGAGCAGAATGATTTTATCGGACCCGAATTTAAAGCGCGCCCGCTAAAACATTGGCGGCGACAACTGGTCCCCACAAATATATCGAGCGATAATTCTACACAAAAACGGATGTCGCGTGTATATTTTATGGACACGCCTGGGTCCACCATTTATAAAAACAACGACGACACTTGTAGGTGTCTCGTGAACAATGCACCCGTCATTCTAGACATTGTACCGGAAGTTCCGGGAGCAGTGGTCATTACCAATATTGAATACGACTACGACTTCCTTGATATTACCGATGTGAATCCAAGAACGCCGTTTCAAGCACGACCCGAAATCAATCCCGAAGTTTATAATGGACACAATTCCTTTGAAATTGCCGAAGATTTCGGTCAAAACAACTTTAAAACTAGCGGAACAAAGATTCAAAACAACGGTCAAATCGACGTTCCTTTCTCTTATTTAAGCGCGCCCGTCATTGATGACATCTACAGTGACGCGCCGGGAGCAGCGTTGATTGTTGAAATCACTTATGAAAACGACGATAATAATGCCCCACCGGTTTCAGACATTACAAGTATGGAACCGATCGTACCAGTTAATGAAAACTCGACTCCTGAACCGATGTCAGCCGTGGATACAAACTATCACATTTATACCGGCGTGTTTGATACGACATGCGTTGCATGCAACCCCGAAAACAATGTTATAAAGTCGGGAATAGTAACGCAAAGTCAGTCGTATTACACTTCTATAACGCAGTATATGGAATCCAGGTGCAGAACGTACGCGCAGCGCGAATCCACCACGAAACTTCCAGACGGCACATACTATCCCAGCCCAACAAATAATGTTCCCTTTATCTTTTTATACCCGAACGACGATCCTCGAGGTCCGCAAGTGTATGAACCCAAAAACTGCGCCAATCCTAAAATATACAACAGTAACGCACTGAACACTCCACCGAATAATTACTGCAGCACCATTTACAAGCCAAACAATCCGCAATTTGCGCGACAGGGTGCCGTTTCTGGTAGCACGCGCCTACAAAAACTAAAATCCGACACGATCACAAGCAATGGGTTTTCATATTATTCGGCATATGGGGCAACCATGGCGAATGCTGGCAACTTTCAAGGAACGAATGCATCGAACAATTATTTCGTAAAAAATAGAAACTTTCCGCTCACTCAATATATTGCACTCGACAAGTATCGGCAAAATCATCTCTCTGGGTGCTGTATTCTTTCCGGTCCCACCATTCTCTAAATTTTTAACGGACTGCCTTGTGCGGTCGTAATTGATGATATCGTGTATTATAATGACCAACCACCTGTTCCCGAAATTACGAGTGTCATATTATTCTAACAACCTGGTTTGCATTGCGTTGCGTTGCGATTAAGACCTCGGAATTTTTACACCCAAAACGCTCTGAATCTTGTTCACATGTGTCGCGTTATAAACACACGCGCCGCGCTCAATTTCGTTGACAATGGAAACATCCATATTGCATTTTTGCGCCAATTCTTTTTGTGTCATTTTTTTTTCAGAACGCGCGCTCATAATGGCTTGCGACGTGGATTTCGAAACGTATTTTGTTTTTTTCATCTCGTCATCATTTGCTGCTTTGTAAACACCGACATTCGATAGAGACGAAGAGGATGATGATGATGACGATGATGATGAGGGCTTTCCAGCATCCTTTCCATCATTTGATTTCTTGTTGAATACAACGGGCGTCCAATCTTGGTGGCTCATATTTTTTCTAACTAATTGCTTTCAGTGCTGTCAATAACATGCAATTAGAAAAAATATTCAATTTTATTTTATTTATCCCCAGATTTGTTCCTCTTTTTCAAGCGTTGCTCCATGCAGCATGCTAAACGATTTATTTTCAGTTGAAAAAAAACTGGGGGTCAAAATACTCCAATCCAGATCGCTTTTCAAAAGTGTGAGTTTCGTGTAAATGTATCCGATTAGCGCACTGCACCAAAACCTCGACGTTTTTTGCGGTTTGAAATCCTTTTGAGTGTACGCTTCAACCCAATCCATGACCACCGTGTCATACGGCTTATCGTACACAACCTGGTGAATTTCGCGAAGCGTTTCGGTATTGAATATTTTATGATATTGTTCATCGGATTCGCATTTCAGTCGTCGCAAGTATATTTTCCCTTCATACGTTTGTAAAAAATTCTCAAATTCAATGAACTGAACGCCAAATTTCTTTATACCATCTTCTTGATCCGGCGTGTTTGATATGCCCGATGTCCACACGTACGTGCCCTTTAGTGCAGGATTTGTCATTTCCGGATCAACCACGACCATTCCCACATGAGAAAAATCACTCATTGTAAAATATTTTATAAACCAACTGAATACACCCCAATCATCATGCTGCAAATCATCACACACCAGCAAATCTCCGGTTTTTAGCTTTAAATTTTTAATATCTACTTTATTTACTTCTTCCATTTATTAATTTTTATACTATAATTATATTTTTTAAGTTTTTAAATATTTTACTTATATACTTATATATATTAATAATAATGGAATCGATAGTTTTTAGTTCCGTCGATTCGCCTATTAAAATCCACCCCGCAATTACTATAAATGATGACTATAATTCGTATAAAATCGACAGAGCAGAATGTCATTTTTTGACGTTGAAATCAACCAGATTTATAGCATTGTATCGTAACGACGTCATTCATATTTTTAACTTGAAAGAAAACGATGTATTTCCAGATGATTTTAGAGCATTTATTGAAAGCATTAAACATCAACTCATTGGTTATTTTAAATATGATTTTGGAAATGACGGTCCGACTGCCGAAGAACTTAAAAGACGAATAATCTCTGATATTAAGAATAAATATAATTTTGTACCGATAAGGTTAGAATACTGTCCCCAAATAGAAAAGTTAGATTTAGAACCTGCAAAACAAATAATTGAAGAATTAAATGGTATACTCAAGAAGACCTGTCCTGATTTTTATTTACGCATCGATTACCTTGCGTCATTTCCAGCAAATAGCAATATTCATTTATTCGGTATGATATCGCGATACCTACATGAATTTTATAACTTTCCAAAAATAATATTGTGTTTGTTCACTGGAACTGATTGTGTTTCATCAATAACTATGAGTTTAACCGACACTTTAATATTAATTGACTCCAAAACGAGTTCGCGATATGAGAATCGCAAATTTAACAAATTATTGAGAGCCGTTGCAATAATTATATCAAAAGCGATTGCTCCAGCTATACACACTCTAACATCTGTTGCTGCAAATCCAATGTCAGCGTCCATAATGATAAATTCGTTTAATGCTACATGTGGAATAGTAAGCAATTCCACGCACACTCCACAACAAATTGCTGAAATAATTAAAGGATCTAGATCTAATTCTTTAGAAACTGATGTTAAATTGAATGATAAAAACATTGAAAATGCAAAAAGAGTTTTTATGGAAATCATTACAACTGAAGATAGAGCTAAAAGAATAAAATGTGATAAACTTCAAGATGAAACAGCTGTTCCTGTAGAAGCTGCTACTGCTCTTCCCCTAGCTCCTGCTGGTGCTCCTACTACTGCTGCTGCTCCTACTACTGCTGCTGCTCTTACTCCTCGTGTAGATCCTGCTGCTCTTACTACTGCTGCTCTTACTCCTCGTGTAGATCCTGCTGCTCTTACTCCTCGTCTAGATCTTGCTGCAAATAGAATACGTTCAAGTTACTATAATAAATTGGGAATACGAAGAGGTGGAAAACAAACTAAAAAGCGAAGCGGTCATAAGCGAAGCAGTCATAAGCGAAGCGGTCATAAGCGAAGCGGTCATAAGCGAAGCGGTCATAAGCGAAGCGGTCATAAGCGAAGCAGTCATAAGCGAAGCGGTCATAAGCGAAGCGGACATAAGCGAACTTACAAGCTAAAATAATTATCATTTATAAAAAATTAAATACTGAGATACACGTCTCTCGGAAACATCGAGACAACATATTTTACCGAAGAATACGCGGCCACAAACAGCCACACCATGAAAAACGGATATGCCACGATGAAGACGAATGTGGCGAGAGAACGCGTGGTAAACTGGCGATAATAAATGACGCCGATTGCGACCCATACCAGTGCGCATACCCAATATAAATTGCGACACAAGTAAAACCACCACGAAAACGACTCAATCTGTTTTTCCATGTAAAATATTTTTCGACTGCTTACAGTTGCACTGCGCTCACTATCCTGTAGTTCGCCCTCAATGCGACTCTGTGTATTTGACAACATGTTTTTATAATTTGTCGAATTGTATATTTCAACCTCTTGTGATTGAATTTTCATAGTTCCTAAATTGACTTCCTTCATGATCATCGCGTGCTCGTCTTTTAACTTCTTCATTTCTTGCTCTGCATTTTTTGAATATCGACTTCTCAAATTCTCTCTATACTTTTTTGGACCGTCTCTATTTAATAAATAGTCGTGTTCGGCTTGTGTCAATTTTTCGGGCGCAACTCTAACATTTCGTTGTGCATCTAAATACCGCTGTTTCAATTCTCTCCGATTTTTCTCTATCAAACAATCACCGACGCACGAATTGTTAACGCTTGCAACCATATCATTTATACTTTGAATGCTTTGAAGTAATGCGGCATTGTCTGTCATATTTTCGCGTTGTTACTATACTATAGTAACATAAATATTATTATTTATTAATAATATTTATTAATAATATTAATGTTTTTAAAAAAATGAATTTTATAATTACTTAATTTCATTTTTTTCATCTATATTTTTTATTTTTCATCTAAATTATAAATTATTATTAATTATATTTTACCGTAATTGTCTTCCATTGTAAAGGGGGTCGCGCCTTTCATTCCTTGAGAAAAATATTTTCGAGGCACCATTGACAGCATGAAACTTTCAGATACTTTTGACTGGACAGAGGGTGGTAATACGGCGGTGGTTGTTGATCCAGATCCAGCCGTTGATGCAGCAGAAATTGAAGACGACGGTGCAGCCGGTGAGGGCGGATCGCCGCTGTTTGCAGCAGTTTGAGTTATGTCTGACATTAATGTTGTTGACGACGATTGAATTGAATCTTCAATGGATGATGCCGTGGATGAAACGGATTTATACATGGATCCCAACATACTGTCGCTAGTCCTACATGTTCGATCGTTTGACCGGGGTTTTTTGGTGGTGGATTGGTTCGAATTTGAGGATGCCATTTCTTGAGAATCTTGAGAACTAAAGCCCCAATTGTATTCATCATAATTGATGTTGCTTCGTTTATACGCGTCATACATTAACGAACCAATGTATAGTCCACCTCCAAGAATAATGAGCACCACCAAAACAATCACCATTTCATGCGGCAACCAGCCCAAATTCATGAGCACTACAAAAAATATTACCAGAAAACAGACGACAACAATGTATTTCATTATGGTTACACGCGCTTCGTATTGTTTTTTATAGTACACGTTGATGCCCACCATTCTTTTCGTGTTTTCAATGTCTTGGCTTATTGCCACATTTGCGGCTCTTCGAGCATTCAAATCATTCTCTTTCAGTGTAACAATTGTGTGTTTATCTTTCACATTGGCATTCATGGTGTCGTTCACATTCACGTTGTTTTTAGCATGCAGCAGCAGCACATTGAATAGTTGAGTTCGAATATTGGTAAGCTGCGTAATATCGTTCATAAGCACCTTTTGTTGCGCAATATTGTCCGGTGTTGGATTTGAAGCCAGCAAAATATTCAAATCATCGTATTTTTTATTTTCTAAATCTTGTAAATTCGATATTTTTTCAATTATTTGTTCAGTTGAAGTCGGAGTGGTGGATGATGCGGATTCGGATTCGTCACCACCATGAACAATAACTTGTGTCGGAACGGTTGGTGCGCCAACTGATGCAGCAGTTTGTCTCGGCGAATTTGGTGCGACAGTTAAAGAAGACATGTTTAATCAAGTTAATTAAATTAGTTAAATAAAATGAATGGTTTTAATCCTATAATAAAAAACGAAAAAATATATTATAAAAATATTATATAATATATATTATTTTTATTATTTTTTACAATTATTCAATCTATTTCAATTCCATATATTCTATAATTTATTCTTCTTAAAGTACAAACAACGGATTAATACTTGAAAAGGGTAGTTGTGGTCGGGAAATATTAAAACGAGCCAACACAAATTGTATAATAAAATAAATAAACAATAGTAATGCAATGATTCCAAATGCCAACCCGTAAGATGAATTTGACTCGTCGCCACCGCTACCAAATGATGACGATTCTGAAGACGACGGCGTATAAAAAAAGTTGCTAAACATAATGACAAGGAGTATAATCGCAATAATTAACCACACTGTATAAAATGTATAATTCGATTCAAACTGTATTCGAGTATCCTTTTCTTGTGCAAGCAATGATGACGACGACGCTCCCAAAAACGTTTCCTTTACATTAGTCGTAATCCCGCGTTTTTTTTTAATGGTTACGGCATCCACTAATGAAATGTCCATGTCGCGTGACTGAGAGGCCAAATTGGCCATTTTCGTTTCAACTGAGCGCAACTGTTGTTCTATTTTTTTTCGGTCCTCGGCGGTTGCTGACTGCTGGGAGGAAAGCGCTTTAATTAATGCGGTGCCGGCATTCATCATATCGTCACGCGTTGATTTCAACGTGCTTTGAACCGTTGGACTAAAAACGGCAGCCGCTTTGGCTTTATTTGCGTCTTGTTTATTTGTAAACGTGTTTATAATCCACACCGGAACGCTGTTCATTCTTGCAAACGGGCGAATATTCTCACCGGGAACATTGCTTCCAACACGAATGCACGAAGCGGAACACATGCTCAACATGTAATTTGGATTTTTTTCGCACTCTCCGGAATCTGCCCACCCTGAACAATTGTCATTTTGATCCACGAATTTTTTAGTGGCGTCTCCCGGATCCTGTGTTGTAACCAGTGCAAAGTTATTCGCATTTTTACTCCAGTAATTTAACTCGATGCCATTCCCTTTACAGTATTCGTTTGCAAGTGCAATGCGCTGATTGATTTCGTCGGGTGACGGCGGTGTGATGCATGAACTCATCCAGTTATTCATGGCAGTTTCGTCGTAACCATTAAATCCGGCGATGCAAACCGGTTGCCCGTTGAACATGGTTGTTGGACAACACTTTTGACCGGCGAGCGGTGCAATGCACGTACCGCTGTCAGTTGAATTTGCGCTCCACCCCGGAACTGTTACACCGGCTTGAACGCATGGTAACAAGTTTGCGGTTGGCGATGCAGAATTTGGAAGCGCGGTTCGAATTTCGCCGTTTGAATTGGAGACGCCCATTGCGCTGCAGTCGGTTCCTCCTAAAGACGCATCGCAATTAAAACAACTGTTGATTGGCGTTAGCGCGTTTACTTGAACTACAAAAAAATTATGCCCTTTTAAAATCTCTTTATTGTATTCTGAAACGGCGCTCGAATATGCGTTCATTTTCGAATCAAATGCGTCATTCAGCTTTTGAATGTCTGCAATTTCTGTTGCTGCTGCTACTGCCGACACAGATTCGGGCGCGGATGCCGTAGATGAAGATGCGACTGCCGGAGCTGGCAATTCGCTTCCACTTTCAAATGGCTCAACCATTTTTTTAGGAATACCGTCACCCAATAAAAATCCAAATGCTGATCCAGATTTTTGTTTTCGTTCATTTGGTTCATTTATTTGCGCTAAATATACATTTGATTCATTTGTTACATTTAGTTGATCATTCAAAAATGCGCGTCCTTGGTCTAAACTGTGCATACTTTACTTTATTTTTGGATTATTTTATTTTAATTATTAACTATTATATTATTATATTATAAACTTTTTTAATATACATAATATTTTTTATAATATTTTTTATATATCTTTTCCATTCATCCTATTTATTCCTATTTTATTCCTATTTTATTCCTATTTATTCCTCCCTCGGTCCTAAAACTCGCTCTGTATTCGCGGTTTATACAATAAATAAAGTATGGCTCCGGCACCAACAACATACATTACGGTTCCAAATACGGTTGTTCTATACAGCTCTTTATAATCCTCTAAAGAAACAAGCGATGCCGATTTGGTTTGATCCAGCGCAATTCCCGCGTCCATAACCTGCAAGTATGTCTTCTGAACCGGAGTAATATCTGCATTGATACTCGAAATTTGTTTTGAATTGGAAGCAATTTGTGCCCTCACCTTTTCTAAAAGCTGATTTGCCGCATACCTGTATTTCATTAGCGCGGCATCATTCGGATCGGGGGGTGCTGCGGATTTAACTGATGCGGGTGTAAATTTGATGGTTGGCGTTGTTGCCATCCCTGCAGTAGTTTCGGAAGAGGAAGGTGGCGGCAAAGACGGTAGTGAAAGCATTGCATTCGTGTTAAAATTTACATAATTGGTTTTGAAATTGGACAGCATGTCATCAAACGTTTGATTCACGGCCTGAATGTCATTCTGAAAATTATTATTCATTCGTATATTTTTTATTGCTTATATAGTAATGATATTTTTATAAATAAATAATTTATATTTTATATTTATTTATTTATAATTATTTTTATTATTTTTTATTATTTTTTATTTTTTCTAACTGTGTTTAATTGTGTTTAAGCCGCCGCTCCCTTTACACCACCTCCGTTCTGAGCACCTGGTTGTGCTCCGCCAAACATGGACGACATGCCTGGAATCTTTTCAAACAGCTTGCCCATTGAACTCGACTCGAATTTGTCTAAAAAGGACTGCGCCGTTTTCAAAAGCGGTTCCATGCTCTTCATGTTTTCCATGAGTTTTTGCTGCTGGTCCATGAGCACGTTGGTTTGGGATGTTAGTCCATTGACTCCGTCTTTGCCGACCAAGTTCTCCAAGTTGTCATACGCCTTTTCCAGCGTCTTGGCATAATCAACGCGATGATTTACAGGAAGGTCGTCCTCGTCATCCAAACTTGCCGGACTAAGTTCCGTCATAGGTTCTTTGGTTGTTGTATTCTTTTGACCGTTGGGAACAACAGCAGCCGCCGTCGATGATGCAGAAGAAGCCACTTTCTTTGAAGCTTTTGCTGCGCCCGCGCCCATAATTCCTGATTGTAATACCGGTTTCGCCCCAGTTGCTGTGGAAGTACTCGCAGCTGCAGTTGGTTTTTTTACATTGGTTGTCGCATCTGCCGTCGCATCGGTTGCTGCTGTCGCATCGGTTGCTGCAGCAGCGGTTGCATCGGTTGCAGTCGCATCAAACCCCTCCTTATTCACAAGATAATTTCTGGACAATACGGTAATAAAATTTGTCAGCAAAAGTGTTGAAAGTAAAACAACGGTCATATTTTTACTAAAGTATGTTGAAATGAATCCAATGGATAAAAAGATGAGTAGCGCATAGCTATCTCTCAAAATAATGTATCCAAAAAAATTCATAATTGCTAAAAACGCAACAACGTATAAAACATTTTTATCATTCAACATTGTTTCAACGACCTTTGGAAGTTTCATATGTATGTTTACCATTTTTACAACCCAATTAACACAATTTTACTATAATATAAATATAATATATTATTATTTTATAAAATAACTAAAATAAGAACAATGGAAAAATTTCAAAATTATATTATAAGTCAGTAAATTTGTTTGTAAAACTTTGTAAAACTATATTAAAAAATATTAAATAATAAATGATAAATGATAATACCAAATAAAAAGTATAAACAATAAATCATTCCATTCCATTCCATTCGAAAATGGAATCAAAATATCAACTCGCATTATGTGAATTTTTTAACGCCGACATTCACGGAAAAAATGATTCAAGCTCTCTTCATATTGAATCTCATTTTATAATACTAAAAGTAATAGAAATAAATATTTTTTATGATTTTCATGAATACAATTTATTACAACAATATGTTGAAATATTGCGCTGCCGATACGCTCGCTACATAACAACATTGAACCAAGACCATCCCGTGATTCGAAACTATAAACACGTGCTTGTAAAAAAGGAATATGTTTCATTTGAAATTATAGAGCTCGTGGAACTGGAGGGTGGAGAACATGTGGGAATTTATAAAACGTTTTGGTTGCGAATCATTCAGCGCAAATGGAAAAAATACTATCACCGCAAAATGCAAATGGTGCGTAAATTGTTAAAACCTCGCGGAATGGTACTGAGAGAAATTGGTGGACTGTAAAAATTCATGTTTACCCGTGTTTTGTGTTTACCCGTGTTTTGTGTTTACGATTTTACTAATTTTTTAAGAATATCGATTTCTCTCAAAATCATCCTTTTATCTTTTTTTAACTGTGATTTATTTCTGGAAACCAATTCGTCGGAATCTAAATCTGAATCGTCGTTCATGTTTTGTTCTTCTAAAACAAAGTTCAAGTGCTTTATAATTTCTTCTAAAGCGCGTATTTGTAACTTGACATTTGTTGTAAACTCATGATAGTATTCATCGTATTTTTTTATAATTTCCTTGATGTAATCATTGGAATCGTGCGTTTTTGCGTATTTTTTTAATGCTAAACGTTTTTCAAACATCTTTTTTCTATTTTCTTCAAGTTTTTGTTGAATTTCATTCATTTGTTTATCTCTCTTGTATACCGAGAGTCCTGTAGATTCATCATTGTTGTTCATATCGCCATTGTTGTGCTTTGTCATTTTATTTTTTATATTCTTTTCTTCTTTGTTTTACTGTAATACTATTTTTTATTATTATTTACATACATTTTTTTAAATATATTTTTAAAAAATTTAAAAAATATTGTTGAATAAATATACAATCAATTATTCATAGATACTTTTAGGAAAATGTCAAAAAAAGCACCGACTGGTACAAATTTCGCCGACCTTTTACTTACCGAAGACGATAATCGCTACGTAATGTTTCCACTCAAAGATAACGACATTTGGAAAATGTATAAAAAACAAGTGGATTGTTTTTGGAGAGCAGAAGAAATCGATTTTTCAAAAGACGGCGTTCATTGGCAAACCTTGGAAGCTGATGAAAAATATTTTATAAGCATGATTCTTGCATTTTTTGCCGCAAGTGACGGCATCGTTCTTGAAAACCTGGCGACCCGTTTCATGTCCGACGTTCAGCTCGCCGAAGCCCGCGCATTCTACGGGTTTCAAATCGCCATGGAAAATATACATTCCGAATGCTACAGTTTGCTCATCGACACGTATGTGAAAGACGAAGAAGAGCGCGGACGCCTTTTTAATGCCATTCATCATTTCCCGTGCATCAAAAAAAAGGGCGACTGGGCGAAAAAATGGATTCACGACAAACGCAGCTCGTTCCAAACCCGGTTGATTGCATTCGCATGCGTGGAAGGGATCTTCTTTTCGGGTGCATTTTGCTCAATTTTCTGGATGAAAAAACGCGGCTTAATGCCCGGACTCACTTTCAGCAACGAGCTCATTTCGCGAGATGAAGCGCTTCACACCGAATTTGCTGTGCTTTTATATAATAAACTTGCAAAACCGGTGCAAAAGTCGCGAGTGCAAGACATTGTTAAAGAGGCAGTCGACATTGAAACCGAATTCATTTGTGAAGCGCTGCCGTGCCGCTTGATTGGCATGAATTCCAAACTCATGACGCAATACATTGAATTTGTTGCCGACCGGCTGCTCTTACAGCTTGGATGCGATAAGCTGTACAATTCGCCCAATCCATTTGATTTTATGGAGCTCATAAGTATCGAGGGTAAAACCAATTTTTTTGAAAAACGGGTCAGCGAATACGCTCTCGCAGAAAAGACGAAAACAGAAGAAATTTTTGATTTTAATGAGACATTTTAATATCGTTATTCCGTTTTATTATTTATTTATTCATTTATTCATTCTTTTTTTCAGAAAATTTAATATTTATATAGTATAAATTAAGATTTTTTTTAATAAAATAAAATATGTCTCAAAGTACTGAAGATATAATTTACAAATTTATTAAAGATAATTATCTAACTTCCGAACGGGTTGTATCATTCTTATGTGTTGATCCTAGAGAGCGTGCATTTTTAGATGTATTTAAAACAACGAATCCAAGGTTATATTTTTTAACTATAGAAGATCTTCTCGAATTATCTCGAAAGTATGTAACCAATAATAATTTACAACAAACTTTAAAATTTATTGAATCAAAATTAAAAGAATATTATAATTTTGTTTTTAACATTTGGATATGTTTTAAATTTAAAATTATAGAAATAATTCCTGATGAAACAACAGATCCTCAAATTATTCAAAGAAGTATAAAAGATTTTTTACCTGGACAAATGATAACTTTATTACAATATCTTTTTGATTTTGTTTTTTATGAAACAATCATTAGACCAGTTGGTGTTAAAGAAAGTACGATCCAAATGAATGTAGTTAATATTGTTTTATTATATTCAAAATTGTTCATTTTTTTACAAAACCCAGATCCATCTTTACCATTTTTTACTTTTAATAAACGAAATATTTCATTTACATTATTATTAAATGTTATGGTTTACAAGTATTTTGATTCTTTACATAAAATATCCTCCATCATTTTTGACAATTATATTAATGTTTTAAAAGAAATGTTCGGAACATTTGTATCTTTATTTGGAGACACACCACAAAGTAAAGAAAAAATTGATTTCGGACTAGGACATCTTGCCGTTTTTTTATTATATCAGCCAAATCTCTCCGAAATATTAAACACATCGTCTTTTGTTAGCCGTGTCTTAGTAGATCAATTTAAACAAATAGATATATTTTTTTTTACAGCAGCTAATGGAACAAAATACATAAGTTCGCTACAAAAAGTTGAAGAAGATTTAAAAAAAAAAAGAAAAGATATTACAGGTTATGATATAAGAAAAGATCTTCAATTTAATCCAATGTCTGATAATACGTTTATAAATGCAAGTAATTTGGTTTCACAGGTTAGAGAAAAACTAAATACAAAACAAAATTCATCTGTTAGTCAAGACGTTTTGACTCCCATGATTAAAGATTTAAAACATAAATATGAGTTGTTTAAACTTAGACACGATTATTTTAATTTTTTATATGTTTTGAATGGAATAGTTGGTAATTTTGTTTCAACAAACTCTATGTCAAAAAAAAATAAACTTATGTTTTGTAGCGATTTATCTCAATGCTGCATTCAGGTTCCCAATTTTGAACTACGTACATTCGAGGAAAATACACGAATAAATTTTTTAGAAGAACAAAAAAATAAAAAAAAAATAGAGGAAACAGAAATGGAAGAACAACGACGTAGAGAAAGTGCACGTCGATTAGATGAAATAAAATCTAGACAACAAAAAAAAGAAAACATATTAAAAGCACAAAAAGCACAAAAAGCACAAGAAGCACAAGAAGAAAAAGAAGCACAAGAAGCTGCAGTTGCCGCCACCCCAACAGATAAAGAAAAAGATCTATTAACGCAATTAACGATCGAAAGAAATAAAATTTTCAGAAAACATGTAGAACCTATTTTTCAACAATTTTCACAAGCAATTCGGTCGGGTCATTATCAAGATGCCGCATATATGTTAAACACAAAATTGACGCCAAAACTCTATTCACGTGTTCCGTGGACAGAGGCCAATATGAAAAAATTTCCAACTAAAGTAAAAGAAGTATATGATGAATTATTAGATTCTGCTTCTTCTGCCGTTGAATCTCCTCCTGCAATTGCTTCTTCTCTTGAAGCTCCTCCTTCTTCTCTTGAAGCTACCCCTCCTTCTCTTGAAGCTACCCCTCCTTCTCTTGTAGCTACCCCTCCTTCTCTTGAAGCTACCCCTCCTTTTCCATTGACTGCTGTTTCTGACCCAAAAAAAGATGCAAAGTTAATACAGTTCGAACAGTATATTGCATCGTTATGCGATGGAAACGGGGCTGCATATTTCGAATTTATGTTTCGTTGCACTCTAAAACAATTTTTTAGATTTTCAAATTTTGTTAAAAAAACATCAGACCAAGATATTATAAAAATGTTGTCAACATTAACTCCTTCCCCCCATTCTGCTGCTTCTGCTGCTCCTCCTTTAACAGATTATATGAATTTACAAGGTAGAGGACAAACTAGTAGAGCATTATTCGGATTTGCGCTTTTGAATGGCCTGTGTCGACATGAACACGTTCGAATTGCATTTATTGGAAGAACGTTTATTCAACTGCTTGCATGTCATTCAAGATTACCGCCAGATAAATGTATAGAACTGCGTATTCCACAAGAAACTTCAGACATCGATGTATGCGTCATTTTTAATAATGATAAAGATCCTATGCAATATCGATCCTTTGTTGTTCATATATTTAATTTATTATGGAATATTCCTGAGACAAATATTCATATTCAATGGGAAAAAAAGAAACCAACTGTTCCAGAAGAGGTTTTAAAACAGGTTAATGAACATCGTAGGGAAATGGAAACGAAAAAACTTTTGAATGCGAGCGCAACTCGTGCTTTAGCTGATGCAGCCCCCCCTCGACCTCAACGCGACATGCATGATAATTCTGAATGGACTTCGTTTAAATTATCTACAAAAGGACAACGCATGTATGAATCCATTTCAAGAGGTTCTCTTGAGACGGTAAAAGTTTTTTTTAACAATGAAGGAGTCGTTGGAGAAGTTTCTGATATTAGCTTTAAAACCTTGGAAAAAATCGTTGAAACTTTTAAATTTATTGGTATTGATCCTCATAAACCTGATTTAAAAGTGTTACCTTTATTAGAACTAAAATACAAACCTCAAAGCTCATTGTTCGACGATGGTGATCGTGTCTATTTGGAGTTCGAATTTCCAAATGCACCAAGTGGATTGGAGGAATGTTTAACTATTATTATAAACATTTTAAAATCATTTTTAACAAATGGATTTAAGTTTGAAAGTCGAGAAGATTTTTATTTTATTCATGTATCAAGTTTACTAAAATTTATAATTAGAGCAATTCAGTATCAGGGTCTACATTTATTTAACCAGAAAGGATATGAATATGACATACGTGAATTATACCGTCAACTCATATTAAATTTATTCAGAGTATTAGAATCAAGACAAGACATTCGTGGTGGTATTGAAGAAATTCGTCATGCTGCATTAAGTATTATAGATTTGTTTTTTATTTCAGATAAAAGTAATTTTAATGAAACTAGATTTGACGAAACAACTAGATATAGAAATACAGAAAAAAATACTAAAGGAGCTAGAGATAGAGTTGATATGGATTTACACAAAATAATTTTAGATGTGTTACATAAATATGGGTTTGATCATGGGTATTTATTAAGAAATAAATATTTATTCGGAGGTACAAAATATAGTAGACGACACAATAGAGGGAATAAACCAAACAGTAATAATCAAGATACTCGTCGCCGATGCCACACTAAAAAAAATAAGAAACAAAAATTAAGAAAAACAAAACGTCGTAATAAAAATAAAATTCACATTATCAAAGAAAAAATGAAGACATCGTTTAAAATAAATAAAAAATAAACCATCCATAATAAATAAATTATAAAAAATATTAATGTAATTTTTATAATAATAACACATTAAAAAAATCCTCTTCTTACACGTCTAACAACTCGTTGCGGTTGTTGTTGTGGCGGTTGTTGTTGCTTTTGTTGCTGTTGTTGTTGCTGTTGTTGCTGTTGTAGTCGTAGTCGTTGCTGCTGCTGCTGCTGCTGCTGCTGTAAATGCAGTCGTTTTAAACGTTGCTCTTGTTCTGCCAACAATTGTTGTTGGTGGAGCGCACGCTGTTGTTCTTCTTGTGCTGCCGATGCGACCCCCCTCGATTTGAACTTTATCCGTTTTTCTTCATGAATATTTTGTTCCTCATACGCAGTTGAAGCGTGACTGTACGCGCAATCAAAATGCGAAACGTGAATATACCGAAAGTCGACTGCCGAATTCGCGCTTTTAATCGATTGTTCCTCCTTGTAATTCAAATTTTGAATCGTATACAGCCCATCATTCGTCGTTTTATAAAACACCATTTCAGCTTCTGATCGCGAAATCGTTCGCATGATTCCTTCCACCATTTGCAATATGTTCGGGTGTTGCAACGGGAAAAAATTGCGCCGATCTATTTTAAGACCACTCTGTAAAACCCGATACTGCATGTAATTGTCTTCTCCGCCCCACGCCCAAAAATTTGGAAATCCGCCTGTCTGTTCAAAATCTCCCCCCTTGATTGAAAAAATGCCGCCAAGCGCAAATTTCACTCCGTAAAAATGCTTCACAATTCCAGCACGCGTTTCATATTGTATAACGCCTTTGTCATACGGAACCGTGTCCACATCGTTGAAGACAAACGTCATGTCTTGGTACTCGTTTGGATATTTTTCCTTGACTGCTAAAAACCCAATATTTTTCATGCCTCCACGATTAAACGGTCGCACATCCTTTTGATGAACAATGTAGATTTCATACGTCGACGGATCATAATCCGATAATACGTGCTTCATATACACTGAAAAAAATTTCAAATGGTGCTCGCGATCACGATACGGAACAATAAATACAAGTTTCGGAGCGGCGGATTTTTTAGTAGCTTCCGCTTCCGCTTCCGTTTCTCCTACATTTATAATCATATTTTGTTCATTTTGTTCAGTATCATTCATAGTTAATTATATTTTTAATAATATAATATGTAATTTATAATATTTAAACTATTTATTACGTATTAGAATATTTTACTAGCAATTTTACACTTTCATCTTCCCATCAACTACCGCGTACTTTTCTAAAATAACTCGCGGTATCAAATTGGTTGTAAATTGTTCCAACTTTTTAAAACACTTGTTAATCGTGACTTCGCTTATTTCCGTCACCCGATTCACGTCCTTTTTACAAATATTCAAGTTGCATGTCTGCGAGACAAAGTATATGATTCCCGCAGCAATCGAGTGCGGCGTATTCTCCGGAATCAAATTCTGTCTCTCAATTCGCGTCGCCACAAATTGACACACCTTTGTTAACTCGCTGTTCATATTCAATCGACTGCAGTACCTCTCAATAAACGCCTCCGGTTTCGTTTTGCTAAAATTCGTCTTGTCGGCATTCTCGAATTCGTGCTCCAACTCGTTGATAATCGTAATCGCATTTTTACATCCCTTTGTGGCGCTTGTATTGTCCAGGTTGAAAATCGTCGCAATCTCTTTAATGGTGCGCGGACAACCGTGCTTTCTGCACGCAATATATGTCGAAGCCAAAATGATTCCGTCGCGATTCAGCCCGCGGTACGTCTTGAATTCGGAAATTTTCTTATGGTAACGCAGCGCCTCGTCCACAATGATTTTGGGCAGACCGCCATTGTGCGCAATAATGGTTATACACTGAAATTCGTCATATTGCGCCTTCTCGCGATACGGCATCGACTGCCACTCCGTATACCTTCGAAATTTGCGCATCTCGTAACTTGTTGCGCCGTCGCACATTACCTTGCAGCCGTATGACGACTCCACTAAAAGCGGGTTCACCGGCATGCCGCACCGCGTCGGGTCGCTGGACTGGTTGTCGTCGGCGCCGTAATACCGCCATTCTGCGCCTTGATCAAGCACATCCCTATATACAATGCCGCATTTTTGATTCGTACACGTCAAAAATCCATCATCCGTAAAGCAAACCGCCGACGAACAGTTGTCGCAAATTTCTCTCTGTCCGCTGCTTCTATAAACACACTCCAAGCTATTTTTTTTGCCCTTGTTGTTTGTTTCTTGTGAATCGTTGTTACTATTATCATTATTATTAAAACTACTTTCTATTTGATCCCACAGTTTTTTTTTGCTTATTTTATTTTGTCTATTTTTTTTCGTCGTATTGTGCTCATATTGCGTTTTTATTGTTGTTGTCGCATTTGTAATTCCTCCTCCTCCTCCTCCTCCTCCTCCTCCTCCTTGTGACATCGAATCGAATGATTTTTTTGCGAGCGGATGAACGGATGTATTACGTATTACTATTATATTGTAGACATGTATTTAATTCAATTTTTTATTATATTATTTTTGTTATTTTTGAATAATATAATTTTTTTAAATTTCTCATTTCAATTACACGAAAAACAAAAATATTTACATTTGCATTTTGTAATCGGCAACACGGTTATTTTTATTAATTTCATCGACGCATCCAGCATTTGTACTGCAATCGTCTCTTCCACGCCGTCCAGCGTTAAAACCAGTATACTTTTCACAATGAAATTTAAAAAATGTAGAATGCACTCGGATGAAAGCGACACCTTGAAATTCTGATTCGACGTGTAGTCATTGAACAAGTTGATAATTTGATGAATGAATGTCATGAAATGCACGGCATCATTCATGTCGATTTTTCCATCTTCCATGATGCTCGTAAACGCCGTCGTAAATATGCCGTTTACTTCATTCGCGCAGGTCGTTATTGAAATGACCGACTCTATATTCTCAATGTCGCTCGCCGTGAACTCGGCCTTGATTTCCTCGTACACTTTGAAAATCTCCGCATAAATTACATTCGGCTGGTTTAAAATTGGCTCCAGCTTTACTCGCAGTTGCTTGATCGAGAGAATCAAATTAATAATTATATTTTTCAAAAACTCGAATATTATCTTTTCTTTTTCTGAATACGACTCCATTGCGTTCTTTACTTCAACATCAAGTTGCTGTTGTTCTTGCTGTTGTAACTGCTGCGACGGTTGCTGTTGTAAAACCATTCTTGTACCATTTCTCTGTTGTTGTTGTAATTGTTGTAACTGTTGTAGTTGCTGTAAATTTTGCATTTATATATACTCAAATTTTATTTTTATATACTATTTTAAGTAAAGTAAATAAAAATAATTATAAACCTGGTAAATTAAAAATGAAATTAGCAATGAGAATTTAAGGAGGACATCCAATTAAACCACCAAGTAGTTTGTTCATACCATTTAATAAAGTATTAAATTTATCCTCATAACTTGCAGTTGAATTTACTACCATGTCAATGAAAAGTCGTTCAGCAGAACATGCCTCGTCGCTTAGACATGAACTACTTTGAGTAGTGAATTCAATATCTGAATCAAAGGATTTACTCGATATAGAAGCTAAATCTAATGATCTTTGAGCAAAGTTACCATTAGAATCATATTCCTCACTTGATGCCCAAACTTTTAAAACATCATTACCATGTTTTTTAACAATTTTTACTTTATCTATTTTTGCTATTTTTGTGGTTCCTTTAAATGCAATTTTTAATACACCATCAATATAAAGGTTTTTTATATCATTGTAAAGACCTCTAATATTTTTTGACGAATAACTTGATACACTATCACCATTTACTTTCAAAACTCGGCTTTTCGGTTTTAAATAAAAGGTTAATTTATTATGATCTTTTGCAAATACTCCCACTCGTCCAGTCATGGACATGATTTGTGATAGTCGACCAGTCATTTCTATTTTATTTATTTTTTCTTTTATAAATAAATATTATATTTTATTTTTATATAAATATTTTATTTTCATCTAAACGTTACATTTTCCCGATTCTTCTAAAACTCGGTTTTCAGCATCCTCTCTCGACAATATATTATTAAAACATATTTTATTCAGTTCTGATGGAGATAATTTAAATTCCGCCGATTTGAATCGCTCCAGCTCCTCTTTTGAACGCACGCGCGTTTCATCGACTACACCATCGTAAAATAGTTCCATCAACTGATGAATCATTAGCGCGTCGCATTTCGTAAAATGAATGAATTCATCCATCCGCCCAGGCCGTTTAAACGTGGAATCGATTTTTGACGTGTCGTTCGCCGTGCAAATAATGAACCGCCCCTTTGCCTCAATAATCCCGTCCATAATACTCAAAATTTGCCCCTTTGTCAAATCATTCATAGTTGTCTTGTTTGCGCACCCACTTATCGCCGCAGCCGTTGATGCGAAATTCGATCCAAACCTATTTTCCGTTGATCCGTTAGTTCCTCCTCCACTACCAGAACCCTCTTTCACAATCACAATACTCGAGTTTGTCGGTTCTTTTGTTGCCGCCGCCAATCTCATTTTTTCCTTTTGTTCTCTGTCGTCCAGTGACTCAAAGAACTTGTCAATCTCGTCAATCATGAAAATCCGCTTGTTCGAAGGAATGTATTTTCCATTAATGTGCGTCCCGTTGAAAATGGCCTCAAGCTCGGACACGTCTTTGATTTCGTTTAAATCAACGTCCACAATGTGTCGATTCGTATATGTGCCTATTCCCTTTACCGTTGATGTTTTGCCGCAACCCGCCGGCCCTTCAAAAACCAATGTGAGCTGGTAAGGAATTCCACGGTCATTGTACCACTGCTCGTTATGAATGAAAAAATCAATTCGCTTGATTAGCGCATCCCTCTGCGTAAAAAAACAATTTCGAATCAAATGTTTGTTTGTTACCAGCGGATACTCATCGCACTTGATTCCATTGTTGCGCGTTGAACTTCTGCATTCGTCATCATCATAATATCTTCCTTCATCTCCTCCTTTTGTTTTCTTGCTGCTATATTTAAAAATGTATTTTTGCTTTGACAGCTGTTCGTTGATTGAATTCTCAAATTTTTCTTCGCACATTTTAATAAACGAGTGTATATACGAAATATCGTGCTCATACGTTTTGATATAAAAACTTATTGTTGAAAAATCTAAAAAGTCGTTGTTTTTATCCTTGTTTGGAATAGTTTTATTACTCGAGAGCTCAATGTAAATGTCCGGATACAATTCAAACGAAACCATTTCGTCCGCCGGAATAAATGTTTTCACAACAGTATTCGTTTCCACATCTATCACTTCGCAGTACTTTATATTATACGTGTTTTCAACCTTGTACACGTGATTCTGCATGTAGTCCAACACATGAATCATTGGCGGCGGATAATCCACATATGTTTTAACGGTTCGATATCCGCTGGTATACATGTACCCTGCATACATGATCGACTTTTTCTTGAACTTATTTGTTATATACAACCAATTTTTCTTCATGGACTGATTTTTTATTACTTCTATTTTTTTATACACGCTCTTTACATTCGTAACAATGGCAGTTTGATAAAGCGTAAATATAAAAAAACCAAACATAATTGCATCCGCCCATAAAACACCGGTTTTTATTTGTTGAATCATAAAGAGTTCGGTTACCGCCGTGCGTATATCAAATGACATTTTTTCTACCTTTTTTTATATTCGTTTAATACTTGTTTATATATCGAAACCTTTAATACATTTATGAAATTGTATTAAATATTATATCGACTCTATCGACCCTCTCTCGACTCTCTCTCGAATCCCTTGTTAAAAATATTCCATGACAGCATTATCATATATTGTCGCTTGAAACGCGTCCTTGTACCCTTCCACATACACCGTGTCCCCGTTGTAAATGTTATCGCACCCATATTCACCCGTGCAACTCTTTTTTTTAAACGATATGGGCAGTTTTACCGAATTGTTCTTGTCGCTCATGGTGTAAAATTGCCACTTGTCCCGATTTCTTTGAAGCGGTCGACCCATCAGCGGCAGAATGGTTTCTTTGCCGTTGATACGCGTTAACAAACCCACCTGACGATAATTCGTATTGATGGGCGGTCCTTGTGTTCGAATATTGATTGGAACACCGGCGGCCATTGGCATCATCATCGTGTTTTGACCTCCCGCATTGATTCCGCCAAAATAACTGTCGTTTCGTAACGGTGGCGCATACGGATCTTCAAGAATATCGCTATTCGCTCTTGACGACATCATGAATAGTGGTGTCATTGATGGCGGTGCGGTTTGCATTGATGGCGGTGCGGTTTGCATTGATGGCGGTGCGGTCGCCATTTTCAAATAATTTGAATAAAAAAAATAGATTCCAATTGCGCTTAATATGACAATAAAAAATATTGTTGTGTTTCTTATACAAAACATATTCGGCAAACATTTAAATGAAGACGATGACGATGTTGATTTATATTTCATTTGGTTACATATACATATACTTGATATATATTTTTATTTTAAATTATAAAAAAATAATATTTAAAAACTAAAATATTTATACATTTATTTATACAAACATTTTTTGTTGAGAATGTTTTCGCGTCGTGAAAAAGACCACGAGTTATATGAAAGCTATGACCAAGTTTCTAGCTCTTGTTGTCATTGTGACACCGGATGTTTCGCGGGTATAAAAAGCGTGTTCGATAAAATAAAGTCATACCGTTTCAAAAAGATGAAACCAAAAAATAAAAATCTTAATTCCAAACTACTTTTAGGAGATGATTATTAAGAAAATAGTCGACTATTCATTTTATTTTATTTTTTATAAATATTTCATTTTTTATAAATATTTCATTTTTTTATAAATATTTTATTTTTTATAAATATTTCATTTTTTATAAATATTTCATTTTTATATAAATATTTTATTTTTTATAAATATTTTAATTAATTATTATATCATTATAATATAACCCAACCAACTAATAACAATGCCGACGAATACAAGAAAAAAATATCACGGTAAAACAAATAAAACGCAAAGAAAATCAAGAGCAAAAGCAAGGGTACGGGGGGCAAGCATGGAACAAGTCCGACAAAATCGAATGCGGAATAAAATGATTCGTAATATACGAATGGGGCGAATTCATCAAGGCGGTGGCGACAGCGGTAGCGGAGGATTCTTTTCGCAATTTATCGGCAAACCGTGGAGTGCAGAACCGGGTAATACAGGAAAATATTTTGCTCTTAGCCCTAAAGGCGTTGGAACCGGTATTGTTCCTAAATTTGATGATGGGCGACCTCTCGGTAGTGCCAGGTTTCCAACACAGCTCGGCCCACAGCTTCCGAAACTCGGACAACTTGGCGGGAGAAGAAGAAGCAGAAAAAATATCAAGGGAGGCGGAATTCTCGACGGCGCAACGTATTTAGTTAATAAATTCAACGCTACATTGGGCGGAACATCTCGGCCACCCAATCCAAGTCCGTTTGTTCAACCATCTTTGCAAAGTTCGCATCTATAAAAAAAATGATTTGTTGTTGGTTGTTGATTTGTTTAGCATAATTTATAAATTTAATATTTGTATAATTTATAAATTATTTATATTTTTACTTTTCATACTTACTTTAACAAGTTTTATAAAATGAATTTGTGCACTCCCGCAACCATTTATCTCGTTCTCTCGGCAATTGGAATCATTATGATTGCATTTCAAAACTACGGCATGTCTCCAAACATGTACTGTGTTGGCAATGTGCAGTGTCCCGTCCAAAGTAGCGTGCCCATTTTTATTATGAAAATATTATATGTCGCATTATGGACTTTTATTTTAAACGCTCTCTGTAGTTATGGTTACAATCAGCTCGCGTGGTTTTTACTTCTTCTCCCCTTTATCTTGTTTTTTGTTTTGGTTTTTATGGTTGGAACCCTTTTGAATAAACGAACCACATCCATGCCATCCATGCCGCCGTCTTCGTCTTCCCCGTTTTATCAGCAACAAGTGGATGCGCAGACGGCACACATGAGGATGCAAGATCGCGACAGAAAACGAATTCATGCGCCAGGATCTGAACAAACACATTGGTTTGAACAAAGTCCGGAGTTTGCAGGAAACCGATATAATGCGGATGGTAGTGGAGGACAGTACTCTTCTTACAGCGACTATGACCACGCGCTAGACCAAAGGACGAAACAAGCATACAAAGAAAGTCGTGAAGGGGATGGTGGGAAAAATGTGCATTACAAATAAATTTTTATATCAATTAAATTTTTAATAAAATTTATAATATTTTTGTAAAAATAAAATTAATAGAATATATATTTAATTAAAGTGAAACAAATTAAATATATATCATATTCATAATATAAAATAATTATAGCCATCTTTGATGTCGTCATCGGAATCTAAAAAAAAAATTGTAATTCAAGCATCCGCACTTGAACCCGAATCTAAATCAGAAGAAGAAGAACGGGAAGGAGAGAAAGAAAACCGAGAAGGAGAGAAAGAAAACCGAGAAGGAGAGAAAGAAAACCGAGAAGGAGAGAAAGAAAACCGAGAAGGAGAGAAAGAAAACCGAGAAGGAGAGAAAGAAAACCGAGAAAGAGAGAAAGAAGAGCGGGAAGAACAAGAAGGAGAACAAGAAAAACATTTAGAGAAAAAAGAAAAAAAACGAAATAAAGACAATGGCGACGATGGCGATGAAACAAGTCGGCTTATAAATGAAACAATTCCATGGAATATAATCGATAAATTATTCAACGACAATCCAAACCTCTTGGTAGCGCACCACATTGACTCTTACAACGAGTTCATGTTAAACGGTATACGCCAAATTTTCAAAGAACACAACCCCATCGTCTTCCAAAAAGAAAAGGATGAAAAAACCGACACATTTAGAAACGTTTCCCGGTTTTATCTCGGCGGTAAAAATGGAGACAAAATATACTACGGAAAACCGGTTATATATGATGAAACAGGAACAACATCTCGCGTTCATTACATGTATCCCAACGAAGCGCGTCTTCGGAACATGACATACGGCGTCACCATTCACTACGACGTAGATGTCGAATTCGACAATGTTGTAACTCAAGAACAAGAAGAAGAAGAAGAACAAGAAGAAGAAAAAGGTCGCGGCGGCGAACAAGAATTGTCGAAAAAATCGGTATCAAGAGAAAAAACCGTAACAACTACGCTTCCGCAAATATTGCTCGGCAAATTTCCCATCATGGTTCATTCCAATTTGTGCATTCTTACCGGTCTTCCCAAAGACGTCGCGTACAATCTCGGCGAAGATAAGAGCGACCACGGCGGATATTTCATCATCGACGGAAAAGAAAAAATCATTGTCAGCCAGGAAATTTTCGCAGACAACATGCTCTACGTTCAGACGCGCAGCCCCGACGATAAATACAGCCATTCCGTCGAAATACGCACCGTGTCCGAAGACACGTCCAAACCCGAACGCAAACTTCGCGTCTACATGGTCGCGCCAAGTCCGCGATACACCAACGGTCAAATCGTCGTTGAAATTCCCAACGTAAAACGCCCTATTCCGCTCTTCATTTTGATGCGCGCCCTCGGCGTCATTTCCGACTACGACATTATCGAAACCTGCTTGCTAAACATGTCGGAAAATCGAGATCTCATCGAACTGTTTCGTCCCAGTGTCCATGATGCAAATAAGATTTTCACCCAGCGAGCCGCCATTGAATACATTGGCATTTTCATCAAGGGAAAAAACGTGGTTCAAGCCCAGCACATTTTAATGAACTTCTTCCTGCCGCAAATCGGAGAACTCAACTATCAATCCAAAGCATTCTTTTTAGGATACATGGTAAATAAACTGGTGCGCGTCAAGGCAAACGTTGAGAGTCCGATTGACCGCGACAGCTTGAAATTCAAACGCATTAAAATATCTGGAAAGCTAATCCACAGTTTATTCAACGAATACTATGCGCAACAAATTAAACGCATTCGAACCCTCCTCGATTTCAAATACAATTATAACTCCGCGATTTTGTCGGAGCGTTTCACTGAAATCGTAAAAGAATACGACGATATTTTTAAAGACCGCATTGTCGAAGAAGGGCTCCGCCGCGCATTCAAAGGCGACTGGGGTGGCAGCGAATTCACAAAACAAGCCGGTATCGTGCAAGACCTGAACCGACTTTCCTATAATTCCGCCATTTCCCATTTGAGAAAAGTGAACTTGCCGCTCGATGCTTCTGCCAAGGTCATTAAACCCCGTTTGCTTCACGGATCTCAATGGTGCCTCATGGACCCGGTTGACGTGCCGGACGACGGTCTGCAAAAACATTTCGCCATTTCTGCGCACATTACAAACGGCTGCAACGGTAGCGACATGACGCGCTGGTTGATAAAAGAACCCGGCATCAATTTGTTGTCGCTAGAAAAACATCCGAAAGATTTCCTCTTTTATCAAACCAAAGTATTTGTGAATGGGGCGTGGATTGGCGTCGTTACCGATCCGGAACTCGTAGTTGACCGCATTAAAACATGTCGGCGACTGTCATTTATACCCGTGCACATCAGCTGCTCATGGGACATCCAATTTCGCGAAATTCAAATTTTCACAGACGGCGGTCGTGCGTGCCGTCCCGTCTACTACTACAACCATGACAAGAAAATGTTCGCATTCCAAGCCAATAAAACCATTCTAAAACTATTGACGGAACGAAAATTCAACTGGAATGAACTGGTCGGTGGTTTCGGTGTAAAACGAATCAACTATAATGAATTTTATAATACAGACGATATGGCGAGTATGATGAAACTGTACGACAATTTGCCAGAGGGGATAACGTTTGAACGCATGGCTCAAAGAATGGCAGTACTCGAATACATTGACGCGTCCGAGGAAAATAATGCGCTGTTTGCATTTCGCCCCGATGATAAAGTGAAAGAGGGGTCTGCACAATTCACGCACTCGGACATACATCCGTCCCTCATGTTTGGCGTCATGGGTAATTTAATTTCATTTCCCGAGAACAACCAGCTTCCGCGCAACACGTTTTCGTGCAGTCAGTCAAAACAGGCCGTTTCGTTATACAATACATCGTTCTTGCAACGCTTTGATAAAATGGGCGTTGTTTTAAATGCCGGACAAATTCCGCTTGTAAAAACGCGCTACCTCAAATATTTCAATAATGAACAAAACCCGTACGGCCAAAATGCAATCGTGGCAATTATGTGCTACAACGGCTACAATGTCGAAGATTCCATTCTGTTCAATGAGGGGTCCATTAAGCGCGGCCTCTTTCGCACCAGTTATTACAACATGTATGAAACGCGCGAAGACAGCAAACAATCGTCCGGCGAACGCATCGATTCGCGAGTCGTGAATATGAACGAGTATCAGCAGAAAAATGCCGTAGTAAATGCCGGGCGCGGCGAAGGGTACGATTACAGTAACTTGGATGCAAACGGTCTCATTCTTGAGAATACAATGGTCACCGAAAAAAGCGTGCTCATCGGCCAAGTCGTGACCAATTCTAAAAACGCCGGCAGAGTCGTCGACGCGTCCATTCGTCCGAAGAAGGGGCAAATCGGATACGTGGATAAAACGTACATTACGGAAGCGGCGAATCCCGAAATTCCGTCTCGCATCGCCAAAGTCCGCATTCGCGAAGACCGCGCACCGAACATCGGAGACAAGTTTGCGTCTAGATGCGGCCAAAAAGGAACCGTCGGTCTCATTATTCCGGAGAAAGACATGCCGTTTACTGCAGACGGTGTGCGCCCCGACTTAATTGTCAACCCACACGCGTTTCCGTCGCGCATGACCATTGGACAATTCGTGGAAACCATCATGGCAAAGGCGTGTGTAGTGTACGGCGCATTCGGCGACTGCACCGCGTTTGTAAACCTGGGAAATAAACAAGCCACATTTGGCAGCATGCTTCAAAAAGAAAGCTACAGCTCAACCGGGACACAAATTTTATACAATGGAGCCACTGGAGAACAAATCGAAAGCGAGATTTTCATTGGACCGACGTACTACATGCGCTTGAAACACATGGTGAAGGATAAAATCAATTTCCGCGCTCGAGGTCCAAACACGAATTTGACGCGCCAGCCGGTGCAAGGCAGAGCCAATGATGGTGGTCTGCGAATTGGTGAAATGGAACGCGACGGGGTGATTGCGCACGGCGCCACGCGCTTTTTGCAGGAGTCCATGTTGGTGCGCGGAGACAATTATTACATGGCGATTTGCAACAAAACGGGTATGACGGCCATTTATAATCCGGACAGCGACGTGTTTATGAGTCCGATGGCCGATGGACCCATACAGTTTAATGACGCGCTCACAGACAATCCGAAATTGGTCAATATTACGCGCTTCGGTCGCTCTTTTAGCGTGGTGCAGATTCCTTACTCGCTCAAATTGTTGATACAAGAGCTGCAAACCATGAACTGTGTCATGCGCGTTATTACCGAGGACAATATAGACCAGATTGAAAGCATGTCGTTTTCAGACAATTACAAAATTCTCTCTGGACAAACCGATTCTGCGGATGCAGACATTGAAGTATTGGAAGGAGGGCGAGGAACAAAGGTTGTTGATGATTTGCGTTTGGTAATTTCAGATCCAACACGCGATAATATCGATAACATGAAACAACGTCAAGAGCAGTTAAGCGTAGGTAATAATAATGATGATGATGATGAAAATAAAGAAAATGTTGAAGAAATAATTATTGACCAAGATATTCAGAGAGATAATGTTTCCCCTGATTTACAAATGCTACAAGCAAATCTAATTGCGAGCCAATCGAAACAAAGTATAAATGCAAATGCTTCTACAAACTTGGAATCGGGAGAGAACGAAAAGGACAGTTTAGGAAAGGAGTGGACAAAATTGGTAGACCAAGATTCTGGAAAGGAATATTATTATAATGAAAAAACAAAAGATACCATGTGGTTCACTCCTCAACCAAGCAAAGATTACGAACTTCGTCCGCCGTTCGGATGGTACGCAGTCGATAATGGAGGGCATATCTATTTACATAATCCACATAAAAATCTAATCGAAAGGCCGGAAGATGTAACCTTTGCGGATGCGAATAAACGCCCCGAAGAAGAAGCCGTTAAAGAAGAAACAAAATCCGAAAGTTTACCATCCATTTTGATGATTGAAAAAACGGGGGAAACGAATGATGATGAAAGCGGTTCTAATGGAAGTGGAGACAAGAAAATTATAATATAACTATGATTTGAATAATTTTTTATATAACATTAAATTATAAAATTATAAAATTATTTAATTGCAATCATTTAATATTTACAATTATGACGACATCATTAGATAAAATATTGAAAAAAATGGAATCATTTGACTTAATATGCATTACTAGAAGTTCATGGACTTCTATGATATCTTGCCAAGTTCAAAAAATGTGCATTAAATATGATGATTGGGCTCATGTTGCTATTATATTAAAAAATGATATTTTACCAGATATTGAAAATAAAATTTACATGTTACATGCTTCAGCTTCTGGCGGAGGCATTGAAATATGCGATTTTGAAAAATATATTTATTTAGAAACTTCAAAAATTATCAAAATTGGTTGGTGTAAATTAAAAAATAATCCATTGCATCGAGGCATAAATGATACAGATGAAAGTTATAATAAAAGAATCAAAAAAATAAAAAAAAAAATAACTGAATTTATAAATCATACCAAAGAATCAAAATTTAATTATTTTATGCCATATTTAGTTTTACCATTTCTTTCAGGTATTTTTAATGAACAACAAATGCATGTAAAAAAATCATATTTTTGTTCAAATTTTATAACTATTATTTATCAAATAATTGATGTTATTGATAAATCTAAAGATCCAGATACATTTTTTCCAGGAACATTAATAAAATATACAAAAAATGACAGCCCGATATTTGAAAAAATAATTTTATTACGAATTTAACTTTACATTTATTTTTAGAATTATCTCTCTTCTCTCTAAAAATAAAATACAAAACAAATGATAAGATTCACATCATCGCGATTGTCATCGTCTCGACATTTATTTTACTTTCTATTTCTTTTGTTTTTATTTTTATTTTTTATTTCATCATTTTATTAATATATATTTATATATACTTTATTATAAAATCATGAAATTTTCGAGAAAAATAGGGCGGAGTAGTCACCACAATTCTACTTCAATTTCTCGTAGGAAGAAGAAAAAGAGTAATGAAAAAAATAGTTTAGGAAAATCCGGAAAACGTAGTCGAGGTCATAAACGCGTGAAGACCTACAAACGCGTAAAAATATTTCATAAGGGAGGGGCACATAAAATAGAGACAGAGTATGATGCTGGCCTAGTAGAATATAAAAAAATAAGTCGGTTTTCTTTGTTTAATAAGTTTAATAATAATAAAACTAGTAAATTTAAAGTATCTATATCTGTATCTACGTCATGGGTGGTAAGAGAAACGACGATGCGATATGATATCAAAATAACATTGAAAACGCGTAACGAAACTGGTAACGAAACTACTATGACACTTGTATTACCTATATATAAATACGATAATATATATAATTTTAAAATACATGACTATTTATTTAAATCTAATAAAGACGAATATACTTTTGATTTTCCTAGAAATAGTTCTTTTTTTGACGAAATTATTGCAAAAAGTAATGACCTTCTAAATAAATTCAAAGAAGAACAAAAAAAACTCGAGGAGGAAGAAAAATTAATAAAACGCATTAAGGAGATAACAAATAAACTTCATATGATGGAGCGTGCCTATTATCTCTTTCAATCGCATAGTTACAATAGTATTACATATACTCTTCGTATGCAAAATGCTGTAACGGAATATGAACTTTTTAAAAAAGATCAAAAAACACTTGCAGATAAAGAGAAAGCATTAATAGAAGCTTCTACTAAATATACTGATATAGAAAAAAATAATAGAAAACTGTTGGTAGATGCCGTTTTGAACAGAATACTCCGAACACAATCACTCCTTATGATAACATCACATCTTTTTAGTGAATACAATTTACATAAAAATGAAGTAATGGATGTAATTGAACTACTTAAAGAACAAGACCCAAATTATAATTTACGTCATTTCCCACCCGGTGCTATACGCAGAAGTTTTACTAACGACCCCCCATATGATTTAGTTCATTTACTAGGATTCATCGAAGAGAGAATACCAAAGATCCAGGATAAAGAAGAAGAACAAAAAGGAGCGGTTAAAAACATGATAGAACAAATGACGAAGATACATAGTCAGCGGGGGGCAAATGAGTTGAAGTATGATATTATTAAAGATGAGGTAATTGGTAATGGGTCAAATGGTGTATGGGGGCGGTATCAGTGGTGGTCAGTTAAGGACTTGGATGTTATTTTTATAGAACCGTGGTAAGTTCCTCCATTTTTTGAAACTTTTTTTTTAAAAACAATTTTGGACATTTATTTTTGTCCATTTTCGAAAAATAAAATAGAGTCTTGAAAAAGAAAATCCCATTTTTTTGTGTTTTTTTTTGAAGACAATTTTTCACATTTTCTTATGATAAATGGTGATGACGAATATTGTAAATTTTGAGCCGAGACCATAAGGGAAAAAATGAAAAAATCAGGAAAAATGTGATTTTTTGGAGAAATGTATTTTTTTTTTGAATTTTTTTGGTACTTTTTTACTAATGGTTACTAATAAATTACTAATAAAAAACTCAAAAAAAGTACAAGTTTCTAAAGTTATATAATGATAAAGCATTTATCGTTTGTTACTTTAAAAAACACGATTTTTGATGACATTGACTTATGATGCTACTAACAAAAATGTAAAAAAAAAAGTACCAAAAAAAAATTATTTTTTTTTTCAAATCATTATCGTGTAAAAATATAGGAAAAATGTTATTTTTCCCACATTGACTTATGGTGCTACTAACGCGGTACCGAAAAAAGTACCAAAAGTATTAGAATTAGTTTATTTGTGTAAAATTACTCACTATAACTTGATAAGGATATTTTTTGTATTTTACTTTCATTAATGCAATTATGGTTCAACAAAAATGATTTTTAAAAATCATGATTATGTAAAACAATATAAACATCATCCAATACGTGTATGTTCAGTATAATTAAAAACAAGAATCGCGATTTTCGGGGATGTTTTGATAATTTTTTTATAAAAACAGATGAATGAAAAAAAAGCAAAAGATCCCCGTTTTTTGAAACTTTTTTTTTAAAAACTTTTTTGGACAATTATTTTTGTCCATTTTCGAAAAATAAAATAGAGTATTGAAAAAGAAAATTCCATTTTTTTTGTGTTTTTTTTTGACGACTTTTTTCACATTTTCTTATGATAACAAGTAAGAGTGAAAAATATAAATATGCGAATGAGACCATAAGGGAAAAAATGAAAAAATCGGGAAAAATGTTGACTTTTTCATATTTTTTTGGGAGGTATGGTGTAAAACCACTCAATGCATAAATGATAAGGGTCTTTTTATAAAGTTTCATCGACACCAAAGCAAATATGGTATGGAATTATTATTTTTTGAAACGATGGTGTAAAAAATAACGCTTTTACACCATACAAAAATGAGAATTTCGAGGGTTTAAAACAAGAATCGCGATTTTCGGGGATGTTTTGATAATTTTTTTATAAAAACAGATGAATGAAAAAAAAGCAAAAGATCCCCGTTTTTTGAAACTTTTTTTTTAAAAACTTTTTTGGACAATTATTTTTGTCCATTTTCGAAAAATAAAATAGAGTATTGAAAAAGAAAATTCCATTTTTTTTGTGTTTTTTTTTGACGACTTTTTTCACATTTTCTTATGATAACAAGTAAGAGTGAAAAATATAAATATGCGAATGAGACCATAAGGGAAAAAATGAAAAAATCGGGAAAAATGTTGACTTTTTCATATTTTTTTGGGAGGTATGGTGTAAAACCACTCAATGCATAAATGATAAGGATCTTTTTATAAAGTTTCATCGACGTCAAAGCAAATATGGTATGGAATTATTATTTTTTGAAACGATGGTGTAAAAAATAACGCTTTTACACCATACAAAAATGAGAATTTCGAGGGTTTAAAACAAGAATCGCGATTTTCAGGGATGTTTTGATAATTTTTATTACACCTTTGGACATTTGAAACGCCGATTTATTTACAATAAAATTGAATTAAATATTATTTATGATATCATAAATGTTTCGAAAAAAATAATTTCAATAATAATTATTACCATAATGCGTCATCATTTTTTAATAAAAATAAAAATAACAATATAAATATAAATTAATAATAACACATAATAAAAAATTATATTATTAAATAGGAAATTGATAATGGTTAATTATGAATTTGGGAAGGTTTATAAAATTATCGGGAACGGTCTTTTATACGTAGGTTCAACAACGAAGCTATTATTATGTCAAAGGTTTTCTGAGCATAGACGTAGATATAAATATTGGTTAAATGGAAAAGGTAATTATATATCGTCATTTAAGTGTCTTGTTGACCCAAATTGTTATATCGAACTTCTTGAATTATGTCCATGTCATAGTAATGACGAATTACGAATTTGTGAAAATAAATGGATACAAGAGTTAAATTGTGTAAATCAAAACAATGCTGTTGACAAAACCATTGAATTAAGAGCTAAAAAAATATCAAAAAAAAACAAAGAATCAGATAATTATCAAGTAATATCTAAAAAAAAACAAAATTATAACCAAGAAAATATTGAAGAAATATCTAAAAAAAAATTCAATAAATTTTCTTATAATTGTGATGCGTGTAATTACACAACGACCAGAGATAGTCAACGCAAGCGTCATGAGATGACATCTAAACATAAATTATTAATAAAAAAAAAAATAAATGAATCTAATTCGAACATTTGCGAATGTGGTAAAAAATATGCATTCGCATCAGGTCTTTGTCTTCATAAAAAGACATGCATTTATCTCAAAAATAAATCATCAGATGATTATATGAATCAAATAATAATGAAACTATTGAAAGATAATGAAGAAATAAAGCAAATGATTATTGAACAAAATAAACAACAAATACAGAATATGATGCAAAAACAACAATTTTCAGGGATGTTTTGATAATTTTTATAAACACAATGAATGAAAAAAAAAGCAAAAGATCCCCGTTTTTTGAAACTTTTTTTTTAAAAACTTTTTTGGACAATTATTTTTGTCCATTTTCGAAAAATAAAATAGATTCTTGAAAAAGAAAATTCCATTTTTTTTGTGTTTTTTTTTGAGGACGTTTTTTCACAGTTTCTTATGATAACAAGTAATGTCAAAAAACACAAATATGTGGTTGACACCATAAGAAAAAAATCGAAAAAATCGGAAAAAATGTCTAATTTTTCAGATTTTTTTTAATGGTAGGGTGTAAAAACACCCTATGCACAATTGGTTAGGATAAAAAATAACATTTTAAATTTAGATAAATGATATATGGTGCGACAATTTTAAAAAATGAAATGATGGTGTAAAAAAAAATAGAAAAATGTGTAAAAGCACCACCCAAAAATGAGAATTTTGAGGGTCTAAAACAATAATCGCGATTTTCCGGGATGTTTTGATAATTTTTAAAATAATATAAATATAAAAAATATAATATAATACAATATATATTAAACATTAATTTAAAAAAATAAATTTACATATAATATTTAAGATGATTTATAATTGTAATGTATGTAATTTTAAATGCAATCGAAAGGTTGATTATAATAGACATTTATTAACAAAAAAACATAATAAAAGAATAAATAATATGTTATCAACAAATGATCATAACGAAGAACACGATCAATCTGGCGATAATGATTGTATAAAAATAAGCAATCGAATCATAATGAAACTATTAAAAGACAATGAAGAAATGAAGAAAATAATTATTGAACAAAACAAGCAACAGACGCAAATTATGATACAGCAGCAACAACAGCAGCAACAGCAGCAAGAACAACAACAGCAAATCATTGAAATGTTACCCAAGATGTGCATCGGAAACATTACAAACAATAATAATACGACAAATATTAAGCAAAAATTTAATTTGAATTTCTTTTTAAATGAGCAGTGCAAGGACGCGATCAGTTTATGCGATTTTGTGAAATCTCTCAATATAACGTTTGACGATTTGAATGTGACGAGAGAAAAGAATCTGGAAGAAAGCGTGGGCTCGATTTTTTTACGCGGACTCAAAGATCTCGATGTGTTTAAGCGGCCGATACACTGCACCGATTCGAAGAGAGACATCATGTACATTAAAGACGAAGACATATGGAAAAAAGACGAAGGAAATGAAAAAATAAAAAGTTCGATCAATGAAATCTCTCGAAAACATGTAAAGGTTCTAAAAGAGTTGAAAGATTCAGACCCCGAAATAAAAACAAATGAGGTAAAACGCGATGATTTTATTTTAACGATGAATCATGTTTGCACTCCGATTCCGGATTCCGGAGAGAAGCGCATCATTAAAACAATTTCAAAAGAAGTTACTGTTGCTTCAGTATGAATTGTGTTCTTTTTACTTTGTAGTACGCGGTTCGTAATGTCCGCCACTCCATTCTAAATTTAATTCGAGAGAATGGGGTTGAGCATTTTCAGATTTTAAGGGTAAAAATTCTATTTTATTATTTTTATTCTTATTTTTATTATTATTATTATTATTTGAATGACGAGAACGAATATCGTGCACAATAATGCGCGCATTCCAAATATTGCACGCACACTGTATTTCGATTGCTCCGCCCCATGTCGAAGATTTTCGCATTTTTGAAATATAATTTTGGGAACTGGACGCTTCCATCTCCAACACGTCGCGGGTTTCCATGCCTTCTAAAATGGGTAAATTTTTTTCTAAATAATCGCAAATGCGCTGTCGAATACCATTTGGACCTCCGTCTTCTTTAATAAAATGTGACATGCTATTAAATAAACAACTCATGATTTTAATGTTATTTTTATATTATATATAAAAATTGTTAAAATAATAATAAACTAAAAATTAATATTTTATATAGGTTAATAAACTACTTAAAGACAACTGTTTATTATTATATAGCGTTAGGCGAAAAAAAGCTTGGCTTATGGACACGTAGCTCAGTCGGTAGTCAGCGTGATGCTGTTACGAAATTTTACAGTTACATCAAGGTCATAGGTTCGATCCCTGTCGTGTCCGTCTTATTATAAATATTTATAGATATTTAATATAAATATCTATAAACCAAATTCGTTTAAAGATAACGATAGAGATCTAATCATCAAATATGATTTATGAAAATGTGGTAGAAGAATTCAATAAAAAAGGGTGTAAATTACTTGTTACAAAAGAAGAATATAATAATATTATAACTATTACTAGAAACAATTATAGATTAAAATATATAGCTTCTTGTGGACATGAGCATATAGTTTTTTACAACGTTTTTAAGTCAAGAAATACAGGAATTATATGTCCAAGTTGTAAGAATAAGGAATTAGGTAAAAAGGTAAAAGAACAAATACAAAATAATGAAATAAATAGAATAGGTAAAATTGAGCAAGAATTTAAATTTATAAAAGAATTTCAGTTATTATTGGAAAAAGATTTTGAAACTATCAAAGCTTTTGATGGTTGTAAAGTAGATATAATATTAAAACCTAAAGAAATAAATGATAATAAATGGATTGGTATTCAAGTTAAAACATCAAAAACGGCTAATTTATCATATAGTTTTCATATAAATAATAATTACAAAAATTGTTTAATTTTATTATTTAGTGTAAATGACCAAAATATGTGGATAATTCCTGAAAATATCATAGGTAATCAACAAAAAATAAGTATAGGATATAACAAATCAAAATACAATATTTATAAGGTTAATAATGATGAACTAATAAATAAATTACATAATTTTTATATAAACACAACCAAATTTGAATTTGATATATTGAATACCCCGACAAATATTTATCAACAAAGAGAACAACTATTTAAAAATTTCCGTCAAGAAACAATAAAGTTTATTGATTTTAATTATGATGAAATGGAAGGAACTGTTTATGACTTTAAAATCAATGGTTATAAAATTCAAGATAAGACGGCTAAATTATGTGAAAAACGAAACAGGTCTGTTTTTCAATTATGCAAAAATAAAGGTACAATAGAAGGCAAGAGAAATCAAGTTCAATATGATATAAATGATAATAATTTTTACTGGTTAAATTGCGACAATAAACAACATTTTTTTGTTATTCCTGAAAAAAATTTAATTGAAAAGGGATTTATAGGAAATAGTGAAGAAAACAAAAATAAGATATTTTTAAAAATAACCATCAAATATGAATTACATTATAGACATAAATGGTTAACACCATTTATATTTAATTATGCATCTATAAATGAAACGTCAAACAAAACAAGATTATTAAATTTACTTAAGTAAACATTTCACATTGGTTAGTCATATATATACACATATGAATAAGCATAATTGTTATTATAGAAAATGAAGAAAAAAATACATCCTGGGGGTTTTGATCCGCCGACCTCATGATTATGAGTCCTGCGCTCTGCCGCTGAGCTAAAGGGGTTTAAAGGTTGCTCCAGTGCCTTGATGCACCTGTGCGATGTGGGGGACATACTATCCCCCTGACCCCTTGCCTATATTGTAAGGAGGGGTTAAAGGGGAACCTTGGGTTCCCCTCTGAATACCGACAACCCGTTTCGATCGAGTGACCTCGGAGTTATGAGCCCACAAAGTGAAACGGCGCGCTGCCTCTGCGCCATGTCGGTTTTGTTAAATGCTCCAGTGCCTTGATGCACCTGTGCGATGTGGGGGACATGCTATCCCCCTGACCCCTTGCCTATATTGTAAGGAGGGGTTAAAGGGGAACCTTGGGTTCCCCTCTGAATACCGACAACCCGTTTCGATCGAGTGACCTCGGAGTTATGAGCCCCGCGCGCTGCCCCTGCGCCATGTCGGTTTTTAATGGAATATATGTATTTTTATATTCCATATATTAACATGAGAAAATTATTTAAGTCCTTTTTTCTAAATATATATAATTAATTATTTTTTCCTAAATATTTCCTAAATATTTCCTAAATATTTCCTAAATATTTCCTTTAAAATATAGATTTTAAAATATACTTTTTTCTAAATATTATTTTTATTTTTTTTATTTATATTCCATCATCAAATTTTAAAGTTGTCGGTTGCATTGGGAGAGATGTTGATTTCCTTTTTAAAGCAGGAGTAAAAGAGCGAGTGGAAGAAGCAGGAGCAAAAGAGCGTGTAGAAGTGCGAGCAGGAGAAGCAGGAGCAAAAGAGCGTGTAGAAGTGCGAGCAGGAGAAGCAGGAGCAAAAGAGCGAGTAGAAGTGCTAGAAGGAGGAGGAGAAGTGGAAGAACTGGAATCAGAGGAAACTTGAGGAGGAGGAGGAGGAGCGGAAGAACTGGATTCAAAAGAAACGGTATCGGAATAAGGAGATGGAGAACCTACATATTCTTCATTTGTATTCGGAGGAGATTCATATTCATCACCATATTGTTGTTTAAGAAATTCTTCAGCAACGTTTTGCGGATCTAGTAAAGTGGTGGCATTTTCCATTTCTTCATTTATCCATTCATTCAATGACGGTAAAATTTGTTTATAATCATTATCCGTTAAATTATTTTTTACAATGGATTTTACCAAACTTTTAAAATGACGCGGAATAAACTGATTTTTATTGAATTCTTCTGCACCTTGTTGATATAAGAGTGACTCTGGAACGTAAAGTTCGGGCGAGTCGTACATGACATCATACAATTGTTTTTTCAGGGACGCTTCTTGAACGGACAATTTCATCGCTATTTTTTCTTGAACGATTGCAAAGAAAATATCGAGTCCTGTTTTGTAATCTTCTTCGCAATCAGTGTAAAGGTTGATCACAATTCGCCGCGTTCGAACGACGAGAGATTGGAGTTTATTATAAGGGAGCGAGGGATTTATAACTACGCCGTTGATATTGCCGCCACCGCTTTCATCGTATGTGTAGACAAACATTTCCGATAAAATTTCGAGTAATTTAGAGCGATTACTTTCGGCGCGTTGAATCATTTCTTTAATGTGTTGCACGTACTCTGAAAACAGTCGTTCTTTTAATGAACCGACAACTCCTTTCAAAAAAATACCAATTCTTGCATTATCTTCGTCATTTTTTTTACGGTCGCGTTCATTATAATAATAAAACATGCGTTCTTTTTCCAAGTCGCGACGTTCTTTATCTCGACGCTCTTCTCTCTTTTTTTCATCTTCGTCGTCGCTCACCCCTCCTTTTTGTCCCCTGCATTCTTCGTCATTGTTATATGTTTTAAGAGGTATTTGATCCATATGACGAATGGTGTCGGGGGCATCTTTTCCCGTGAATGCGGTATATAAAAATCGCGCATCTTCTTTCTCTATTTCGCCGTTATCGTTTTTGTATAGCTCTTGAAGCGCTTTCATACCCGGTAAATCGGTGAAACGCAGTGGGTCTCCATTTTTTGACAGGTTGGTTTTACAAATATTGGGTTTTACAAGGAAATCGCCGTCACTGTTTTCATTTAACTCGCGGTTGACGAGTTCTTCAATGCGATGAGTGCAAAAATCCAAAGACGGTGTTTCTTTTTCTTCTTTTGTTTTCTCTTTTTTATTCGATTCGATTTTAAAAGATGGATTCATTGTGCTTATGATGCATGCAAACAAGTGAGCAAACAGCACATAAAATTTTGAAATTTGTAGACATTTTTTTTTAACATTTTGAATTTGCGGAGTTTTTATTTTACTATCATTATGTTTCTCCGAGGTCTTTACTCGACCTTCGACGTGCGTTTGATTATTATACAACTGTTGTCTTAATAATTCGAGGTCGACCGTGTCTTTACTTTGCTGAAAAACCCTTGTTGCCTTTTTCACCAAACGATTGCATTTTTTTTCATTTGCAAGATTTGTTAAATCGGTAAAAGTTGAATCGAGTATAACTTTTGTTACGGCTGCATCAATGTGTTTTCTTAACTCCATGTTGGATTCGGCGGAAACTTGTGCGGAAAATGAAGCTCCCATTTTTTTTATTTTTTATTATTGAAATAACAATTTAATTTACCTTTTTACTTTATATGAGGAGAATTTTTTTGCTTGTTAATATAGTTAATATATATTAAAAAGTTGTTTTAAATAATTTATTTATTGTACATTTAATAGTTTTTCATTTTTGTCAAATTACTTAATTATGTTAAATTTACACCCTTGAAGATTTAAAATGAGACAAACAAATGTCAAAAAATAAAAACTTCAAGGTTTGCTCGTTACAGAGCGTGTAATTTATGAGTTTGTTGTATCGTCAAATACAACTGATGAGTTTTAATGTGTTTCTTTTATTATTCCTACCTAAAAAACCCTTATTATAAAAGAAAAGCAGGAACTGCACGAACAATTCATTATAGACCTCTCACTATTCATTGTTATTATATTATAATATTTTATATTTAAGTTGTTTTGTCTCATTTTAAATCTTCAGCGGTTTAAATTAAACCCTATAACGTTGTTAATTTTATTTTTTACATTGTGTTTTTTAAAAGTGTGTTCATATGGATCATAGTTGAGATAACGCGTATTGAAAATGCGCTTATTTAAAAACGTACAGTAGTAATCATGTAATCCGTGTGGCTTCATAATAATACTGGCAAGAACACCTTTTTGACTTTCATCGCGATTTGTAACTTCAAAAAAAAGCTGATACTTTTTATCATTATTAATAAAAACTTGAGACATTGGCATGTTATTGTAATGAGATTTGACATGCATCAAAATATTATTAAACATGTGAACAATTGACCAATCCCAGTATGCGTAGGACTCTTTGCGATGAATATAAAATTGAATGTACTCATCGATGCATTTTTTTAAAATATCGTCGTTTTTTCTTGCAGCAATAAAATGGGGATTAAAATTTCCATTTGATTTTGTGATGCAGGTAACAAAGTGAGATGAATGTATTAAATATTTGTCTAATGGAACAAGGGGGTGAATGTCTGCGTCCACATAAATGCCTCCATACTTGTAAAGAATACACAATCTCCAAAAATCCGATTTGATGGGACCGTCTGGTATAAACTTGAATACGCTTTGATGAAGTTCTGAGAATGTATCGAGTAAAAATTTTTCGCACATGGCATTATCAAATAATTTAATTTGGTACATTGGATTCAATCTTTTCCAATACTTGTATGTCATGCTTAAGCATGCTATATTTTTATGACAAATGTATATAATTTTTGGGATTTCTTTTTGAACACCATCGTCATGATTTATCAATTGTGTATGTGTTTCTTCTTCTGAAGTCATTTATATAATATAAAATATGTATGTAATAATATTATGTAATATTATATAAATAGTATTACATACTTATTTATCTAAATTTCACGAGTGTAAAATGACTAATAAATAAAAATAATTATAAAAGGGCGAGATATTACAGTGGTGATGCAGAAGGTTCCGGTTCTAACGGTGGTGCAGAAGGTTCTTGTGCAGAAGGTTTCTGATTGTATAATAAAAGTTGCACTAATAAATCCTCGACGCTGTTGGAATCTTTTTTTTTATTTAAATCTTTGCATTGTTTATTGCATGTAGCAGTTTTTAAATTGTTTTGAAAGGATGTAACGTTTTCTTCTAAAGAAACCAAGTTTTGTTGCAATGAATTAACTTGTGTATAAAGTTCGACATTTGAATTTAGACGTGCAAGATCTGCAAGAAGTTCATTTTCTTGAGATAATAATTCAGATTCAATTGTCATATGTAATAATATATTTAATAATAATGTAAAATATATTTTATATAAATAAATAAATAAAAATAAAATATAGTATTATACTAAAAATAAAATAAAAACACATTTAAAAAGCTGTATTAAATAGATGAGCTGTTCGAATTCTGACTCCCCGATCAATATATTGACGAATGCGAATGTGCTCAGTTGTCAAGTATTTTGTTCTTATATGCACCAATATAACGACAGCACGTGCACAGCAACGTATTTTCCGGACCACATTAAACTAAGCTATGACGCAACAACGAGCGCCGCCGTTACATTCAATAATGAAGGGTACAATGTGCGCGAAGTCAATATTTATGCGCCGTCCATTCACACATATAATGGTTCAAGTGCCGATGCCGAAATGCTCATCATTCATGATGGTGCCGGAAAAAAACTCATTGTTTCCATTCCGCTTGTTCAGTCAAATAATGCTGCAACATCGGCTAAAATACTGGACGACATTATCAGCAAATTTTCTTCAACGGTCGACAAGACAAAAACAAATGATAGTCAGCTTATCAATGTCCAAAATTATAATATGGAAAATTTTATACCGAATTCGCCTTATTATTTTTATATGGGCGGGGCGCCATTTTCGCCGTGCGACGGGCAGTATAGCTTTGTTATATTTGATAGAATAAAGAGTCCGGTGACGATTGGCAGCGACACGCTGAAAACGCTTACAGGACTGATACAACCGAGTGGAATTAAAGCAGTGTCGAGGAGCGACTATTATTATAATTCGTCGGGGCCGAATGTGAAGCCGGGTTCCGGAGGAAATCGGGACGAAATATACATTGAATGCAATCCGACGGGCGAAGACGGAGAGATTTTGTTTCAGACACCGCCGCCGAGTTCGGATGCTTTAAGTGGGTTAAGCATGGATAATTTAATGCACAATCCGTATTTAAATGTTGCAATTGGAATTGGGCTGTCATATATGGCACTAAAAATAGTGGGTAAAATATTTAGTTAATTAATAAAAAAATATTTTTTGTTTTTTTTTATTTTTTGTTTTTTATTTTTTTTTAATGAATTTTTCCATTTTTTTACATATTTTATCTCTCTCTTTTTTGTTTATGTTTGTTTGTTTATTTCATATAATGTTTTTTATTCATAAAGTACTTAAATATGTTGGAGTGCTATAATAATGCCGCAAACGTGTTGGCACGTGCATGTTGCGTGAAAGTCAGGTTTTACAAAACAAGGGAAGCATTCAAAATCGGGCACAAATGTTTTTTTTGCAATTTTTTCAAACATTTTTCTTGTAATTTTGTCAATGTCTTCAAATGCTGAACTTGTCACGGTTGAAGATGTGTGAAAAGCATGGAAAGTGATTTTGAAATCAAAATTTGTTGAAACTTTGGACTGTTTGTTAGTCACGAATACAATTTCATCGATTTCCAGCTTTGAAATTGCAAGGGTATCTGAATCAACTTCTTCATTGAAGGCGCGAACTGTGACTGAATTTCTTAGATGAGAAAGAAGATCCGTCAATGCGTACTGAGAAATGCTGCTTGAATCCATATTGACACCGGAGAATCCAAAGTTGAAGTAAACGGTGACTTCGCTTGAAACAGATCTGGTGACTTGCATTTTGGCGGTAAAAACGAGTTGTTGGAATGAAACCTATATAAAAAATAAAAATAAAAAAGATTTTCAATTTTTATTTTCTTTATTGAAGTTTTTTACATTTTTTTACATTTTTTTACATTTTTATACATTTTTTTTTACATTTTTTATAATTTGGTGTTTATATATTATTCTCTCAATCTCTCTAAACGCTGGAATTCAAAATCTAGAATAATTTTCTAGATTCTTACAGCATCGTGCGTATCGTTTAGAATGGGTCGATACGTCCCTTGCACTGCGATACTGTCTTGAAACGGCGCCATTTTATGCACGACTTCTTCTTCAAGAGTAATAGGAGTGTCATTCAAACCAGAAAAATAGTTTGACTTTTGTACTTCGCTTGGCAAAAACAAGCTCATTCCGGCGGTTCCAGTGCTGACACGAGAACGCTGAATGAAAATGATTAGCGCGACGGCTCCAAGTGCAGCAACGAGCCAAATTTTAACGGATTTGCATAGAAGAATGAAGAGACCGGCGACAACGAGGTAACCGCCTACAGTATCTACAAAGGATGCAAGGAAATAAGGCGTCCGAATATTGAATAAAATGTAAATAATAAATAGAATAAGTAAAAGTAGTTCGCTTTGATTGTCTTTGCGCGTTAATGTTCTAAATGTTTCCATTTTATTTTCAACAAATATTAATTATTATTAATATAAATATATATTTTTTTTATTTTTTATTTAATATATTTATATATATTTATAGGTAATCAAAAATATATTTATATTTACATATTTTATATGGACATATGGAGCGAAACAACGCGGCGGTCCTGATTTTTTTCCTGGAGGTAGTAAAAAAATAAAATCAAAAAAAAATAGAAAAGTACATTCTAAAAGGCGTTCAAATACACGACGGCGTCGTCGCAATTTTTATAAATAAAAATCAGATAAACTGAATTTATAAATATTTATAAAAAAATTGAAACATTTTTTATAAATTCATTGTCATGTAGATACAGATTAGATTAATAAATCAAACAAATGAAAAAAGCAATAGAACAACAACAACAACCGAAACAACAGGAAAAAAATGAAGTAGTCAAATTAATAAAAGCATATCTGGGATATCAGGGATACTCCATTTTTAAAGAAACGCTTTCGGTGGAAGAGCAACATACAATAAGGAAGGAGCTCATGGTGAATGCGCACATTCCTAAATCACCCGTTCAACCCGCGCCGTTTCCCGTGTATCGCGAATCGTTGCTCAAATTATATGTTCCGCGATATTTTGGAATGGAACGCTACGGGTCAAGCATCGAAAATAAAATAGCGCCGGGTGATAAAATTGCCTTGAAATTTGCAGGCGAATTAAGAGAATACCAAAATGTGATTGTGGAAAAATACTTGAAAACGGCGACAACAAAAACGGCGAACTGTGGCGGAGGCGGACTTTTGGATGTGGATCCGGGGAAAGGGAAAACGGTGATGGCTCTAAAAATAATAGAACAACTTGCCGTAAAGACGCTGGTAATCGTGCACAAAAGTTTCCTGACAAATCAGTGGAAGGAACGAATTGAGCAATTTTTGCCTGGTGCCAGGGTCGGCACAATTCAAGGGCAAATATTTGACATTGATAATAAAGACATTGTTATTGGAATGGTGCAGTCGCTGTCGATGAAGGAGTACCCACAAAACGCGTTTGAGTCGTTTGGACTGACTGTATTTGACGAGTGTTTTCCATATGACACTTGCGTTCACACCTCTTGTGGCGCGCTACCCATTGGAAAATTATATGAATTATGGAATAAAATCAGTACCAGTACCAGTACCAGTACTAGTACCAGTAGAAGCAGTGATTATTTACCTGATATTTTGAGTTTTAACCGAGATACTAGAGCATTCGAGTATAAAAAAATGACGCATGCGTGGAAAAAGGTCAGGGAACAGCTAGTGAAGATACATGTATCTGACAGAAAAAGAGTGATTCGGTGCACTCCAGAACATAAAATATTAACGGTGTATAAAGGTTATGTGGAGGCAAGCGCATTAAAATGCGGAGATTTACTAATGTGCAAGTGTGAAACAAAATATAAATGCAACGACGGCGACATTGCACGCGGACTAAATGAAGACCAGTTGCAAATTGTGTATGGTTCTTATTTTGGAGAGGGTGACTTTCATAAATTTGGACTGAGACGATATAAAATCCAGTGGTTTTACAAAATGAAGTGGTTTCATACTCAAGATACTCAATCTAAATGGAACTATTTTCAGTGGAAAGTCGAAATGTTTGGAATTACAACCATGCGATGTGAAGCCGACAACGACAGAGTATGTGTAGAAACTGCAGCATTTGATGTGGACGTGAATTTGACGTGCGCGACACACAAGAATGAAAAATGTGCCGAAATGTTAGAAAAGTTGGATGAACGGGGACTAGCGGTTTGGTTTATGGATGGCGCAATTATAAAAAAGAAAAATAGTGGCGCGATTGACCTCGTGCATTTTCATACGCATTATTTTGATTATGAAAGCAACACGAAAATTGTAACCATGTTCAAATCCAAGTTTGGAATTGACTGCGTCGTTGAAAAATGCGACTCGGGATTTCAGTTGACGTTTAACGAGGAGAATTCACTAATATTGACAGATAAAATAAAAAAATATATACATTATGACCTGCGTTATAAACTTGATTTGCAACGCGATGATAATGGACAATTTGAAGAAAAATATAAGTGGAATAATAAATTCGAAACATGGGGTACAATTCCGGTAACATGTGTTGAACATGAAGAAAATGATTGCAAGAATAACAGCGTATACGACATTGAAGTTGAAGACAATCACAACTTTGTAGTAACGGATTCGTCGTCGTGTTGCGATAATGACGGCATCGTTGTAAGCAACTGTCACCACATGGGCGCGGAAGTGTTTAGTCGCTGCATGATGAAGCTGATGACAACGTACACGCTCGGGCTTTCTGGAACCATGCAGCGCAAAGACGGGCTTTCGAAAGTGTTCAAAATGTTTTTAGGGGATGTGATCCATAAGGAAAAGGCGGAATCGGAACACTGTGTTCTAGTGAAGGGTATAAAATATGTGGTAAATGACGACGAGTTCAATGAAGTGGAATATGACTATCGCGGAAACCCGAAATTCAGCACCATGATTTCAAAGCTGTGCAATTACAATCGACGCAGCGAATTTATTGTGGAGGTTGTTATAAAAGAGCTGGAGCACAATCCGGAACAGCAAATCATGATTTTGGCGCACAATAAAACGCTCATTCAGTATTTATTCAAAGCCATCGAATACAAGAAAGTTGCAACTGTTGGATATTATCTTGGCGGAATGAAAGAAGTGGATCTGAAAGCGAGCGAGTCGAAGAAAATTATTATAGCGACGTATGCCATGGCGTCCGAAGGACTAGACATTAAAACGCTCACCACGCTTATTATGGCGACGCCAAAAACAGATGTCTGCCAGTCGGTCGGGCGCATTTTGCGTGCAAAACATACAACTCCGGTTGTGATTGATATAATTGACGCGCATGACTTGTTTGTTAACCAGTGGCAAAAAAGAAAAGCATACTATAAAAAACAGAATTATAAAATCATTGTTACGGAAAACGGTTTATATCAAAGTGATGAGAAAAATGGATGCTGGTTGACGGCGTATAACCCTAAAGTAAAATCGATGACGACAGCTGAAAAACATGATAATAACGATGGGGATGATGAAGATGTAACAACGAATGTAACAAATAGAAAACACCCAGTATTGAACGGTACGTGTTTTCTATCATTTTAACTTTAACTTTATTATGCGGCGTTATACGTGTGTAAATAATCATTTCATAAAAGGTTTATTTGTTATCCTTTGCAAGAATCAAAAGGGGTGTGATAGTTATTGGCAATACCACTTAAACTTGGTTTCAAATGAACGCCGCCGATTGAATATCCGTTTGTATTCCCACCACGTTGCGTTTGCCGCCGACGCATTTTGCAAACACACTTGCATTTATGACACATTGGACACGACCTCCGACGACCGCCTTTCATAGTAACCGGTGTTCTTACTCCCCCGATGGTTGTATAAATATTGGAAGCGCCGCCGCCCGTGCACCCGGTTACAGCACCGGTTGGATCCGTAAATCCCCTTCCTGCAAAATGGGCATTATTGGAATTGGAATATTGTGCCGGTGTCAATATCATGGCGCCGCCTTTTTGTGAATGGCGTCTTGAACGTTGATGACGGCGACGACGACTACTTTTACTTTTTTGTTTTCTCGAGTAATGAGACATTTATATATTGTTTGTTACTATATTATTATTATATTATTTTTTTTTTCATTTCAATCATTTTAATATAACAAATTCCTTAATTATCATTTTTATTATCCTACTCATATTTTTTACGCGAAGTATTTTTCTTATTTTTATAACCATTTGAATTGACTGTATTTTTATTGAATTTATTTATTTTTTTGTTTATCTTTAGATTTAAACGGCTTTTAATTTTATTTTTATTTTCTTTTTTGTTAAACTGAACATCTATTTTTTTTTTTGCATTTATAATTTGCATTTCTAAAGTTTCAAGTTGTTTTTCTTTCTTTTTAAGATACATTTTTATATATTTTTTTATCTTCGCATTTATTTTATCTTCAAGTTCGTATCTATTTTTTACTTTTCCTATTTTCTTTTTAAGCGTTTTATTATTTTTTATATTTTTTAACTTGTTGACATCGTTCATAATGTCATTTAAAAATTTATTTTTATCGAAAAATCTTCCACCACCTGTGGATGCAAGTGTATTTTCAATTTTTGTTTTAAGCATTTCATTTAACTTATTTATGACATTGATGTCATTGAAATTTATATTAGGGTATATCGGTATTATATAATTTACAGGACCGGATATATATTCTTGTTTAATACTTAATGGGGTCAAATGCTTTAACTTATTATTTTGTTTCAATATATTATTCAGTAATAGCACTTTGAAAATAACATTTAAATACAAATTCATTAATAAGATGCGTTGTCGTGATATTAATTGCGGCGATGACCTCGATGATAATGACGATGATGATGATGATGACGATGACGATGATGATGACGATGACGATGACGATGATGATGAGGATGATGATGACGATGATGATGACGATGACGATGACGATGACGATGATGATGATGATGACGATGACGATGCTTGTGCTGCTGCTGCTGCCACTCTTGCTCTTACTGCTGCTGCTTTTAATATTGCTGCTGCTCTTTCTCTTTCTGATGCTGCTTGTGCTGCGGCTTGTGCTGCTGCTTGTGCTGCGGCTTGTGCTGCGGCTTGTGCTGCTGCTTGTGCTTCGGCTGCTGCTGCTGCTGCCACTCTTGCTCTTGCTGCTGCTGCTTTTAACATTGCTTCTGCTTTTCGTGATATTTTCGGTGGTGGTCCTGCTGCTGCTTCTGCTTCCGCTTGTGCTGCTGCTGCTTGTGCTGCTGCTGCTTGTGCTGCTTCTGCTTCCGCTTGTGCTTCCGCTTGTACTGCCGCTTGTACTGCCGCTTGTTCTTTCAGATATTCATTAATTCTTTCAACCAAAACACCAAAATATTCTTGATCATAATTTATTGTTTCTGTATCCAGTTTATCAAAATTATTAATTATTTCATCTTTTAGGTGAGGAACGCCTAATCTTATTAAATCTCCAGATATACTATCAAGGTACTGTATCAAGCGTTGTTTAAAAATTTCCTTTTTCTGCAGTTGCGGATTAGTAGTGACATTTTTCAAACATTTTTCAACGTTTGTATCCGAGGGATTCGGGCCAAGAAGATTATCGAGGAGCGTTTGACGGTCTTCAGGTAGCACCACAGGGATATTTTCGCGCTTTGCATGGGCCATATAATCCGAGTACTCCATGTCGAATGTGCGGACGCAATCGAGTACAGCTTGTATAGTATAAGGTACACCTGTGCCGTCATTACTTATAAAAAGAGTTGGTTCATTTAGGTTATACTGTATTCCATTCATTATGATTTCACCATTAGTCGCTATAGTTAGTGGAGTACCATTTTTTAGTGACTCCCTTAGAGTATTCACAAATGTTGATTGGTTAACTGGATCGATTACTTTTGTTTCTATTGACGATACTGGTTGTGACAATCCTGGTGCTACTGGTGCCATTACTGGTTGTTCCGCCGGTTGTGCCGCTGGTTCGGGTTTACATGTGACAATAACGTCAACCATAGCGATTTTTGGGTCCGTAAAATCATTCGCAGTTTTATCATCTGTCATTATTGTTCCATTTTTTTTAGCGAATACTAGACGTTCTCTTGAACAATTTTGAATAACTTTTTTTATAATTTTATCAAACATAAAATCTTTTATTTGTTTAATTGTACTATTAGGTGAATGTTTATAAGTCACAAATGATGTTGATGCATCGGATAAATAATATACAAAACGGACCATGTCGTTGTCGTCGTCAAACAATGAATCAACTTCTACATGTTCTACATGTTCTACATCAACATCATCATCACCAAATAAACTAAAAGAAGCAGGTGGCCGTTTCTGTCGTTGTATTTGCTTTTGGGTGGCAGAAGCTTTGTCATTATGCCATTCACCAGGAAAATCTACACTACTACCGTTTGTTGATATTAAAGTCCATTTTGAATTATTTATAGCCGCAGTTTTTAGTGAATTGAATTGTTGGTTGGTTAACTTAAAAATTATTTGAACAGTGGGTTCAAGATACGTTAAAGAAATTTCAGGTATGACTCCAAGTTTTTTCAGAAACTCTACAGTTTCAGAACTACGCGGTATATAACTACTTGTTAAAGTAACATCAAATTGAAATAGATTTTCAACTGTTGTAAACTTAATTATGTTATTATTATGTGAAAGATAATAAAAAATTTGGCCAGATTCTACTTGCGATTGTATTGCGGGTTGTTCTGATGGTTGCTGTTGAGCAGCTTTTAATTTGGCTGCTTGTTTTTCTTGAGCGATAGCTCTTGCTTCAGCGGCTGCTTTTGCTTCAGCGGCTGCTTTTGCTTCGGCGGCTGCTTTTACTTCGGCGGCTGCTATTGCTTCGGCGGCTGCTTTTGCTTCGGCGGCTGCTTTTACTTCGGCGGCTGCTTTTGCTTCAGCGGCTGCTTTTACTTCGGCGGCTGCTTTTGCTTCGGCGGCTGCTTTTGCTTCGGCTTTATAAGGAATGTTAAAAAATAGTATTCTACCCCTTTCGCTCACGATGATGCGACCTTGGTCGTTCGTCGAAACGCCGAATGGTTTATTAAGTTCATATTCGCCTTTGTCCCCTTTGTCGATAGTTTGAAGGTGTTGGCCATCGCTGTAGCGGAGAACCTGCACTCGATTATTATCCGTATCAGCTACAATTATGCGGTCTTCGCTATCGAGCGCAACGCTGCGGGGTTCATTAAATTGACCAACGCCCGAACCCTTGTTACCTATAGTGCGTATGTGCTGTCCAGTATTAGAATTCAGGACCTGAACGCGACTATTTCCACCGTCAGCCACTACAATATTGCCTTGTCCATCAAATGCAATGCTGCCAAAGCCGGAGATCTGCCCTGGACCACTACCTTTGCTGCACATGCTTCTCAAGAGGGAGCCGTCACTCACACGGTACACACGAATATTGCCGCGATCGAATCCGTTATACACGAACACGTTCCCGGAATTAACCGCAACACTGCTTGGAAGGTGTAAATCTCCAAGACCGATGGTTCGCACATGTTGACCGTTATCGTAGCGCAGTACTTGCACTTGATGATTATACGTGTCGGCTACAATGATATGGCCTTCTGCGTCGAACGCAACACCGAATGGCTGATTAAATTCACCATCGCCTGATCCTATTTGGCCTATAGTGCGGAGACATTCGCCATCGCTGAGTCGAACAACTCGAAGATGATTTTCGCCCATATCGGCAACAACAACATTTCCATATGAGTCACACGCCATGAGTCTCGGCAACTTGAAACACGTGACATCCTTAAAAAATTTTACACTATTCTCGTTAGTAACCGCTTCCAATGCCACACTGACTTGTGGTGGCTGTTGCTCTTGCTGTTGCTCTTGCTGTTGCTGTTGCTGTTGCTGTTGCTGTTGCTGTTGCTGTTGCTGTTGCTGTTGCTGTTGTTCTTGCTGTTGCTGTTGTTCCTCTTGTTGTTGTTGCTGCTGTAGTAGCAGCAGTTGCTCTTGCTGTTGGGCTTGATCTAAATCTTCATGCCATGAACCAGGAAATTTTATAGTATCATCATCAATATTACTGTATATTAATTTTAAAGTCCATTTTGAATTATTTCTAGCCGCATCTCTTAGTGACTCAAATTGTTTGTTACTTAAATTTAACTTTATTTCGCAATAGGTTGTGTTATCCTTACTGGTATCAACAATAGAAAATTCACGTATTTCTGTTTTTTCCATATTTTTTTTTATAAACTTTGCGGTTCTGGAGTAAGAAGGTATCGGATTACTTGTTAATGTAATAACATCAGCAGATGGTTCTTTTGTAACCATTGTAAACGAAATGATCTCTGGTTTAGTGTTGACATAAAAAATTTGGTAAGGTTCCTCTTGTTCCTCTTGTTCCTCTTGTTCCTCTTGTTCCTCTTGTTCCTCTTGTTCCTCTTCTTGTTGTTCCTCTTCTTGTTGTTGCTGTTGCTGTTGCTGTTGCTGTTGCTGTTGCTGTTGCTGTTGCTGTTGCTGTTGCTGTTGCTGTTGCTGTTGCTGTTGCTGTTGCTCTTGCTGTTGCTCTTGCTGTTGCTGTTGTTCCTCTTGTTGCTGTTGTTCCTCTTGTTGCTGTTGTTGCTGTTGTTGCTGTTTTTTTCGTTGTAAATCTAAATTAGTTTTTATGAATTGAATGGATTTTTGCGCATTTTGACTTTCTTGATTGGCAAGAGTTGCATTACTTATCGAAGCAAGATTTGCCACAGTAATTTGTTGAATATAATCTTTTGCATTGACTATATATTCATTGGCTTTTTCAACATGATTTATATAATCGGCATTTTGTAGTTGTAAAGAATTTAATTGACTTTTAATATTTTCTAATTCGTTTTCAACATCTGATAACAAATTTTGAGCAGTAGTTTTAGCGTCAATTAGAGGTTTAATGGCGCGCCAACGTTGTTGAATCTTACTAGCAGCAGCTTCGGCAATAACATTTGGTTGTTGCTGTTGTTGTAATTCTCTAGCTTTTTTCATTTCTTTTCGAGCAACTCCCATTCTAAAAGCGCTCTGTAGTGAAGTAGCAGCAGTATCAGCAGCAGCTTTTTCTGCAGTTTTTTCTTTAAATTGTCTAGCCAGTCGGTTTCGATAAGCACTCTGTAGTGCAGTAGCAGAAGTATCAGCAGCAGCTTTTTCTTTAAATTTTCTAGCTTTTTGGAGTTGTTGTCTAGCTAGTCGGTTTCGAAAAGCGCTCTGTACTGCAGTAGCGGCTTTGTTTAAAGCAGCCATGCGCTCTTTCTCCTTCTCTAGTTCGAGAGCAGCCGTTTGTTTGGCCTTTTTATCTGCCATTTCCATTTTTTTTTTAGCCACATGCATTCGATAAGCATTCTGTAATGTAATAGTTGATTTTCCCTTAGCTTCATTTTCAATCTCTTCTTCCATATTCGCAATGATACGTTCCAACTCATCTTCATCAATATCTGGATCCGCTCCTTTAAAGTTAAATGTGGTCATGAATTTGGAAGCGGGATCATCGAACGCGGGATATTCGACGACGGGATCGTCGACGGCAGCTCCACTGCTATTATCTTGTTGTTCTTCTAATTTTTGAAACTCTGCGTCTAACTGCTCTTTATTAAGAGGCGTTTTTTTACCTTCATGTTTATCCAATAATTCCTCAAATTCCTCTTTTAGTTGTTGTTTTTCTTCTACTGTTAGTTGGTGTTCACCTTCTTGAAGTTGCTGAGCTTTGCCTTCACCAGCTTTACCAGTACCAACATCAACTGCAGAATCTAGTAATAATTTTTTTCTGTAAATTTTTATCAACATATCATTTTTTTTAATCTCTTTTGGTTCCTTAATAAGCTTTTTACGCAACATTAATTTTTCTAATATTTCTTTTTGTATGGCTGTTTTAATTGGTTCGGGTTCCGCTTCCGCTTCTTTTTCTTTTTTTGATAAATTTTTGGTTTCATAATATAGTATTGTGCTATAATTTTCACCTTTTTTTTCTTGAAGTGTTTCGAAATTTTGTTTTTTTATATATTCTGCTTGAAATTTTATTTTTTTTATTTTATATTTTGGGTTATTAAATAGATCCTGTAATTCTAATTTTGGGTTTTTTGTTATTTTTCTTTCAATTAACAGATCTTTTTTTAGATCTTTCTTTAGATCTTTTATTACCTCTTCATTATAAGTTGTTCGACCAATTTGATCTTCGATATATTTTTTTTGTATATTTAAAAATTCTAATAGTTGTCTTCGCGCTTCAATTCTATCTAATTCAGGTTTAGTTTCATCTTTTTCTTCCGCAATTAAATTTTCTATACGTTGCGATAGCGGTATTTGGTCTTTGACTGGACCAGCTTGACCGGCTTGATCGTGATCCTCTTTGTCAACATCTTTTTTCGTAAAATAACGGCTTATAAAACGGCCTAGAAACGATTCTGATTTTTCGGCTGGAACAGCTTGACCTTGATCCCCTTTGCCTCCTCCAATTTGTTGTTGTGTAGGATCGGTCAATCCATCAATATATTTTTCAAAATATACACTTCCAAAATGAATGATCGTATTATTAATGTGAGGGTGCAAATAAGGCACTACAAATCGGTTTGTATGATATAGTATTTTTGTATGTGGAAGAATGTCAATGTCAACATAATCTAAATTTAAATCAAATATATTTTTATAAACAAATCGTAATACGCGAAAACGAATATAAAGTATAGTAACATTGGTGCGGGTCATATTATTTATATTTACATTATAAAGAGCATCTTCGTCTACAAAATCGTACATTCTAACAGGTACAGTACCGGGGATGCCACCGTTGTACATTCCAATTAGAATGTCACCTATTTTTAGACCATTTATTGACGCAATGCTGCCTGGTTGAATACTTGTTATGATTTGATAATTTTTAGATGAATTTATTTTAAACTTTACACACTCATCATGTGTTAGCGTTCTCATCGCGAATCCAAAAATTTCGCTACATTTTGCTTTCGTGCCTCTCTTATCTTTATCTCTCAACATTTCGTCGAATAGAATAGGATCTGATGTTGTTTGATTATATTCGATTGCTTCAACGGCATCTTTGGATAAACGGATAGGATCAGTATATAACATTTCAAGTATCTTTTGTGTGGCCGGTGAATCTATGACCGTTTTTATTGACGCATTTGATTCTTCTTCTTCTTCTTCTTCTTGTTGTACTGGTGGTACCGATCCAGAACTCGATCCAGAACTCGATCCAGAACTCGATCCAGAACTCGATCCAGAACTCGATCCAGAACTCGATCCAGAACTCGATCCAGAACTCGATCCAGAACTCGATCCAGAACTCGATCCAGAACTAGATCCAGAACTAGATCCAGAACTACTAGATCCAGACGAGGATGACGACGATGACGACGATGACGATGAAAATGATGATGGTGCAGATGACCATGAAAATAATGGTGGTGCAGATGACCATGAAAATAATGGTGGTGCAGATGACGATGAAAATGATGATGACCATGAAAATAATGGTGGTGCAGATGACGATGAAAATAATGGTGGTGCAGATGACGATGAAAATGACGATGAAAATAATGATTGGGGTGCAGATGATGATGAAAATGATGATGACCATGAAAATAATGGTGGTGCAGATGACGATGAAAATGATGGTAAAAATGATGACGATGAAAATAATGGTGGTGCAGATGACGATGAAAATAATGGTGGTGCAGATGACGATGAAAATAATGATTGGGGTGCAGATGATGATGATGACCGTAAAAATGATGATTGGGGTGGTAGTCCTGGCGGCGACTGTGGCGGTGGATAATATAATTGATCTCCATTTACAAAAATATAAACTGGTTCTACATTTTTATTTCGTAAAAAAAGCGATGACGCTGTATCGTTTTCTTTTAAGACATATCCATCTTGAAGATTGAATACAAGTGTAGAAGGGTGAAAGGCATATTTATACTCTATTATTTTTTGTTTTAAACCCTGAACTACATTTGCATTACTGTCAAAAATAATAGTATACATAACAGGAGTGGGAACCGAGTTTATTTTTAAATAAAATGTAATTTTTTGTGCTGGCGCTCTGAATGATGCTGCTGCTGCCGCCGATGATGAAGAAGATGATGAAGTTTGTGGAGTAAACGGATTTTTTTGAAACTGTATCAAATTGAAATGGTTACCACCCAATTGTTGAATATAAATATTATTATCTTTTTGAAGATCAGATACATCTTCATCATTTTTTCTTTTAAATATTCCAAGGATTTCTAACCCATCGTTGAAAATAATTATATTTTTATCTATAATTAACGATGTAATGGATCCAATAATGTCAGTCACTGGAAAAATAGCTGCAAATTTTTTATCGAAAAAGTTTTCAACTGACAATATAGTAACAAGCTCGCCATTTGTTAATCTGCAATCTGCAATACCACTTAATGTACTAGCTGCTTGATATAATCGTTTTTCAAGTTCTATTTGAAATGCGGCATTTGTGCCATTTTTTATAAACCATGTTATACACATTGCAAGATGTCGTCCTTTAATTTTTTTGGGTGCATTAACTGCATTCAATACTGTTTCATAAAAACACCATCCATTATCTGGGATTGTCGTAACAGTAAATTTTAAATTTGAATCTTTTGGATCAAAATAGTTAGTAGAAATATTAAACAAGATTGTATCATTCGGTAACAGATTCATTTGTTCGTTTATGGAGGCATTCTGTAAGACGAAATTAAACTCGGTTAATGTGGCATCAATGACATCTTGTTCATGTAATAACATTAAGTTCCCTAAATATAGAGAGTGATTTACTAAACGCAATTTCATATCAGGATTATCATATGGACCCAATCCTTGTTGACTTTCCACAATAATACAATCTGTTGATGATTTTCCAACGATTTGAAATGGATCATCCGGGTTATCCATACGTTGACGAAATTGTAAATAATTTTGTTTATTATAAAGAGCCCGAAACGGTTCAAATATGGATGATGATGATTCTAATGCAGTAATGGCTTTTCTCGCATCAACTGCAGCTTTTAACGGGTTTCTAAATGAAGTAACAGGAGCTGAAGCTGCATCAAGACCTATAGAAGATGAAGAAGAATGTGGTGGCCAAATACTAGATGGATTTTCACCTCGAAATAGATATCTTATCAACTCGTTAATACTTTTATATGCAATGTTATCATCCGGCGGCAAATTATCTATCGAATACCATTTACCTGCAACTGTTTCTGGCTTCTTTTTTCCATCTTTTTTAACATTTTCTATGGTAAATTTAATATTTGGTCTTACATTACATTGTATAACAAAAATATCGGTGTGGTATATTTTTTGACCATACATACATTTCGTGACTTGTTGATTTTTTTGTTCAACCCAATTTTTTAACCCTGCGGTTCCCGTTTCTTCATCAAATTCTCGAAATGCTGCATCATAATGTGACTTATCTCCTTGATCGATGTGACCTCCAGGAAAAGTCCATCCCTTGCTATAATTCAATTCAACAAGATATACCTCCCTTTTAAAAAATAACGCAATTGCCGCATTATTTATTTTTACTTCCTTAACAGAAGACATATGATGTTTTATATTATTTTATTATTTTTATATTTTTATTAATTTTATTATATTATATTATTTATTAGATTATATAACCAAAAACGAATATAATAAAATTATATTAAATATGATGACGTAAATAATTAAAAAAATCGTTTGGATGCTCGAATCTTCGACTGGGCTCCACTGTTCAAGTTTCCGCCAAAGCTGCCGTCATTGTAGTTGCGATTGGACGCTTGGAGTTTTCTAAATCGCGTATAATCGGAACTGTCATACACGTATTTCACGTTGCATGTGGACGAGGGGACGCCACTACCATCAGGATTCGGTTGAATGGCGCCGGCCATGGTCTTCCATCCAGTGAGCCCCCCTCTTAAAGAATTGATCTGGGACGAACCTCCGGAAGTATAGTATTGACGATTCAACAAATCGCCAGCATTGTTTACGGCACGAAATGGAGTGGCTGCAACTGTCACATTGTTTACAGTGCCGGTAGCGGCTTGACCATTCCACGCTTCCCTCAGCGTAACACGAGTCATTTCGCGTTCGCTGCCGCCTTCCGGACCACCGCTCCCGCTTTTACCTGGACCGCCTCCAAGCAATTTAGCGGAAAATCCATTGTATAAACCTCCTAAAACTAGTTTCATTTTACCTATTTTTATAAACCGAGTTTGAAATAAATATTAATATATAATAATATAATAATATTTTAATTTGTATTGTATTTATTTTTTTTATTTGTTTAATCTAAAAAGATAAAAGGGTTTTAATAAAAATGGTTTGTATGAAAAGTTGCATTATCGCGACAATGTTTATTGTTGCAATGATTTTCACAATGTATAAAACAGACAGCGTGTCATCGATTCAACAATTTACTCAAGTTCTCTCTGAAAAACAAAATGCAATTTATAAAAAAATTGCAGACGAGCGGCGTAGAATTTATTTCACGGGATTCGGTTTAGGACTTGTTTTATCCTTTTTATTCTTATTTTGGAAAAGCGCGACAAAAAATTCGTATAAAATTAACCGTTTTTCAACCATTTGCGTGGTTGGGGCAATTACATTCATGACGAATTATTTTTATTACATACTGTCTCCTAAAAGCGACTGGATGATTCTTCACGTTGACGGCGATAAACAGAAACAGGCGTGGTTGAACGTGTATCGAATCATGCAATACAATTACCATTTGGGCGCGCTCCTCGGACTTGTGGGGGCGTTTTTTATCGCCAACACGTTTTGCGATTAACATGCAGTTAATAGATTTCATTCAGTGTTTTGCAGAGAGAATGAGAGAAAATGATATTTTATTTAATTAAAAATAAAATATTGGTATAATTATATTAACAAAATAAAAAAATGTGTGATTATAAATGCGCGTGTGAAAATAATGCGTGTAGTTGCGTAAACAGACAGTGTACATATTACAACTATCCTTTTTATTTGAATTCGACAGCTTGTGTTCCAAAAGAAAATTATTCGACATATAAATCATACTCTGGAATCGGATACAAGGGAAAGTATCAAAATCCGATTTCATATTTTAGCTCATTTTCGTACCGGTATTGCAAACCGAATACTATTATTGATTCTTCCGGTTATCCAAACGGTAAATATAATACGTGCTGTTGCAAATTCGCATCATGCGGTAACTTCCAATGAACATAATTAATTATTCCGTCATAATTCGCGGAACCACATTCATGGTTTGCAGCTCTTGAAACAGGAGTTTGCACGAATACGGAATCTCGACATACGCGAAATCGGTGCGGTTGTCGCACATTTTGCAGCAGTGAATTCCAAGCGCGTCGTTATACGCTGCAACCATTCCGCATTTCGAGCACACGTGCACCTGGAATTTATCGGAAACGTCGTAGAGTCGCTCTCTTGTGAATCGTGCAGCTCCATGCGATACCATGCAATTGTGTGCAACGATTCCATTTACAAGGAAGGAGTGCGTGTCTTCCACGCTAATGTCATACACGTGCTTTGGGCCGACGTTGATGCGCGACACAACCTCCAAATTCATGGTCGGAAGAGCGTTGCTTTCGCGATGGACACCATATCCTGCATTCAATTCCGTTTCATCTGCTTCTACTTCTTTGAATAATTCTTCGTTCACATCATCCATTTTTTTGGGTTGATTATCATCGCTTAGAAACCACTTGAGCGCTCCAATTTTTTCCAGAAATTGTTCGGCAGTAGGAAATGATTTGGATGTGAATTTACCAAATTCGGTGCCTTTGATCAGATGATCCGTAATATCGTGCGTGCTTGGAATCGCGTAATCGTGAAGGAGTCCTTCCGTTTTCTTAAGTTCTTCGACAGCTTTAATAATAGCACTCTTTGTGGGCACTGTCTTATCCGGATTCTTTGATTTGATTTCCTTGAAATGCGTGATTTCATCCACACGATTCACCAGCCAATTGTGTTGACGACAAACTTCTTCACGCAGGCGACGATAGGAAACACCGGCTTCAAGGCGCTGGGATTTGTGACAGCAATAACGAAATCCGATTTTTTCGGAGAATGGAATAAGTTGTTCAATCGGAAGATGAAGCGTCAACTGAAAACTCCGATTCGATGCATCATTTTTATCTTGTAATTGAAATTTATTTTTGGAAAAGGACGTTTCCTTTGCCTTTTGAATTGTCGTATCATGAATACCGCATTTGGCAAGTAACTTCTGTATATCTTCAAACATTGTTTGCAACGATTCGCGATGTTCGTATGTTTTTGTTTGTGAAAATGAAACAGATGATAACAAATCGCGCTTTCCTCTATGCATACCGAGAACGCATGTATGTCCATCACCACCAAACATTCCGCCAAGAAATTCGCGAATAATGGGACGAGGGCATTTCTCATCCAAGATAAATTCGGGAAGCATTCCTGTCTGATTTACTTTTCGTCCACTTAACAAACCAGGTAACTGAATAATTTGATTCGTTAATTTTGCAGGAATTCTAACTATAAATAAATTTTTAATTACAAAATTTGTTTGTTGACTTTCACAAAACATTTTAATGTCTTCTAATACAGAATATACATCTATCATGTGTCCTAAAAATAACGATGCAATCTTATCTTTCACATTCATATGTCCATCAGTAATTAAAAGTCCGATTATGCGCGCAAATGCAAGAGTTTTCATATATTCTTCGTGAGTATTCGTTTGAAGTAATATATTTCCAACCTCAAGTTTCCATCCAGCACATTCTTCTATTTCTTCTTTAATATTTACAAGTGGACAAGTTATACTTGTTTTAATTTTAGTTGCATTCAATTCAAGATCTTTTACCTTAACCCATGTATTATCAGAAGTTAATACAGGATGATCCTCAGTGCATGTAAGTTTTCTACCATCTTCAAATGTTAATTCAACACAATCGCGCATTCCCTTGTCCATGAATGCAACTTGTCTAGAAGGAATCATTCCATTTTTTTCCTCACTCCAACCCATAATATTTACATGTTCATCATTTTCACCGAGTGAATCTAATCTTACACTGAGACCATTTGTGAGCGTAATTGGTGTGCTTCCATCATGGCAGTCTCGTTCCATTTCCCCAAATCGTAATCCTCCATCTCGCGAACGGCCTTCAGCAGGCTGACGCGTGAGATTTACCATTGGACCGATGGATCTGCTGTGTTGTTTGTCATTTACCATGTGTTTTAGGCGCTGGTAGAATGCGGGTCCCATGAAAATTTCTGATTCAATTTGTTCGCCGGATAGGCCGTTATACAGGAGTTCGTTTCCGTTGTTTTCGTAGCCGAGTTTTAGGAGTTCGTTGCGGATGGTGTAAACGTCGAGTTCTCCGAAGGAGGTTCCGTCACCGAAAAGGCCGAGTTCGAGGAGGACTTTTCCGAGGAGGGTTTCTTTGAGTTGTGCGATGGTCATACGGGATGGGATGGCATGAGGATTAATGATGATGTCGGGGCGCTGTCCGCTTTTGGTGAATGGCATATCCATTTCTGGAATGATGTTTCCGATGGTGCCCTTTTGTCCGTGACGACTGCTGAGTTTATCTCCGATCACCGGTTTACGAAAGGTGCGAATGCGGACTTTGCAAATAACGTATCCATCGCCGTTGCGTTCCATGTAGTTTCTATCGACGTAGGAATCTTCGGTGGTGCGGTGCATTTTGCTGACGTCTTCGTATTTGACGAGTTTGGTGTGATCGTTGCGGTTTTCCTTGATGGGAATGACTTTCCCCATAATGATGTCGCGGTTTTCGATGATGGAGTTTTCGGGGATGACGCCCTTGCTATTGAGTTTGCCGTAGTTTCCGAACTTCATTCCTTTTGTTTTTGTGGAATCGGGTTTGCATCGGATTTCCTCGTCGCCGTTGAGTTTCTTGTCTTCGTCTTTTTCGGTGTGGTAGATGGTTGCACTGAACAAACCGCGGTCGATGGCGCCCTTGTTAATCAAAATACTGTCTTCTTGGTTGTAACCGGTGTAACTCATGATCGCGACGATGACAGGAGCGCCGGACGGGATTTCATCGAGTTTAATCATGCGCATGACGCGAGTATCGACGAGGGGGCGCATGGGATTGGATAGGACGTAGGCCGTCTTGTCCATGCGGTTATAAAAGTTCGTGACGTACATACCCATGGCTTGCTTACCCATAGCGCAGTTTGAACTTGCAAAATTGTCTCCAGCAATAAATGAATGATTATCGTGTGCAACTTCAATGTCAGAAATCATGCAATCTTCTTGTCTTGTTATAGATTCAATCGGTATAAATGCCAAGTTATTAATAACTTGAATATCCTTCATCCATTCTTCGATTCCCATTTTTACATATTTAGCAGTGGAAGAAGAAGATGTCATTTTCGAATATTCATTCTCTTTTGTAAATGTCTGGTCTGCGTAAATTCCAATTCTTAATTCATTATTTTGCATCAACTCGCTCACAGTTTTCCAACCATAGTTCGTCATAAATTTGTGATCTTCTGTTGCTACAATTTCTCTTCCGCTAATAGTTTTGACCTTGTAAACAGGATGATCATTTTTACGAATAAAGTGATTTACAACATTGGTTGTAGTCATTTCAAATGTTTTAGGATTAAATGACACAACACGATCACCGATGGCAACATCCTTTATTTGTCTTCGCGAGCCGTCTTCCATTAGGACATTTTCGTAAATTCCAACGCACTGATAAGTGTTTCTGGGCGACTGGTTGTGCTCGGGAAACGGGATACAAGACGCGAGAATTCCGAAAATGGTGCTGGGGTGAAGTTCGCAGTGGGTGTAATTGTAGTTCTGCGACCCCCGCTGTAGAAGCGAGTTTCGGAGATCGGTGCGTTTCATGGCAATCATACTGAAATTCTGTTCTTCGGGGTCAATGTATTCGATGATTGCGTCGCCGATTTTGCAGTCGGTAATGAGATCGTCCCAGCTTAATTCTTTGCGATCTAATCTACGAAGGAGGTCGGCACTAATGAACGACTTGTTGTCTTTTACGCGCAAAACGGGGCGGGTGATTCTGCCGGCGTCGCTGCAAACGCGGATCTCCTTGTTTCGAATGTCAAACACGATGGAAGTGTAGACGTTGATCATACCCCTGCATTTTTTCTCCTTCAGAATCGTGTACAGTTCGACGGGGTCTCTGCTGATTCCGACCCATGCGCCGTTTACAAAAACTTTGACTTTATCGTATAAATCTTTGCAATCGGCGAATTTATCCAGCGTGTCAATGTGGGACTCGACTTGACTATGAAGCGATTCGGGATTGCTCGGAATAGTAATATGGCTCATGTAGCTGATATTTTTGACGACACCGACGCTAGCACCTTCAGGCGATTCGGCCAGACATAAAAATCCCCATGTGGTGTTGTGCAATTTTCGGGGTGGGATGAGCTTGCCGCTCTTATCAATAGGTGTGTTGACTCTGCGAAGATGGCTCAAACTGGAAACGTACGTCAAGCGGTTCAGAACTTGAGCAACGCCGACTTTGGTTGTGTTTGTGTTTTTGATTCCGAAATCGCCGGTGGAAAGTGCACGCTTGATGCCGTTTTCAATGGTCGTTGATTTGATGATTTTATACACGTTGGTCTTGTTGATAATTCCCACATAATCTTCAGTAGACCGCCAAGAGCCCGTATTGATTTCTCGAGTGACTTGTTTCGTCATATCTTTGACCACCTTGTTGAAATAGTTTCGAAGCAGGTTGTTGAGCAGCGCGCCAGTCAAATCGACGCGCTTGTTCATGTAGGAGTCGCGGTCGTCCTGTTTCAAAATTCCCAAACTACATTTGATGAGGCGCATGGCCATGTATCCCAAAAAGTATATTTTCTGCGTTACAGTTTTACAATGAGGAAACAAATCAGAGTTGAGGATATCAAGAGCAAATTCGCGTTTCTTTTTTGCGCCAGTTTCTTTATCCATGTACATTGGCGTGTACATTACATTCGACGTGAGATGGCGCATGGCGTCTTCGTGTGTGAGAACGGTATTGGCGTCAATAATAGACGCTTGGAGCGATGCGAGAATGGTTTCATTGTTGTGTCCGCCCTCAATGTCGAGCATGATTTTCTCGCAAATGTCCTTGTCGGAAAGAACGGACAATGCGCGAAAGAGAACGAACAGGGGAAGCGGGTGCTTGACGCGTGGAACCTGGATATAGATGGGAAATCCGAATCCGTTATTTTTCGAGGCGATCATCATGTTGATTTGTTTTGGTGAAATGCACTTGTTGTCAGGTACAGATTTCACTTCTGCGAGCCAGTTCCACTTGGTGTTTCCTTTTGAAATGTTGAAACAGAATACTTTATTTTCGGCCGCTCGTTCTTGTCCGAGCACTGTTTTTTCGCTACCGTTGATAATAAAGTAGCCGCCGGCATCATATGCGCATTCACCTGTTTCGGTATGACTAACATGGGAATACTGGTTGAGAATGCAAATGGATGACTTCAACATGATTGGCATTTTCCCAATGTGAATTCCAGGAATGGATTTATGCAAGGTTTGAATATTTTCAAGATTTTCGCCGGTGCGAATGGTATATTTTATATTTGCATCTACTGTCATTGAAGATGCATATGTAAAATTTCTAAGACGTGCCTCGTGAGGAAACATGAGTTTGGTCGCTCCATTGTTTTCATGAATTTGGGCACGATACAAATGAAAGTCGCTGAATGTGACTTCAATGTCGAGTTTATGTTTTTTTGTTTTTTTATCAAAATCTTGTTCTGATGCGATGACAACCGGATTAAACATTTGAATGGTTTTTTCCAGTTGGTTATTTACAAAGTCATTATAAGATTCAATTTGGTGTCGAACCAACCGTTTCAAATGTTGGCCCTCAAAGTAAGAGCCAATAATTTTCCATGGCGCTTCATCGTATTCGACATGACTGTCATCATCGTAATCAGAATGTGTTGCGACAACAATGGCAGATTCGGCGGCGACAGATGCAGACGATGCGATAGTAGTATGATTTTGAATATTGTCATGAACATGAATAGTTTGTTTTTTTTCTTTTTCTTTATCATTTTCATTTTCATTTTCGTAACTACCACTGTATCCACTATTTCTTATAGTAAACTTACCGTTATAATCGCCATACGACGATGATGAAGGAGCTGCACAAAATTCCATATTTTCTCGGCGGTTCGTGGTATTTGTGAAAATGATTCTTATTCAATGAATAATCAATTTATTTTTAAATATTTTTTCTTACATATATAAAATGAAAAATGAAAAATCGAAATGAAAAATCGAAATTATATTTAACAAAAATGGAAATAAAAATGATATACTAAGTATGAATATATTATTTTATTTCTTTTTTAAAGAGAGATAGAGAGAAAAATAAAATAAAATAAGAATAAGGATAAAAATAAAAATAAAATAATAAATGATCGAAGTAAAGAAAAAAATTGTTATTAATCATGAACATTTAAATCCGAATGCACAAAAGAGGAAGAAAAATGGTTCTAATATGGGTGCTGGTACTGCTGGTTCGAAAAGAACATTAAAAAAAATGCCCGGATTTGTTCGACCGAGCGAGTTAAAGAACAATTTAATTAAATTATTAAAACAAAAACGCGAAGAAAAAACAAGACAACAACAGCAAGAGCAAGAGCAAGAGCAACAACAACAACAACGCCAACAACGCCAACAACAACCGAAAGATCTATTAACTAATTCAGCAGCTATATTTGATAAAAAAAAATATGAAAATATATTTTCAAAAGATTTTGAAGAATCTTTAAATTATTTAAAATCATTTAAACAACAAAATCATCGTCATTCGATGACGCCAAAGAGACAACAACAACACGTATTTAATAATAATGTAACATTAAATTCAGTTCCAGTTCCCGCAGTGTTGGACGTTCCAAGCGATTTTACTTCGCCAATCTCTTTAGAAATGCCATCTTTTGTTCCTTCAATGGATCTTGATCCTAATCATGCCGCTGTTGTTCCTGCTCCTGCTCCAATAAAAGACATTACAACAACGATTACCGAGTTGCAGCATCAACTTCAACAAATTCAGCAACAGCAACAGCAGCAACAACAAGTGCAAATGCAAGATAAAAAAGGCACGCTGCCTCCTCGGCCTCCACCTCCACCTCCGCCTCCGCCTCCGCCGCCTCCACCACCTCCTCCACCTCCTCCTCCGCCACCGCCGCGTTCCGAAATAAAATACGAGGAGTTTATAAACAATCAAAATGGTGATCATGATTATGAAGGTGCAGGTATTAGCGAAACGACGTTTCAATACAAGGTACCCGAAGATAAACCATACGGCGCTTTAAAAGGAGGTGCGAAACCATCATATCGTGAATATTTTAATAAAACGTTGAAACGGCATATGGGGAGTTCGGGCGCGGGTGGAATACCGTTATTATCTAAAAACAATAAAAAGAAATCGAGTAGACCGAAACATGTACCGAGAAAAATAAAACAAGTAAAACGAAAAACGACAGTAAAAAAATATAAACTTGGAAAATATGGAAAAAAAATAAGTATTCTAATCAAGAACAATAAGACGATTAAAAAAATTCAGGATGCGCAACGTGAATTAAAAAATGTTCCGATTCACGATGTGAAGAATGAATTGATTAAAAATAATTTATTGAAGTTGGGTTCAACAGCTCCATCGAATTTATTGCGAAAAATATACGAAGATGTAAATATGACGGGAAAAGTCGTAAATGTGGGAGGTGATACATTTATGCACAATTATATGAATAACGATGCAAATAAAATAATATAAAAATGTTCAATTATATTTAGTTAAAACATAAAGAAAAACTTAATGTATAATATTTTACAATATTTTTGTCATAATATAATATAATATAATAATAAAATTTAATCGTATTATCTCTCTATCTCTCGACGATCTAATTAAATTATAAATAAATTACAAGGGTACAGGCGTATTTTAAAATGGATTCTTCGTTTTCGTTCGATTCGTTCGATTCGTCGTCGTTGTCGTCATCGCCGTCGCCGTTGTCGCCGTCATCGCCAGTGCTTGCATTCATCTATGAGAATATTACGTATATAATTGGAATTATGGTTGTTATTTTTGGCGTGATTATTTATATTCATATGGCAGATGTGACATTTGAAATTCCGATGATGAGAACAAAACGATTGATTATTGAGACAATGGAACACAAGATGGGCGGAAAAAATGTCAGCGATGATGACAATAACAATAATAATAATAATTACGATAGTGGGAGTAGTACTCTACTGACTCCGCCGATTGATCTTGAAAAGAAATTAAAATCGGGGTTCTGCAACATGCATACGAGCAAGGGTAGTTCGGCGACGGACATTGATAAAGAATGCAAAGTATTCGGAAAAGCATCTTGTTTAAATACGGATTGTTGTGGATGGGTGGTTACGGCGAACGAACCTGACGGCGTGTGTCGCTCTGGAAACAAAAACGGTATGACATTTGGTTATGATAATACCGGTAAAAAAATAGATGTGGACTGTTATTATTACAAGGATGCGAAGAGCGGACCTCGTTGTTCTTCCTGATAATATTTATAACTATATCAAGTAAAATAATAATTTGATAATGGAAAGTAAACAAAATAAAAATATAACAAAACAACAGGAAAAACGATTTTAAAAATTAAATTCGATACATCCAACAAAATTAAAACCGAATGAAAAATACGAGTTTAATTTACTATTGGGTAAAAAATATTTATATTTAAGTTCACTTAAGAAATATACACAAAATGAAAAAAATTTTTATAGAGACCAAGGAAACTATTTTGTAAAATACGCAGAAAATATTCGAAAACGACACGCTTTGAATGTAATTGAGTAACGTAACTAACTCAAGTCATAAGGAAAATAATAAATTAAATATATTAATGAAAATAATAAATTAAATATAAAAAAAAAATATAATTATAGTGTATAACAGGTAAATTTAGGAATAATATTATGACCGATGCGGATTGGGAGGCCGCGATGAATAAATCAACATTAGAGGCGGAATAATGGATAAAAAACAATTCAGGACATTTAGATAAACTCGATGATTGGTTAAATACTAAAGTGGAAATAGGCAATACCGCTTTCAATAAATCTTACGATGGCAACATACGCGAGTTAATTTACGTGCTAGGGATGCAGCACAATGTTATATGTGAGTGTATCAATAAAAAAATGAGGAGAGAACAGGTCAATGTCGAGGATTTTCTTAAGGAATTCGTCAACGATATTACACCTGGTGATAAAGTTACTGCACAAAATTTATCAACTCTATGCAGTGCGATTTACGAATTAAATAAAGACAACCTGCAAGCACTTCATGGTATGTTATGTTTTCAATTTGATTTTAAAGCATGGAGAATACTAGTCGATCGCACAAGAAGAGCGAAAGGGTATTTGCGACACTACGGCACTTCAGATTCGGTTAACCCCCTGGTATAGAGTGGCTGAGGGAGGCGGGCGAAAATTATCACGCCGTAGAAAAACCAATCCAAAATCGAAATCGAAATCGAAGCACAAGCATAAGCGGCGCAGTTATAAGAAAAGTAGTTATAGAAGACAAAGATGACAAAGACATTAAAATATAAATTATATATTTATGTTGAAGTTCAATTTTTTATATTAATTTAATATTTGTTTAATATTTGTATAAATATAGGCAAATCAAATATTAAATTATTAAAAATTATAAAAATCAAATCGAATGTCAAAGTGCGACCTGAAAGGATTTGACAACATGTGCTCGAGTTTCACGAGTTGCGAAATAAATGAATCAAATATAAATGCGAATGTTAACAATTTGCGATTAATACACATGCCGAACGCCTGTGTTTCAGTAAATGAGTGGCTATTAAACACGCGGCTCACAAGTGCGCGAATCATTCTTTTTAACAAAATAATCTCAGAACTGATATTTAGAAATAATCATTTTAGTAAAATAACACTTAACGATAATTATTAAGTAAATTTATTATTATAAAAAAATATCATGTAATTTATATATTACCAGTTTACTAAAACATGGCAAATAATAGTCCAAGTCCCAGCGTTCCAAGTCCGTACCCATGTTTAATATTTGCAAGCATCATAAAGCGGTGCTCGAATGATTTAAAACAATTTGCGAATTTATATGGGTTTAATGTCGACGAATACTTATTGCCAGGAGTTGAATCGATGGAGACGGGAATATTTGAGGATGCAAACACGCATAAAGTGCTTACATTACGAATGAAAAGCATCACGGATAGAATTGTTTCCACTTCTGGAATATTAATGGAGAATTTTGATTATCCTCACCAAATAAGAAGTTACGATGATCAGAAGCAAAAAAAATTATGGTGTCTACGCACATTATTGTTTTATCAATTATTGATGACAGTTACCGAAATGATGAATAAGGAGGGACTGTTTAATGAGGTTTATCAGCATTCGACAAGTAATGGCATAACTCCTACAAGAGATTTTAGGAAGGATATAGTGGCCGAGTTGAAAAATTACAAGTTGGGAATATTTGGAAGCATAACCCCTTCATCTGACATTGATTTAGGAGTTCAATTCTCCGGATTTAATACACTCGTTGGATTGGCGCATATTGTCTCTGTTTTTGAAGATTCATTTTTGATTTTTACCGGAAAAAGTAGTTTAAAATTTGACATTGAGACGTATGCTGATCTTGTTACAGTTCCAGACATAAATGACAAAACTGATGCAGCATCGTTGACTTGCAGTAACGTTCGTGATGTATTTCCATATGACACAAGTAAATTAACTTATTTTGATTTTTTGAAGTTGTTACCCTTTGTATTTGCAGGCATATTAAGAAATTTTATCATTGCCCAACAAGACATTGGATCCAGTGGATCTGTTGCTGACATAGTAGGAATAGTAGGATCGTTTAAAATTGCTGACTTTTTAGCTGTGGCGAAAACAAAAACTGGAACAGATTTTTTGGAAATTGTAAGGAGATATAGATCTGCAACCGTCCCTGGTAATGTGGATAAAGAACTTAGGGATGCATTCGACCAGGCCAAAAACATTGCAATTGGTTACATGGAAGCTCCATACGAAAAAAAACGAGAAGAATATTACAAGTTGGTTAAAACGGCAGAAACCTCAACAGTGCAACTAAAGACAGATTATTTTGCAACAGGGATAGTGGACATTTCAAGTGATAAGCTTACTGAAATATTGATGAATACGTCAAAAGCTCTAGTTTATCGCGAGGAAAGTTACATCTGTTTCCCCACAGTAATGCATGTTGTTCGGGTTATGCAAGCAAATCTAGGCAAGTACAAAACACTTACACCGTCTTACTGTTTGACAAATAAATTGAATGATGCGTATTGCGCAATTGGTATTTATGGCTATCTCATCAGTTTATTTGAGCAACTTGGATACATTTACCGATTTCATATCACTTATTGTCAACCCGGGCATTTCGATAAAATAAAATGTCCTGCTAAATTTACAAAATATGCGAATAGATTTAAACACGGTTTAGAGGAACTTAAAAACATGCCGCCGCCTCCTGCTTCTCCTCCTCAACAACCTCAACAACCTCAACAAGAATCATTCTTTTCTAATCTATTTACAATGATAAGTCCTGAACGAGAACGACAAGAGATACCAGTATCATCAGCAGGTGGATCGCGTAAGCGCCGCACACTGAAAAAAAAATTAATGAAAACCATGAAAGGAAAAGCAATGAAAAGAAAAACCATGAAAAGAAAAGCAATGAAAAAAAAAGCAATGAAAAAAAAGCAATGAAAAAAAACACAAATGAATAGGCGGGTAATAAAAAAGAAATTCGCAATTTTAATTGTTTACAATAAATGAAAAAAAAGAATTAAAATAAAAATTGATATAGAATAATATAGTTGTATAGATTATATAGACGAGGAGCATTATAAGAACAAATGATTATTCCGGTCAAGTGTTATACGTGCGGCAAGGTAATTGCAGACAAGTATCGATACTACTTGAATAAGGTGAGAGAGAAGAAGCTGGAGGAACAAGGAGGCGGAGACGTTGCGGTTGACAAGGTGCTTTATTTGACGAAGCACAATATTAAAAAAACGGCGGAAGGGCAAGTTCTAGACGATATTGGATTTACGAAGATGTGTTGCAGGCGTCACTTTTTGACACATGTTGATATTCAGTAAATCAATTAAAAACTGAAATCAATTAAAAATTGAATTCAATAAATAAAAAATCATTAAAGTTAAAGAATATATGTAATAGAAATATATCAACATAAATAAATAAAATATATTTTATAAAATAAATAAAGTATAAAACATGATTGACCAAAAATATATTTTATTAATTCTCAATTGTTACAAGTACAAATACAAGGCCGACCGACAAATCGAAACATGGCTAAAAAAACTAGACAGTAATAATAATAATAATAGTAATAACAATATAATTTATTTTCATGTGATTGGCGATGTTGAGAAATGTAAAAATAATAATAATGATGATGCCAATTATTTTTTTGATTTTCACAATAGAATTCTTTATACGAAAACGAAGGACGATTATTTGAGTTTGCCTCACAAGGTTATCACGGCGCTTGAAGCTGTAAATCATACATATAATTACGACTATATTTTTAAGACGGACGATGACCAGGAACTAGTCGACGATGATTTTTTTAATAAAATGATGACAACGCTTTCAACTAAAAACTATAATTATGGTGGGCGACTACTGAATGTTAACGATCATTATTCGACGTATTACACTGTTCATTCCGAATTACCTAAAAAATTATTATTGAGAAGAACAAGTTATTGTAGTGGCCGATTTTATTTTTTATCCAAAGCGGCAGTCGTAAATTTACTTGCCAAAAAAGAGCGAATAAAAGAACACGTTATAGAGGATCATGCAATTGGTTATTATATGGATGACGATTTAAAGAAGAATGCGTTACATTTCTTATCAGACCATTTTTTTCGTGATGTTGATGTTACATTTCTCTAAATAGCATAAACTCTAGCAAAAACCGTTATTGACGAAGGAAACGTTCATTATAGTTTACATGTTTATTTTCAATACTAGAATAACCGACCAATTGTCCTGCATAAATATCTTTATAGTAACAGAATATGTATTGATGCTGCAATTGTTTCCACCATTGGTCTATTGCATACGTATTTGGATTACCTCCTTTTACCAATCCATTGACCGACTGTTTAAAATTAGATATTAAAACAGGAACAAATGTTTTTTTTATAATATAAGCGGTAGCTGTCTGATTATTATGAATTCTATAAAAATTATGATATGGCAGACCGGGCATTTTATCTCCACTAGGCGTAATAACAATGATATCCCACGGTTTATCTTTAATGGTATTGAAATCTTTAACAAAATTATTGTAGTTATCGTCGTGTAAAATACAAAGATCGTCTTCACAGACCATAAAATAGTCATCTGAGTCATCGGCGCATTCTAATAATTTTGTCAATGCTTCAATGTGTGACATTCCACAACCTATGGCGCCATTGCGGTTTTTTATCGCTGATAATCTTTTTATATTTGTAAAAAAATCATATGTAAGCTTTAAATTCTCAAAATGTTTCATTCTGTCAACCCGTTCATCTAAATTGATATAATATCCTTTCATTAAAATTAAAATAAAAAATAATACTATTTTATTTTTATACTATTTTATTTTTTTAATTATTTTTTTTATAAATGAATAAAATAGTATAAAAATTGAATTAAAGATATATACATATATTATTGTTAATAGCGAAGCATAAAGCGAATCAAGTATAAAGCGATAAACACTCACAACAATGTCATCGAATGCGAGTAAAACAATTGCGCGATTGTATAATGCGAGAAAGATTTTATTGGAATTAATGGCGGCACAGGGATACGATGTAGAGGGTTACACGAATTTCGGCGTGAATGAAGTGAATGCCATGTATGCGCATAAACAGCTTGACATGTTGGTGGAAACGAAATCGTCGTCGTCGTCATCAGAAAAAGGTAAGGCCGCTATGAATGAAAAAAAACCAAAGAAAAAAGCGTACATTAAGTTTCACCTTGAGAAACTATTGAGCACGGGACACATTAACGACTTGGTTGAAGATTTGTATGTCTTAGGTTCCGGCGGTGAAATTGGAGGGCTGGGAATATCAACCAATGCAAATGATACCGTTTTGACGGAAAGGGATATGCTGATTATTGTTACGAAACAAGAAGTCAAAACTATGAATCAGTATTTGAATCAGCTCTTTTTGCAGGGAAGATACATTGTTCTACTTTCATTGGATCGGCTTCAATTTAACATTTTGAATCATCAGTATGTTCCGCCGCACACCATTTTATCAAAGGAAGAGACGGAGGACATGATGAAGAAGTATAATGTGGCCGATAAATCGCAACTACCGGATATTTCCAGGTATGATCCGGTTGCTTTAGCGATTGGAATGCGGCCGGGTGATGTTTGCAAAATTGACCGACCCAGCAAGTCGGCGATTCATTCAACGTATTACCGCGTTTGTGTTCAGTAACGTAAATAAGTAGTATACAATGCGTAATAACAATTAAAAGATATTTTAATAATAAAAACAAAAAAAATAATATTATTAGTTTATTATTTTTTTTTTGAAAAAAATTAATATTATACTATTTTATAATAATGCCAATTTCAAAGAATATGAATACCAAAAATAAAAACGCGAAACAATGTGCGGCGAATAGTTATACGCCACAGGAACTATATATTCCTCAGTATCATTTTCTTGCGATTATTCAATCAGAAGATGTTTTCACTAAAGAGATATTACAAAAATATACGGATCTTTCAAGAAAACAAGTGAAAACTTCAAATAATCCAATTTCCATTTTTAGATTTATGAAGAGACAAATAAAAAAAGATACTAGAATATTCATTATTCATCTCAATGACGAAAAATTGCTTATGTTCGTAACCTATTTAGAAGAAAAGCTAAAAAAATTCAAAAAATATCGTACATTATTTAAAGGAGCTGGACTAACTGCAACATTATCCACTTCGGACGATGTTCGACAAAGAGTATATTTAACAAAGCACGTGAAAGAATTTATTCAATTTCATCAATCTCCATTAAGTGTAGTATTGTCAACCTTTGGAAATGGTGACGTTGGTGCTTCGTCGGAAGAACCGGTAGAAAAAACTATTTTAGTTGTTGTATCTAACAAAGGAAATGCATATTATGGTCAAGCATTTGAATATTTTAAGAATAATGATAGTACTAACGTAAAGAAAACATGGGTAAGTGAACTTCATATTGATTTTGCTTTTACTGACTTTTCTGAGGTGATAGTTATTATAGATAATCCAGACGAGATGAATAAAGTTGCTAAATATATTAATGATAATAACTTTGTTGGGACTGTGAATGTATTTAATCCGACTAAAGATATACTGAACGAATCAGAATTTCAAAGATTATTAGGTAAGAGGGGTGTAAAGTGTAAAAGTGTATATTCAGGAGTAAAAAATAATGTAGAAGAAGGTAAATTTACTGAGTTTTCAAGACCGTATGATAAACAGGTTCTAGAATTGATTAGTGTGCAGGCGTTGGTTGGTCAGGAATGGTGGTGGTAGGATTATCATTTTCCGCACGCATGTGTAGCCATGTATTTCGAATAATACGTTTCAGATACAGTGTACAACAATTTTATGCAGGACGAAAAAGTGTGTTTTTGGAAAAGTTCTTGTGAAAAATAATAAAATAACAAAATAACAATATAACAATAGCAATAATATTATTTATTATATAAATAAAATAAATAATAAAAATATATATCAGTATAAAAAAACATTTTATAAAATAGAATAAATAAATAAGGATATAAAATGTCGAATTTTTTTTCAGATGTGATGACGGATATGAAGGGAATGGAGCAAAATTTGCTGGGCCCCGACTATTTGTATTGGAAACGCATATTAAAACCGTCGGATATAGGCATGTCGTCCGACGGCAATTTCGGCGCGCTAACAAATAACGTGAACGGTCTTATTAACTACGTTGAAGTGCTGGTTTCAGGAAATGCGGGATCGACTACCGGCGGGCCACTGGGTGATAGATTCTTTTTAAAGACGGGCGGACAGTGCACCGATGTTGCATCCGGGCAAAAAGTGGATCGCTACATTTACATTGACAACGTTCCGAATGGCAATATTCCGTTTATTTCATCGGGGCTTGGAGGCACCGATTTTACGGAATTTGAGGGAATTATTCCCGGACTTTTGGGCGATTTAGGGAAATTGAACCCCTTGAATTTATTCAAATCGTTCATGATGGGCGATAATCCGGACTGCATGTCGGTAACGCTTGAAACCATTAGGCCGGCATTAGATGACAATTTAAATGATACGGGCCAAGATATAAGGGCAACAGAAAAACAATACGTGGCTGTTGCAGACGTGAGAAACATGGACCCGTGTATTTTTTCAGATAAAAAAAATCCGGCTGATCCGTCGTTAACGTGCACGGAAACATTTACGGCTCGTATGGATGCCAAGAATCGTGACCGCGATTCCAGCGATGACGAGGATTTTAATACCGGCATATTTGGAAACATGTTTTCAACACATTCGACTCATAATAAAAAAAAGAGCGGATGCAATCTATCAAATTATAAAAGGGTTGGTTGCAATAACAATGGCAATAAAAAAAAACGTCGAAATAAGGCCAAAGCATCACTAAAACCTTTCGACGTTATGAATGATTTTTCGAAATTGCCGGATGACGTATATGTGAAAGCATTTTATATTTTTATGACTGGGTTTTCTCTCTACGTTTTTTATCGTTTTATGAAGCGGATATCAGGTTCTCGATAAATGGATTTGAATCATTCATTCGTCTTAAAAATAATATTTAAAGAAATGAATATAAAATGACAGCATGAATGAATATATCTATGCGCGATTAAAATCATGTCAGCAACATCATTAACGGATGAGTATTTTCGCATTTCGAGAGAGTATTCCAATAAATACGGACAAAAAACAATATTGTTGATGCAGGTGGGTTCATTTTTCGAGTGTTATTCAAGGGCGGACGCGAATAATAATATCGCGGATGCAAATATGAGAGAATTTTGTACGGTTTGTGATTTAAATACTTCCATTACAAACGGTAGGTGCATGGCGGGCTTCCCGTTCACGTGCAATTTCAGGGACTACAGTTTGGAGCGGTATGTGAAGAAGATGCAGGATCGCGGGTATACGATTGTAGTGTACGTGCAAGATGGGCAAGGCGCAAACACGACACGAAGTTTGTACTGCATTTATTCGCCGGGCACATTTTTTTCAAGCGATTCCGCGATTCTCTCGAACAACACGTCGTGTTTTTGGATTCAGCGCGTAAAGGTGGGTGCAAATGGAATGAATAAGAAAATCATTATGGGAATGTCGAATATTGATATTTATACGGGAAAAAGCGCATGTTTTGAGACGGAGTCCGAATTGAATCCGCGTCATGTTCAGACGACGTATGACGAACTGGAGCGATTTGTGTCGTCGTTTCGCCCGAGCGAAGTTATTATTATTTCAAATCTCTCTGCAAATGAAATTGAAGACGTAAAAAATTATGCCAACATTGCTTCGACTGCAAGCGCGATTCACTGGATTGATTTGACTGAGTCGTGCGCTGGCGATCCGCACCCGCACCCTTTCTTGATCCAGGCAAAAAATGCAGAAAAGCAAACGTACCGGAAAGAAGTGCTGGGAAAGTTTTTTTCGTTTCATGTGTGCAACGCGATTTTTCAGAATTATTCTGCCTACGAGTTTGCAGTTCAAGCGTACACATTTTTACTTCATTTCGTATATGAACACAATCCGAATTTAACGTCAAAAATAGAAGAGCCGGAATTTGAAAATCGATCGGATCGCATGGTTTTAGCGAATCACACGCTGGAACAGTTGAATGTTATTGATGCAAAAGGGCTTGGCGGAAGCGACAGCGACAGCACCGGATCAAATTCATCCGTCTTCCGCCTGTTAAATAAATGCAAGACGCCGATGGGTTCGAGGCGGTTTTATTATCGACTTTTGCATCCGTCGTTTCATGTTGGCACGATCCAGAGAGAATACGACATTACAGAATATGTTTTAAAAAATGATATAAAGAATGAATCAACAAATGCTGGTGTGTATATGAATTGGAGAAGCGCACTTGAAAATATAAAAGACATTGAAAAACTGCATCGTAAAATACACATGGGAAAGATTTGTCCGAATTCTCTCTATGTTTTATATACCAATTTGGAAATGATTTCGCGAATGTATGAATCAATAAAACGCGACGAAACATTGTTGAAATATTTTCGCGCAGATGCGGATCCAGAGAGAATTACGAAAATGTGCAGCGACCTTTTGATAAAAATAGACGCGTGTTTTTTTATTGACAAGTGTATGTCTGTCGATTCTCTCGATTTCGATTTAAGTTATCGGGATTGTTTTGTAAAACCGGGTATTAGCAAGGATCTCGATCAAACGTATATTGCGAATGAAGACGGATGCGGTATTTTGGAGGCCATTCGGTTATTCTGTAATGACTTGATTGCGATTGGAGAGAAAAAGGGCGACAAAAAAGGGGGCGATAAAGAAAAAGAATTTGTAAAAAGGCACGAAACGGAAAAGGCGGGATACAGTATTCAGACGACGGAACGGCGCAGCAAGTTGTTACTGGAACAAATTGGTAAAAGGGTCAAGGCGAAAGAGCACGTTTCCAAACTGGAATACGAGTCGATTCGTCAACATGAGGACAAGTGTTGTAAAAAAGTAGTAAAAACATTTGATTTCGATTTATCGACGTTGCAATTCGTGAAAGCGGGAAGCAGTGCAGTGACATTCGTGCACGAGGCGTTATCCAGCGTGTGCGCATCGATTAGCGAAACGAGAAATAAAATTCGCGATGAAATCGGGCTTGTGTTTCATAAATTCGTTTGCGAACTCAAAGAGTGTCAAGAGTCGTTTCAGACCATTGTTTCATTCGTTACGGATGTCGATTTAATTCAGAATCAGGCGTACATTGCTCGCAAATACAAGTATTGTAAACCGACGATTGATGCGGGAAAGGTGGGGGAGGAGTCGTCCTATGTTGACGCGAAAGACATTCGGCACTGTTTAATCGAGCGAATGAACGAGGACGAGATATATGTAACGAATGACATTTCGCTTGGTTTAAACGAGCGCGGCATGCTTTTATACGGGACGAATGCAGTTGGAAAGACGAGTATGATCCGGGCGCTAGGAATTTGCATCATCATGGCGCAAGCGGGACTTTACGTGCCGTGTTCGGCATTCACGTATCGGCCGTATACAAACATTATGACGCGAATATTAGGAAACGATAATTTGTTCAAGGGGATGTCCACGTTTGCGGTTGAAATGTCGGAACTTCGAGTGATTTTAAAATGCGCGGACCAAAACAGTTTAATTTTGGGAGATGAGCTGTGTTCCGGAACGGAAATTGATTCTGCCATTAGTATTTTTGTTGCCGGATTACAGAAGCTGCATGCGCTAAAAAGCTGTTTTGTGTTTGCGACACACATGCACGAGATTGTGGGCTACGAGGAAATTGCACAAATGGACCAACTTTGTACGAAGCACATGGCGGTAACGTATGACCGGGCGCGCGACATGCTGATTTATGACCGCAAGTTGCGCGACGGTGCGGGGCCGAGCATGTATGGACTTGAAGTGTGCAAGTCGCTGCATTTGCCGGATGATTTTTTGAAGATGGCGAATGCGATTCGATTAAAGTATCGTGATAAGAAACAAGCGGGGGATTTAAATTTCAAGCCGAGTCATTTTAATGCGCATAAAGTGAAGGGGCTCTGTGAGCTATGCAAACAAAATTTAGGCGAAGAAGTGCACCATTTGCAGCATCAAAGGGAAGCGGATGCAAACGACTATATTGAGCACTTTCATAAAAATCATCGGGCGAATTTACTGACGGTGTGCGAATCGTGTCATTTGAAGATGCATGAAACGGGACAGCAATATAAACGGGTTTTCACGACGGGAGAGAACGGATATGCGCTTTCGAAAGTATAAATATTAAAATTTTATAATATAAATTTTAAATTATTTTATTTGTATATATAAAAATTATATTTATGGAAGAAACATTTATAATTAATTCTAATAATATAAAACTGTCATCTTTAATGACGTATGATGTTACAAAATACGAACCTATGGGAATTGTAAGAGGTACAAAAGTTCACGGAATATCACTATTTAGAAGCATTGTGGGAAATTTATCATCACTATTTGGCGGTAAAAATGATGCAATAAATAAAAAAGTTGATGATGTGTATAATGAGTCAATTCAAGAGTTAATAAATAATGCATTTTTTATCCAGGAGTAAAAATGATTTCAGGAATAGAGGTGACGTTGAGTGAAATGAAAAATATAATAATATGCGTTGCAACGGGAACGGCACTAGCCCCCTTGAAAAATGTGGAAAATATGATGAGAATAAAGACACAAACCAGACGTCGTCGAACAATGCCACGTGTAAATAATTCATCGTCAATGTAGTAATTTCGTTGCTTGGAATACACTTGGGACAAATAAAAAAATATAAATTAAATAAAATATAAATAAATAATAAAATGGATAATAAATTATTTATTTGTTTTAATGCATTTTTACTGCTGTTACTATTTTTAGCGGGTGGTATAAATAAAATCACGTCCTTTAAAGGCACAGTTGATTTCCTAGAAACAAAGGTAAACGCAATTCAATTGAATCCCATATTTATTGCTGCCGTTGCTTCTGCGATTGCGTATTTTTATATTATTCTGATAACAAATGAGCCAAAAGGGCGAACAAGTCAATTAAATGTATATTTATTTTTTCTTATTAGCATAGTAATCGCAGGTATTCCGGCTCTAGTGTATTTCAAAAAGGCATTGAGTCAAAGCAAAGCGCTCGTTTCTCTCGTATACAATACAGCCATTGCAGGAGTGATTGGACTACTTACGCTTGGAAGTTTACTAATATTGTATTCTCTCTATACAAACAAGTATGAAGAGTATGCATATGTTGCAACGATTGGCTTGGCAGTGTTTACTGCGATGACGATTTTGATTTTCCATTTTCCGACGAATCCAGATGAAATGATTTCATTTACCAAGAATCTCTCTATTTTCGGTGGACTAATGTTATTATCGCAGCGATTCGTTGGCCGTTTATAGAAAGACGTACTACCACTATGGAAAGTCATACGTTTTCATTTCTTTATTATCTTCGATAAAACTGAAACGAATTTTATAAGACAACAAGTTTTCAAGAATACTGCCGGATTCCCCTTGATTAAAAATATCGCGAACATTTTGGGGCGAACATCCACCTTTAATGAATTCGGCATTTGATATCGTTCCGTCGACTACGGCCGATGAGTCATCGCCGACGATGATTTGGTTTCCGTTGGTTGTCATGTAGTTCATGGATGCGTCCATGTAGGTAATGTATGGCGGCGAATCGGGATCCATTTTTGAATTCGTGAGCGTGTCAACAGAAATTGTATTATTCAAGAGTCCGTTAATATAGACGTCGAGTGCACGTTTACTGTTATTGTAAAACGTATTTCCGCTAGGATTAAAAATAGATATTTTTGAATTTGTTGTCGGATCATACACGGTTTCGTCTTTATCGGGATCAATGTCGTCGTCGCCATTGTAGTTTAAAACGACGTTGACGGCTTCTCCGATGGGAAACAATATGATGTTTGTATTTGTAGTCGTTGTTGCCACAATTGTTGAAACAACGAGGTTGCCGTTGGCATCGAGTGTCAAGGTGATGGGCGACGGAGACGTTCCACTTGTTTTTGTCAGGCGTAGCAGGTTGAACGACGGAATAGAGGATGGAATAGAAGAGTTGAATTTAATCCAGAGAGAAATTGCAAATGCACCATTTTTCAACTGCGTTTTTGCGGGGATTGCAACAGTGGTGGATGTTATTGTAGAGTGCGAATCAACAATGATTGGAATGGATTGTTTTTGTTGCTGATAATACGAAAAAACGATATAAGCGGCTAAAAGTACAATAACAATTAAAATAATAATTGTAAAGTCGATTTCTTTTCCATAAAACAACATTTTTGATTTTTTTGAATCTTGTCTTGTATTATTTATTGATTATTTATTGATTATTTAATGATTATTTATTGATTATTTAATCGATATTTATTGATATTATAGATATTATATATCTAGAGGGCTAGAGGGGATATATAATATCAATAAAATAATTTTATGAATCTAAATTTATTTATTGATGTTAAACATCGAGACGAGATAATTCGACATTATCTTTAATAAAAGCGAAACGGATTTTGTACTTGTTGAAAAAATCGACAGCCGAACTTGACCCGTTGCTGCCATAGCCGCTGGAATAAATATCCCACGCGTCTTGAGGGCCGAGTGGTGCTTTATGTAATACTGCCATGGTAATGTGTCCAGTAAAACCGCTTGTTTTAGATCCAACGTAGAGTGATCCACTATCCAAACTCCATGCCGTTTGTAAAGCGTTTGTTTGCACCAGTTTTCCGTTGATGTAAATATCGATGGAACTTCCGTTGTTCACATTTAAAATAATGGACACCCAGGTTTGAAGTGGAATGTTTTGAATGGGAGGAATTGTGCTTCCGCTGTTTCCCAATGTTACATTTAATACATTGTTGTCTTTCCCTAAACTTATAAGAAGATTGGGAGTTTTTGTTGATGTGTCAGATTCGGAACTAATAATTGATTTTTCTCCAGATGTGGAACTCCAATCGCTAACATAAATCCAAGCGGAAAGTGCAAAACTGTAGGTTTTGTCAGATATAGAAATTGTTGTTTGAGCACTTGCGTCCTGTTCGCCACTAATGACGGTGCTTGAAGAAGATGAAGCCAAAATTGACCATATGAAGTAAATGATAAGAATTACGAGTATAACAATAATGAGCGTCGACCAAGAAAAATCCATTTTATAAGAATGCTGATACCCGACTATTTGTTTCTATTTATATATTATATATTTATTTATAAAATAATTGCAAAATAATTGCAAAATAATTGCAAAATAATTGCAAAATATGTATTTTTCTCTAAAATATCTCTATTTTTCTAAAAGTTGGGTTTAAGAGGCGGGTTTAATAATTTATGGCTATTATAAATCCAAGAAATGCCTTGACTACCAACAACGTCTTTGTAATACACGACATTACATGCTTGACCGTATATTCCTCCCGGTTTTGAACCAACAATAAGTGCTTTGGGAAGTTTTGGAATGACGTTTTGTGTTGAACTTTCTAAATGATTGTTTAAAAACACATCCATTATTCCGTTGTTGTTAAAGTTAATAAACAAGTGGTTCCAACGTTGTAGTAAAATCTGATTTGGAAGGGTTACGTTTACGGCGTTGTTGTTTGTTTCGGTTTGAACGCTTATTGCGAGTTGGTTTCCGCTCGGGTCGAATAAAACTTGCGGTGCTCCTTGCGCCGTGGTGCCATTTGAATCGGTTGCAAAATTAAGAATACTGATTCCTCCTTTGGATGAATAGCTGTTTTTCGGAGGTTCGGGGTGAATGTAGAACCACGCGGAAATGCCGTAACTGTAATGCGGCGTATTTGTCTTCACATTTTCTGCGAGAGATGGTGTTAAAGAAACGGTTGTGCTGTTGTCTGCATTGTTTGTTGTAATATCAAACGGATCACTTTTTTCGTTGAGAGGCAATACCGCATCTACAATGATTTCACCGTTGTGATTTACGACGGCATCAAACACTTTTGGAAGCAGGAACAGTAATGCGATGAATACAATTTCAAAGAACAGAAGAATGACATACGTCCATTGACGTTGCGCCAATTTCAGTTCGCCTCGAAAGTAGTCGGCCAAGTTTAAACACATACAAGGAAGGTAAATCATAATTTTAAAGAGTAAACTAGACCATGTGGGCGGACCGGAAATGTAGTTGGGCGATTCTGCCCCAATGAATCGAACAATCATGGCCAAAATACCGACGAGAATAGCAATGTTCAGAATGAATAAAACCGTGTTTGCAATAATTGGGACGTTGGTGTACACGTGTAAAACCGCAAGAATGATGCCAATGACGATGCCAATAATAATTGCATATTTTATGAATGATGTGATAAAGGGAATAAATGCTTCCAAGCCCATCACAAGCAACGACAACAGCGCAAATCCGATGAAGAGAAAAATAAAGAGGAATATGGTTTTGTTATCGGAAACCACTTGATAAGGTTGTTTGGTGTAAATGTAGACGACCACCGCCAAGTACATGAGGAAAATGATGAGCATTGAATTTTTAACAAGCTGAACCAGAATGCCTTTCAAAAAGTAATTGCAAATAAACGTTGTTATTTTAGTTAGAATGTAGATGGGGTCGGATAGTGACATGTCGCTAAAAAAGGCGTTTACGGATGCGTTTACGTTTTCGCCCCGAACGAATGTAAGATAGAGAATGTACAAGATGAGAGAACCTACGACGGAAAACATGATGACACCTGTGAACCGGTCGACTATAAACAATATTTCTGAAAGAGCCACAAGAAAAAATAGGATGATGTAAATGGTTGAAATATTCAAAATGAATTTTAAAAATAGAGAGAATATAAGTAGGATGATAATCGAAAAAGAAACCCACCATTGACTTGCAATAAAATTATGACTGAATCCGTATGCCATGACAGACAAAGATAGAAGGATTACGAATATTATAAAATATTTAAAAGATGCTGATTGCATTGCATTTATTACATTTATTTTGATTGCATCTGAATTCATTTATTTCGTTGACAATTTGAATTCACAATATAAATACAACTACACTTACTATAACAGAATAAAAAAATCAATAAAAATAAATCAATTAAATCTTATAAAAATAAAATAGAATGTTTAATGTGTTTAATGTGTATAGTTGTAGTATAATATGCCTATATAAACTATAATTAAAATAAGAATAAAAATGAATATACCCAGAATGGAAGGATTATTTGACCACCCTGATCTGTGCAATGATGATGTTGTAACATTAATGGAAAAAATAAACAAGAGAATGATTGCAGCGTGTAATAAAATTGACCATGGACTGAATTCGGGGCTTATAAAGTATTGAATGATTCGCGTAATGATTGAGGATGCAAAGGTGGTTTGTTTGAAGAATAATAGAAAGAAGGAGAGAATCGCAATAATTGTGAAAAATATATTTACGGGATCATGTTCTTCATCTCCAAAGGTGTCGTCATGGCGAAAAAATACGATGATTGCAGATATCCACAGTACTAAATATATAATGATTGAAAAGATGTTCATGGGTGCCGTTATATTTTGTAAAAAGTTGTTGGGAAATATTTGAAATATTCTTAAAAATGGATTTAAAATAGTAACTTTGGGCAGAAACAACGTAAAAAATAGGGTCATTATGAGAAATGCTAAAAACGTTGACCATCCGGCGTAAGCCCAACAATCCGAACCGGCGTCACACCTTGTCCTTAAAATGTTTAAATAATAAAAGAACAATCCAAAAATGAATACAAGTATGCTGAATCCAATTGCCTTTGGAATAAGGTGTGTTGCACTCAATCTAAAATTATAGTATATGATTGACACAATAATTGCTAAAAAGGGGATCGCTGCACAAAAAACGGCTGCAATGTTTCTGGAAATCGGACTATCGCTCGGATTTTCGGCCAAATCGGCGTTACCTGTGACCAACCAATAAATTGATATGATCCAAAATACGTATACTACAATGGGGGCAAGATAGCTATTAAAAAAATTGGACAAGCTGTATGAAGTTACGTTGAGGTTGAAAAAATGATTATAAAGAAATAGCAAAACTGTTGCACCCAGCCATGCGCCCGTGAAGAGTCCGGCGACCCATTTTTCGTCCATAAAGTAGAGCGGAATATTGACAAGGATGCATACGAGCGCGATGAAGATGAATTTGGTGAGTGTTGTAATGGGTCCAGGATATGTGGAATTATTATTAATATTATTCATTCGCTGTAAAAATATGTTATAGAATATATTTTTGGTGGGATATATTTATTATATAAAATTATTTAATTATAAATGTGCACAAAGAGTAAACACTAAATAATTTTATTTATTATTCTCTCAATCTCTCTTTCTTGTCAACTAAAAGTTTTCGAATGCCGTTTTCTTCCCATGGCAGTCTCTGCACAATGCTACTAAATTATCAACAGCGTTGGAACCGCCGTGTTCAAGACGGATTTTATGATCGACTTCAAACCATCCTGGAAGTTGGCGTTGACAGTCGCCGCATTTCCATCCCTGTTGCGCCGCTACAAATTTCTTTTTGGATTCGCTGACGCTGCGTTTTGTGGGTCCGGTTCCGCCACCATTTTTGCCAGATGTCATGATTTTGTTAACGCTGTTTTGTTGTCGTCGAGTTGTCCAGCCGGCATCATCATCGGCACCGTTTGTGTCACCGCCTCCTCCTCCTTGTCCAAAGAATGCGCGCTTGTTTGTCATATCAAAAAAAGGCGTCAACATGTCTGCAGATTGGCGACTAATCGGCATGTATTTAATAAATTCGTTGGCGTGTTGCATAATGTTGTGCGAATTTTCTGGGTTTTTCTTCATGAACAAGTACATGGACAATCCAAAAAATCCAATGGTTGCCATTTTTATATATTTTCTTGCATTTGCGGATTCCACCAACTTGAAATATTTGCCGTCGTAATATGTATTTAAAATGAGTGCGGCGGTAACAATGAAAATAATAAATTCAAACTTAAATTTCATTTTTATTTTATTTTTATTTTATTTTTTATGAAAAAGAAATATACTTTACTTACTTATTAAATATAAAATAATAATAATTATTTTTACTAAATACTTACTTAATTACAAACACATATACTATAAAAATGATGATAAACGTTGCTGTTGCAATCACTGAAAACGGAGGAATTGGATTAAAAGGCGGGCTACCGTGGCCTCATTTAAAGGATGATATGGCTCTATTTTCGAAACGAACAACAGGTGCGGGACATAATGCGGTGCTCATGGGGAAAAATACGTGGCAAAGTATTCCAGAGAGAAGAAGACCGCTGAAAAATAGAACAAATATTATTATTTCTACTTCTTTGCCAACAATATCATCTTATTGTAACATATTTTATTCGATATACGATGCTCTCGCGCATTGTGAAGCTGCAAAGTATGACGAGGTATGGATCATTGGCGGAAGTAGAATATATAATGAGTTTTTAAACGCGTACCATGATAAAGTGCATCGTGTATACATTACATATGTTTGTCCAACCCGTGAGAAAGAAAAATATGAATGCGACACGTTTATAAACATACCGCCCGACAGTTACTTGATTGAAGAAAAAGAGTACAATACGAGTGAAAATTGTTACTATTTGACATGTGTACATAAAATGCATGTAAGTGATGGTAGCGGGATGGAACTATTAGAAGATTTTATAAAGGGATAGAATGCGATAGTAATGAAGACACGATGGAATATAAGATACTTTGAAAGAAATAAATAAGTTTTTTAATAACTAAAATTATTTATTCGTTTAGTATAGTTATTTTTAATATTATTAAATATAAAGAAATATGTGTAAATTAGATTTGTTTTACAATGAATTAACAAACCATTTAATGAATGTTTCTAAATTAACGCACTCTAGAAAATTTAGTATGTTATATGAAAAGTTTATAAATACATCTTTAGGAACACGTCAGCGTGAAGATGCTTTTGTAAAACTAAAATCATATTTACAGTCAAATGTAAATAAGAATATTGGTTTTAACACAACATATACAACAATACTTGATACTACTGGTAAATTATTTGTTGATGATGTAATCCCACACGAACAATCAATATGCGCCGGTTGTGTTGGTTCTGCTTCTGATCCAGATGTAATGATTGCAAAGTTAAGAATTGCGAACGTGTCAGTAAAAATGAAGAATTACAGTCCTGAAATTAAAATTCTGACAGATGATGTTACTAAAGAAGATCTTCAAATTTGTCAAGAAATAAAAAAAGTCATAAAGCATTATATTAAGAAACAATGGGTTGTAACCACTGCAACTAATATTTACAGTAAATTAAAAGATTTTATGCCGTCCGATCATCCCGTGTTACCTATTCATAACTATTTATGTTTTACAAAAGAAGTGGATAAAAGTTACGTAAATGCATATGGAGGAAGTTATATTGTAAAAACTTACATAAAGGTGCCCAAAAATATGAATATTAAACTAAATTAATTATTATAATAATAGTATTCTTCATACCGACAATTGAGACAATGATGTGAAAGCATGTCACGCAGCGTTTCAAATGTAATCATTCTGGGATAAGGTCTTGGATTCGGATGAAAAGCGGATAAAAGCAGTGTCATGAGTTTCTTGTCTGGATAAAGGTTGGTGGGATTCATAACATCTTGAAGGCGATTTTTTTGAATGTATGCATCGATTTTGCGCGTGACTTCTGTGCGCGACATTTTTTTCCGATCTGGTTCGCCAAGGAACTGGGCAAGTTGAGGCGTTATATCACACATGAGTTTTTTACTTTTTATCATCATGATTATTGTTATTGTTAATGGGCTGATGGATTATATAAAGAAAATCATTTTGATATCGATTTTCAATTTTATGAATTATTTAAATGATTTCGTTTTTTTATTAACTTTTCTTGTTTTACGTTGAGGTTTGCGACTTTTATATTTTTTACTATTTTTGCTTGTTCGTTTCATACCCCGCTTTTTTCTTTTTCCACCTGCTGCTGATGATACTGTAACAGCGGAAGGTGGCGGAGGTGGTGGCGGATCGTCACGACAATTTTTATTTGGTGGTTTACACGACATGTTTGTGCTCTGCTGTAATAATGTTTCTGCCATTGGATTTCCAGATCTTTCTTCTTGTTCTTGATGTTCTTCTTCTTCTTCTTCTCCTAATAATTCGGAAAGTTCTTCTTCAGCGGAAAGTCCTAAACGTCTACCTACGGGTCTAAAATTATTTTCATCATTCATTTTTATTAACTTAAATAATTTAAAATTTAAAATATGCAATAAATAAATATATTATATTTTAAACAGATATTATAATTTTATTTTTTGCTTTTTTTTACAACTGGAACCCATTTGTAAACTCCATTTTTATCTGCAACCGATTTAAAAAATTTGCCATTGTTTCCTTTTTTGGTTTTATTCTTGCAATCGTTTGCAGCGAATGCGGGAGATGGACGCGACGTATATTTTTTTTGCGTCTTTTTGTTCTTGTTGTCGCACTTTGACACTTTGGGCATATCTTATGTTACTATTTTATTATATTATTACTAAATATTTTAATAATAAAATTTTTTAATATATGATTTTGTATCTTTATTGTTTTCATCTTTAATATCATTTTATTAAAATTGAATTTTTTCATTGTACTTGCGTATAAGTAACAAAAGTGTTTACAAACCAGCGACAGCGACGAGATACAATAATGACAACAAAAAATCAGCAGCTTCTTAGAGACCTTCTTGAACAAGCAAAAACGCGAATGTTGTTAAGAGGAGCCGCAAATGCAAATGCGACAGGTTCAAAATCAATAGCAAATACAAACAACTCATCACCATCATCCTCTGCGCTGCTTTTAACCGAACTTACAACCAATGCAAATATCATGGAACTAGTTTTGGGCGTTGGTTACATTTTCATCATCATTGCATTTCTCATGAAATTACTACTACGAACTATTCGAAATTTTGAATACCATATATCCAGGTCTTACAACCGATTTGGGTTTATTATGAACGAAGAATCCGACTCCGACTCCGACTCCGACTCTGAAACGGATACAAGTGATGTAGAATCGTCGTTGTCGTCATCGCCCATTTCACTACGACCCGCATTATCATCATCTTTATCAGGGAAATATCTTCATCTTCAAACCCCCGTTCAAACCCCCGTTCAAACCCCTGTTCATCCGCAAACTCCTCAACCGCCACAACCTCTGAGAAGAAGTTTACGTTTGAAAATAAAGAGCGAACTCAATCTTTGCGCCATGCAAAATAATTTAACTACGACAACGACGGCGGCGAATAAGGCAACGCACAGTGAAACAAAACAAAGTCAAAATATGATCATTTCATCCGACCCTTGCCCTAGTAACCGTTGCCGCAATTCAATGATGACGATGACGACTCCTTCGCCTCATCCCGAACACGATGAAGAACGGGCATACTATATTCGATACTGCAACAAAAAGAAAATGATGAAAAAACGACCTGAATTTAATTCTCCTATATTCATTCGTCCGCTTGTGTTATAAACCTGGATAAAAATAAACCATTAACCCTTACTTTATGACAAGCCGGTTATCGGCGGAGGCGCATTATTTTTATCCGTGATATCCTTTCCAACTTTTTTATTTACGTTATTTACATTTTGTTTCAAAATAGTTGTAATTGCATCCATATTCGCTTTAATACTTGTTGTATTGTCGCCAACATTCTTTGACGTTTTATCAACTAGTGGCTGAAGTGCGCCAACTTTCGCAGCCAACATGTCTGTTTTTACACTGTCTGCATTTGCAGTTTCGGATAATGACATGGACTCAATACTATTATTATTTGTAAACACGGAACAACAAATTATGCATGTAAAAAATAAAATAAATCCAAAAACAACTAAATTACAATTTATTTTTAAAATATTCATACGTGTGGTATATCTTGTATGAATATTTTATTTTATTATTATTATTAATATTTCTGTTAATTTAAATTTTTATTGCAATAACACATATGCATTACACATAAAAACATGTATCGTGATCTCATCATAATTTACATTTGCGCGGCGCACCAGGACACTGCTTTTCATAATCGTTTTCTTTCGCGGCATCAGCTTTGTAACCCTCAACGTCAACGATATTGACACTATCCTCAAATTTCCTAAGAACAAATAGTTGCGACGACAAACTTTGTTCGTTCATAAAGTCAATCACTGTCGCCATAGTTACACGTTTACCAGTCGGCTTCAATGTTGTCTTGTAATGTTCATGTAGCTGAAACATGTTTTTCTTGTATTCCACTGCAAACTCCTTGAGTGGCTTTTTCTTATGAATATAACACTCCAAATAATTCTGGTGCAAATTGTGCGTATAATTGTAGAAATTCGTCTGGTGTCGGAAAAATTCCTCGTCTTCTGGAAATCTATCGTGTGCTCTAATTTTTTTCAAATGCAAATAAACAATTCGACTCTTTTCTACTGCACCCTTTGCATTCTTCACGTATTCATAGTTCGGGTTGCGGAATTTATAACGCGCGCCTTCATGCGTGCGAAACATGACGCCCGGATAATAATACAACGAGTTGCTCGACGCCCACAGATTGAGAATCTTATTAAAATCTTCTTCGCCCTTCAAAAGTCCAAATCTGGCTGGACGACGAACATTCGAAAAGGTCGACCACTTCACAACAGACCGATCCATCTCATACACGGTCGTACCGTCAATGTAATACATTGCAACAATGTACAAGGCCATACTCTTTACCGGCGCAACAATCGTATTGTCCGGATGCTGTAAAACAAAGCTGTACGAATATTCCTTCGGCAAGTCATCAAATTTCAATCCAACGGCAGCGCACGCTTCGAAAAACATCTGTCGAAAACATTTTTTATTCACTACACCCAAACCATTCTCCCTCTTTTCTGTTGGATAAATCATGTTCCTCGTTGAAAATTCCCATCCTTGAACATCATTCGACGGATTGTAAAACAAATTCACCATGGTTCCTTCCACAAATTCCTCTGCAAACTTTACTTTTGAAAAATCCAACATGTTTTTAAAATCAGAATCATCTTTTGATCTACGCGTAGGTTCGCACATTGGAGGAGAAAAACACACGATTTTTCGATCTGCATTTAAAATCACTGAACGAACATACTGCTCATATCCATATTCAACTCCATCGCGAACACGCTTTTGTAATATTTTTTTATCATAATTCACTAAAAAGTAGGAATGGCTATAATCATGCGTTACCTCCACAACTTTGCACTTGACACACGCATCATAACATTTACACCCGGCGTCATCGGAACCATTATCGCCTTGAATAAAATCATACAATGACGGAACACAACTTAAATCAAAAGAATAATAATACGGTTTACCATGAACTTCTAATGTTGACATTTTTATATTAATTGTTGTCTTTTCCTATATTCCTATAACCCTATAATCTAATGTTAAGTATCGTTTTTTCTTTAAATGTATTCCATAAATATTTAATAAGAATTGGAAAAGTAAAAAGAAATGAATAAATTGAATAAATAAATAATAATTATATTCTAAAATTTAAAGAATTTTCTCTTATGATTACTATATATAATATTTATATTCATATTTATAATAGAATATTATAGTTATTGATTTCATATTTCATAAAATTAAAATATTGACATTCATTCTGAAATGGAACTAGAAGTAGAAGAGAGAATTCGGAATTTCGATCCTGATCCAGAGACCAGAGACATTGAAATGAACAATAAACTGTTTCTGGGAGACCAAATAAAAATAAATGCGACCATTGCCGAATCCAAGCTGCAAAACAACGTGTATGAAGTCGTATATGTTGACTTGAGTACAATTCATCTCAATGATAAAAAAACACAGCAGCTAATAAAACTCCGCATTCGCGACGGCGAATTCGCCGATAAATTTGAAGATGAAGACATTTTAGAAATACAAGTACTGGAACGAAAGCCGACCCATAAATTCGTTGAACAACATGATCTCAAAATCGATATGGTTATATCTGTTGAACTGTCGCTAACACCAGATCAAATACGAGAACATGTAAAAGAAGCACCCGATGCACCTGGAGGCGAATCAGATGTTGGGTCGGAACCAGGACAACAAGATCAAAATAAACCGCTTGTTATCACGTGTAAAATTATTGATGTTGACGTAAATCAAGACATGATTGAAGTAAAAATTATTCTTGACGACAAAGAATCGTCGTCGTCGTCGTCGCCACATTCATATTCCTTCTCTCCGGAAATTAAAGAGCAGTTATTAAAAGACAGTATTTTTATTAACTTTGGGTGCAGGGGTTTGCCTTTTTGGATCAAACGAATCAAAGTTGTCGAGTACAAACCGACGCCACCAAAGTCACCCGACGTTGAAAAAGCCATTCAAGGCGAAGAAGGCGAAGTCGAAGGCGAAGTCGAAGAAGGAGATGTTGGCATCGATCTCGACCTTTCGGAAGCGCTGGATGAAGGCAACCACATTTTTGCAAACATCATGTACGAAGTTCCGTCTTCACAAAAAATTGTCTCTGAAATAAAACAATACAATGATTTACTAGAAAATATAATTGCATCTGTTCCAAAACATAAGCGAACTGAAACCGAACTCAACAGTATTCATCGAAACATTGAGCGTTTTTTTCAGCTGCGAAAAGAGTATTCAATCTTTGATAAAAATGGGGTTCCGAAAATGCCCGCCCACTTTACCGACGCAGACAAGCCGGCCGTTCCGCACATTCAAAATCTTGACACACCACTGTATTGGGTTCTGCCGATTGTTGAAAACATTAAAAAATTATATGTTACAGGTGACGACGCGCAAGAAGCAGACACTGTAAATGGAATTTACAGCTTTAAGCAACAGATTATTGAGGAAAAGGGAATTTACCCGGATCGAAACGCGCCGCATAATCCCAATATTATGAATGATCTCAATTCTTACTTGACCCCGTTTGAAAATCCGAAAAGAAATCCGGATCGGACTTACGTAATACAAGACAAACCGGTACAATCAAACGCGCTGACACTATCCACCAACAATGACACGATTGTGTCTCGTGCAAATAAAGATAATTCCACGGTTGTTCCTTTCTACATTGATCGAGTGTATAATACCGGGTTAACAAAGCTGGAATTTGAAGATGTCAAGTCAAACAGCGTGAAGCGCGTAGAGTCAACTCCTGACGATTCGGTATTTATCACATCGTTTATGACGCTGGATAAACCAGCCGTTCATTTATCGCAATTGCTTTTACCCGACACGGTTTTAGCTGATCAGGCAGCGCTGAATTCTGCATTCCTTAAAACGTGGCATTCCATTATTTCAAATGTTAAAATGAGAGACGATATTCCATCGGAAATGATTCGAGTTGAAAAAAAAAGAAACGGTGGAGCGGAAGAAGTTGAAGTCATTGGGGAATACAAAAGTTTTTTAAAAGACGCGACACTGTTTTTACTGGATGGTGTCAACGGTCCCGCTTCAAATGCCGTTGTTAAAGAGTTTATAACGTCGTTTGTTCCGACAAATGAAGATGCGTTTCTCATGTTGGAATCAAGAAAAACAGAATCATCCACTAAAAATATAAAAAAAAGACAACTCAAAACGAATGTTTATGGTTACTTGTCTTTCTACAAGGTGATTTATGCCCTTCAACCGTTTTTAATTTATTCGAAGAATGTTAATGCACAACAATATGAAATGATGCGCGCATTTGTTCATAAAAACATTGACAACTATTTTAAAAAACTGGGAGTATCCAAATCCGAATTTAAAAAACTAGTTAATAAAAATGATATAAGTGGATTCGAGTCGCTTGAAATGTTTTATAATGCGTTCGGCGACGACAATTCGAAATCGTCTTCATCAAAAAAAGCAACAAAAGAATCTCTTCAAACTAAAATTGTGCTCGCCGATGACACCACTGTAACCTTTGATGAAATTTTCAAATTGTATAAATTCAATGAGTTAAAACGACAAGATGACATATTTCTCTCTTCCTCTGAAATATTAAAAATAATAATTGAAACCGACTACGCGCGTTTGTTCATGGATGCGCTCGCGGTAGAAAATTCGGATTTGACGTCTTCTGAAATCGACAGCATTATACGGAGAGAACAGCAGGATATTACAGAACACCTCTCAAAAACTGCATCATCCGCCGATGCAAAAACATGCAAAAAACGTGAAATTACGCTGAGTAAAATTTACTCTTCAACCGCGGCATTAGAGCTTGATAATGACAAGGGTGACGTTTTGTTTGATGCTCGCTACGATCCTTCTGGAAAACGAGTTGTTAAAGATGGCGACTATGCGGCTTTAAAAATGAGCGAAGGCGTGAGCGAAGACATGAGCGAAGGAGAAGATAGAGAAAGCAATAAAAGTTACCAATACTTTGTAAGGCGAAATAACAAATGGGTAAATGATGATGATCCCGAACTTCAAAATGTGCAAGTCGATGACCCGTTTTATTTTTGCAACATTCCTTCTGAAACAAAACCCAGTCCGCTTTGTTTTTCAATTAATCAAAAGTGTCTTGATAAGTCGGTTGCAGAAACGTCCATTCTGCAAAACTTAACTTCAAGAATTGTTAACGAGTTTGACCAAAAAAGTGAATCAAAACGGAAAAATATCGATGAAACATTTTTATTCGATTTGAAAAATATTAAACTTCTCGATAAACTAAAGGTGAATGACATTTTAAAATACAATAAAGTAAAATATGCCCTTTCACAAGAAAACAAAAAAAGGGTTGAAACCGTTGTAACCTCTCCTTACCAAGATACTGTAAACTGCATTCTCGGCTTGGAAGACGTGGGGCTAAAGTATCAGTGCATATTAGACATGGTAAATAGCGAACTTTTTCTAAGAAGTGCGGCGGCAGGCGACGATGCACACTGGTTCTATTGTAAAACAACGGGTATACGTTTACTACCAACCTTTTTTTACGACCTTGCACAAAATTATAATCCCGCCGATCCCAAGTCATTGAAATACATGTCTACTCTCTCTCAGATTGAAAAATCCAATGGTAAACGCGAAGGCGACCAGATTGTCGATAAATTCAGCGGCTATGCCATTTCAAGAATTGCATTTGTATCCGAATCGGAATGGATGGCTGCTGGCGAAGAGGAAGGTTCCGGTTCTGGAAACAGTGAAAGCATGTTACATTTAATGCGCGACGAACAGCAAATGGCTTCGGATACCACGTCCGTAAATGCGGGCGAAATTATTGAAATTAATATTCAGAACCAAGGCATTGAACAAACCGGTATGGCTGCCGCCATTTTACAAGAAGATGCAGAAGAAGAAGCAGAAGAATTAGAAGAAGGCGATCAAGAAGAACAAGAAGGTGAACAAGAAAAAGAATACGAATTTGAATCAGAGAGAGAAGAATATGAAACCATGATTGGAATTATTGATCACTATGAACATTCACTGTCAATTGTTCTTAAACCGCGAGAGAGACGATTTATTATTGAAAATATTCAATTTCTTGTGCCGGCGAAAAAAACAAAGGAACAATATGAAGTGGATAAAAAAACCAGCGCAGATTATGAAACCTATGAGAAAACATACAACCAGTATCTCATTTTTTATTGCATGGCACTCATCATCATTGTCGTGCAAACATCCATTCCGCAAATTAAAACCAAAACCACATTCCCTAATTGTGTGAAATCGTTTGAGGGGTATCCGTATTCTGCAGATGAAACAAATTTGCCCTTCCTTATTTATATGGCGTGTATTACGCAAAAAGTAAAGAGTGATTATGCGCCTTGGAACTCTGTGAAAAAAATAAACCAGGATAAGATGAGAGACACGCTATTCAATTTAACGAAAACGAAAATAATAAATTTACCGGTTGTGCAAGCGCGTTTTGAAGCCAAGCGCGATAATGATGCAATCAAAAAACAGCGCGAAATCATGAAAGTGAATGCAAGACATAGAATTAACGATGCACTGTTCCTCTTTCGCCCGCTTCTTGTAAACCCGTCCATTGTTCTCACCGCAACACCGCTGCCCGTTACAAAAACGTACTGCGATGAACTGAAACGAAACCTCAAAAATGGAAACAGTTTACAAACGGAAAATATACTCGTAATTCAATCAAAAATCGTCCACTTTTCTCTCTTGGTTCAGAAACTCATTCAAGATGCAATCACGGCGCAAACGGCGGACAAGACAAAGCTGTTATCGAAGAACTACATTCAGAACGCTTGCTGCAATGAAAAAGGAGAAAAAGGCGATGATAATGAAACCGTTTTACAGTACATGATTCAAAAGGAACCCAACATTCGAAATTATTGCGACATGGTGGAATGCAATGCAGATATTTTACACGACGTTTACGCTTTGAGTGAAGCGGCGACTATGTTGGATCCAAAAGACACACGCGGTATGCAAATGCTGCAAGCAGATCAAGGCGTAATTCATTACGCCGCCGCGTACCACGAAACGCATTCTAATTTTGATGAGTATACGATTTATAACGCATTTATGACGTATTGCAACTATGACAAGCATAAAGGACTTAAAGCGGTTGCTTCGGCTGCTTCTCAAGAAGCGTCGTCGTCGGCGAAAAAAAAGAAGTCATCAAAATCCAAGGAAAAGGCGGGACAAAAAGAAGGACGAATGGAAGCAAGAGCAGCCATTGAAGAGCAGGAAGAACAAGAAGAGCAACAGCGACAAGAAGAAAGCGAACAAATTGAAGCAAGTTCTTTGAGAGAAATAAATGAAACTGCGCTTTCAGAGGAACTTGAAAAAAATTGCAAATTCAGAAACACGTTGGGAGAGAATCATGACATATTCAACATTTTGAAATCCGCAAAAAGTATGACACACGATAACAAACTAAAATTAATAACTCAAATCAAGAATGAATTCAACTTGGATTACACAATTAAAGATTTACAGCATTTACTTCAACTTGTTTACCGTCAAACGATGAAACCCATGTATGAAGCTCGCGTTGGAACGTATAATGAAAATTTGAACCGCATTTTAACTAAAACATTGTCGCCATCTGCACCTGTTGCTGTTGCTGCATCTTTACAAGTGCTGGATAAAGATGTTCTCATCGCACTGAAAGCATTCAACGAGAACCCGACCGCCGACAGATCCAGGAATTTACAACGACGCGTCGAACAAACCAGTAAACTGTTGACGGAGCAAGTCACGGCATTTTTAAATATGAAACATAAAGCAACTGTGAATGCCGTTTTCAGAACACCGTCCGATATTACGCAAGGCGTCGTTACAAAAGGCGGTATTATGTTGTTTCATAAAACAGAAAACACATTGCTTAACGGAGAGAATAATACGCTTGAAGTATCCGTCGAATTCGTGAAAAATGCAATCAAAAATATAACACAAGTGTATCCAAACATGATTCTGAATCAAGTGTCTGAAATTGAGTCGTTGCCGCCCTATATTACCGGACAACTTTCTTCCGGCGACGCTTCGTCCATTGTTGCGTTTTCAAACGAGCGCGTTACGAAAACACTTTGCAATTTTTATAAAATCGGAAACAAAAAACCGGTTATTAATATTTTGAAAAATGTACAGTCGACCATGGTTTTATTAAATGAAATCATCCAGAATACGCCAATTTATAGTGGAGACAACAAACACATTACGGTGCTTCTGTACGAATATTACTTTTTAGCGGCCGTTTATTCTTATTTGCATTTTTCGAATGCTGTCAAACAGTTTCGAGAGAAAAAGGCGGGACAAGGACAAGGACAAGGACAAGGACAACCCCCAAAACAAAAAAATCCAATCGATGTGCAAAAAGAAGTATCGCGAATTTTAACCACGTATTTCGATCTCATTTTGGATGATAAGAAAATAATGAATCGCAACATTGAAACCATTCGTGAGAATTATTTGCGTTCTCTCGACGATGAGAGAGACGACATTGTACAGAATGTGGAACAAATGTCGGAAGACCAGAAACAAATTTACTTGAATCATAAGAAATACAAAATGGGTTCGCAGTCCATTGGTAAAAATGCGGGTCTGCGAATTTATAACCCGGATTTTGAAACGGAAGAACTATCGCGCATCGAGAGAATCAATAATCGTAAAAAGGAGCGCGGAATAGTGAGCACAATGCTGTCTGGCGATCCGGACCCAGAGGCGCTGGCTCGCGAAGATGCGGTCGCAGATGAAGGAGACGCGCCGGACTATGACCCGGATGAAGAAAATGAAATGCAAGAAGATGATGCACATGAAGAGTACGCAAATTCTGCCGACATGTATCCCGACAGTTATGTGGATGTAGAAGGAGTCAACGAATTTGAATCTTGAGAGAATGGAGAGAAAATGATAAATTAATTTAGGGAACGCCGGAAATTTCCAAGCGGATCACATTGGGGTGATGTATAAAATTATTTACAAAATAAAAAGAATGTAAAAAATATAAAATGTAAAATAATTTTATTCTTTTTTGTCTTTTTGATAGTAATTTTATTTTACATTTATTTTACATTTTTAATATACCAAGAAGGAGCAGCCCGTTTCTTGTTCCACGTGGCAATCTTTTGTTTTTCTTCCGACATGTAGTAGTTTCGGTACGCTTGGACTGCGTCGTTTTCACATTTATACTGGTCCGGCATGGCTTGTGCGAACGGGGTGAGACGCTGTTGGGGGAAAAGCGATGCATCGGGAATGTGCTGTCGTAAATACTGTGCAACTGTGTATGATTTGTGGATTTTGGTTTCAGGATGGTCATAACGGTATTGCCATTCCTTGTGCATTTCATCGATGAGGTCGAGCGTCCAGATGAAATTGGCTTGAGATTCTCTGCACCAAATTGTGACGGGGTGATTTTTGTGTGCAATTTTGTAAAGCGGTGCGTTGCCTTCCTCATCGTCGGGAAGAAGAATGCGACGAGCAGAACACAGCATTTGAACCGCCTCCAAAATGATTTTTACAATGTGTTTGTCCATCATGGCTTCAGCAACTTCGCGCGGAATCAGGGATAAAATAAACAGGTTCATGCTGAAATGAGAATATAATTCCAAGAAACACTAATAATGATAATATTATTCATAAAAAAATCAATTTGATTATTTTTCATTGATTTTTTATTGTTTCATTATTTTATTTCATTATTTTATTTCATAATAAACCTAATTTATAGTTTCATGTATAATGTATAATTTCACATATTTTTTTATTTTGATATAATAACAATCGAGTTTAGCGATATTCATATACTTATATTAATAAAAATAAAAAATAAATATGAATCGGCTGTTTATTAAACAAAATATCACTTCATTGTCCATATTACTGTTTATTATATTATTTGGAATTATGGCATACGTGAAACCAAGTTTCGTATTTCATAAAGACGGAACCGTTCGCCAGTTTGGAATCGGATATAAAAATAAAACCGTGATACCAATATGGCTCATCGTGATTGTCATGGCATACTTGTCATACCTGTTTCTTCTTTATTTACAAGTGTTTTAGAAAATAGAAAATAAATGAATTGTGGGGGGGAGTCGCTGTATTATTCGAAACTAACCACCACTTCCACTTTTTCTGTTTTGATACTTTTTATCGCCGAAACAGATAATTCTTCGCGCTTCTTTCTAGTTTTGTTCTTTTCACTTTTGATTTCATTTTTTATTTCATTCTTCACATCATTTGCAATGCTGTTGCTGTCATCACACGATGATCCCGATGAAATGGAAGACAATGATGAAGCAGTTGAAGAATTGGAAGACGATGATGACGACAAACGTTTTGAGGTGCTGTTCCTCGCATTCATGTCATCTTCAATGGTGTCGTAATGCTGTTCAATGTATTGCACAATGTTATTTTCAATTGCCCATTTAAAAAAATTGAGTTGTCCAATCGTCGTTTGAATGTATGTGCCATTCGTATAGGGAATGGTAATTCGATCCCACCTACAAAATGGATCGAATCGTTTTTTTGAATACGCTTTCAATTTCAATTTATAGTCGACATACACTTTAAACCGTCTGGATCCTTTTGAATATTCATTATTGATTGCATAAACTGTGAAATATTTTTTTGCATAATTGGTTGCAAACCAGTCAATAATTCGAAGCGATATCTTCGAATGACCGTTGATAATTTGCAACATTACATTCAAGTTGTCATTTTGTTCATAGAATTTCAACAAGTTTGTCAATAATAGTGCATTCTGTGTTGTATACCCGGAACCACCAACAATGTCAATGATATTTGCATTCATATTTCCTACAAAATAAAAATAATAGTAATAATAGTAATAATGATATAATTACATGGTCTTGGTTTATATCATTTTTTTAAGAAATAATTAATAAAAATATACAATAAAAATTACTCTATTTTTCGAAATGTTAGTCCAATCTGTTTTCCATATTTAAAACGGTCGCTGTCCATGGTTCCTCGTTTCAAATTGCATTCCAAGCAGCTAATAACAACATTGTCCGCATTGTGTCCAACATTATTATCAATCCGATCCAGCGTCCATTGTTGTTTTGAGTACATGTTTTTATATAAAAGCTGACAATCACGCTTACAGTAAAAACACTTCAACTTGGAACATAATAGTTTATCAACGACGTCTTCGAGAGATATGAATAAATCTTTTTGAAATATGTTTTTTTCGACATCTTGTCGTTTATACCCCGAAATTTTGCTTGTTAATTCTTTTAAAATAAGAGAACGATGTTCTACACTAGTGTCTTCCATGTTCAAATACAATTTAGATACTTCTCTAAATTGATAAGCGCATGTAAAACAGTGCTCTGGTAAGTCCCATTTTTCGCACGACGACCGCTTTATCCCTTCTGATTTCGTGGAGACATTTTTAGAGTCCGATTCTATAGATAGTGTATCGTTTTCGATACACTTATTTTTTAACATTATTTCTAACTTTTTACCATGAACGCCGGAAACGTTGATATTTTTTATCATTTTTATTTTTTTTTAATTCGAACGGATGGATATGTTGAATGAAGAAAAAATAAATTTAGATAAATTTATATAATTTTAGAAATATAATATTAATATTTTTATAAATAATTAATATTTTATAAAATATTATATATACTATACATATAAATAGTATAAAATGAATAACATGCTTGATACGCTTTTCGGTCCTTTGACTCGTGAATATTGTTTGTACTATTATGGGTTTTCCATATTTTTTTACGTTTTATTTGTTTTTGTAACTGTATTTTCTCTCTACAGTTTGTTCTCAAAGAAATTTAGTTTCGGATTACTGCTCAGTTTATTCATGAGTTGTTTTACATACTTTTTAGCATATTTTGTTTCCCGTCTGTCGTATTCCATGTGCGTTGGCAGTTTGGCCCCGTCATCTGCTTCATCACCCATGCACTTGTTTTAATTCGACCACAATCATGATATAAATAAATATATAAATAATGAATTTCATGAATAAAAATATTTATAAATTCCGCCTAAAATCCATGCAGCATTTATAACAATCGATTGATATTGTTTTGATGTAACACACACGACAAATAATCCAGACGCGCCTATCGTATTCAATACAAAATCAATTGTTTTTGAAAAAGGAACGACATACGGAATCAACACTAAAATACTTCCAATCCAACCAACTCCTTCTATTAAATACACTTTACAGTTTACATTATTATTATTGTTCGCATTGTTCGCATGAAGAGTTTCAAGGTTTTCAATAGAAACAACAGAATTTTGATTTGAAATTGTTTCCATTTATTATTTGTATATTGTATTCATATAAATTATGGCGATTTATAAAACATGAATAAAATAATAAATAGATTTATATAAAATATGAATAAATTATTATTTATGAAATAGATTTATATAAAATATGAATAAATTATTATTTATGAAATAGATTTAAACTCTATTTCATAAATATATATAAGTTGCCGACAAAATTCACAATGGATTTAAATTCAATGCAAGAAACAAATGAAAACTATAATAATTTAAAATCAACTAGTAATACTGGCGAAAATAATGGAACCAATGTTAAATTGAATACTCCGTCAAAAGAAGAAGAATGTATCGAGCTTAGAAACATGAAATACAAGACCATGTTGCTAAAAAAAACAAACACAAAACAGTTAACAAAGTGTAATTCGAACATGGACATTGATTCTTTTCTAGAAAAGGAAAGAATACAAAACAAGGAAGACCAGTGGACAAAACTAGACAAGTCAATGAAAAATTCAAAACTAATTGCATTTGTTGACAATTATGCGAGTGAAAATAATCTGAACGATGATGATAAATCATTTCTTCAAACGTTTTTATTTGCATGTCTTGAGCAAAAAAAATTGATAAAAACGAAAGATGTCGTCTATGATAAAGTAACTGGAATGATTTTATCCATTCCTTGCTTGTTATATACGCCGACACTAACAAAAAAATTTACCTTGAAACGATGCGAAAAGAGACCATCCACGTTGAGTTCACTTGCTCCAAAAAGCAAAGTAAGTAGAAAATCGATTCAATCATCAAAAACAGCCATCGCCAGTACTACTACCACATCTGGCGAAAATTAAGTTGGCGTTTATAGTTCCGATTCTTCTTGATTACATAGTTTATTTAGTTTTGTTACTATTTCAGCCAAGGTTGTTTTTATGTATGCAATATCTTGCGACATTTGTAAAAATTTATCAGCGTTCATTCCACTATCCGTATAGTCACTTGCGTCATTTGCGTCAAGAATGTTTTTTTTTGTTTTAATTTTTTTTAATTTATTGAAAATAAAACTTACATCTCCACTATCTTTCTCACTGTTTCCGTCGCTATTACTTTCATCGTATTTGTTTTCGAACATTTCATTTTCAATAACATGCAACTGTAGTTCATTACCAAAACTGACATGTTTTTCATTGATACTCCGTTCATTATTTGCATTTGCCATTTTGTATGTTATAAATTGTTCTTTATTTGCATTAGCATTTGCATTAACATTTGCATTAACATTTGCATTTGCACCTATATGAATGCGAGAAGAATCTGATTCGGGTGTAAAAACATTCTTTATTTGTTCCAATTCTCTTTCTCTGGATGCCAATGCTTCTGCAAGCAAACGTTCCATGTCGTCCCCAATCGGTTTATCATAAACGTCATCTGTGAAATTTATTTCTTCAGGTTTTTTTAACTTTAATATGGAAGACATTTCTTCTTCTTTTCTTTTAAATTCATTTTGAAATGCATTTTGGCGCTCTTTTTGCAAATCTTCCGCTCTGTAAATTGTTTCTAGTTGCGGAACTTGTTGTTGTTTTTTTTGATAGATTTGTTGAAGAGGAGGTTGTCGTTGTTGTTGTTGCGACTGTTGTTGCGCGTATTGCAGTTTGACGGCTTCTATTTTTTTACATATAACAACAACTGCTTCTTTATTTATTGCATTCAGATTTAGGGGTTTATTTAATCTTCGACAATGTTCGCTCATAGTATGAATTGTCGTTTCAAAAATTTCTTTAATGGTGGGCACTTGACTGTCAGGTATTCCGATAAATTTTCCACCTCCGTGCAAAACGCTCCATAAAAGCGCTTTATTTTCATTTCCTGAAAATGCCGACACGGTTGCCATTGTTTCTGATAGCGATGAGTTCATTTATTTTTCTTAAATAAATATAGATGTGGATAAATATAAAATGAAATCTTTATTATTTAATTTAATAATTAATTATTAAATTAAAATATTTATATATATAAATTATAAAATCTAAATTGATTTTATATTTTATAACAACGCAAATGTAAACGAATCACGAATCGCAAATCGCTTATTTACTAATCTTTCAGTTCAGCTATCAATGAGACCGCTTCAAATTGTTCACCCTCTTGATCTAGAAGTTGGAAAACAGTATCTTATTGAACACATTGGTCCGAGTCACCATACTCGTCCGAGATGCAAGGGCGTATTTATTGGAAACATATTGCCAGAGTGTCAATACCAATGCATTCAATCCAAGTTTAATAATATCCAGGATATAATGCAGTTTAAACCCGAATTTGAATACAAGTTGCAAGATTGTTTTTATAGGTACTATGAAGCCGACGCGTTAGTTCGGGCATATACGACGCACGTATTACGCACAATAATCGGGGATCCAGATTTTCAGTTTGATTTACCCACGACAAAACGCGAGAGATTATAGTAATGTTGCCATTCTCAAGACGAAATATTGAATAAGATGATCTGTTTTGCATTCTTGAATGTGTGTTATATATTCAATAAAATCTAAAAATTTTGAATTTATATGTTCGGGCTCATGTTGAACAATATAATTCAAAAAATTTTTTATTATATTTTTACGTTCAATATTATAAGTTAAACTAATTTCATTTAATTTAGAAATAATAACGGCGGGTTTCATTTTTGTTTTCAACATTGTTGATACGTCTTTCCATACATCATTCGTTATAACTTTACATTCGCACAAGACGTGTTGATTTGACTGCATATAGTTTATCATACTTCGAATGTCGGAATTAAAATGGCGTTGTATCGATGTTAATATTTCGAAACTCGCATTTAGTTTTTCAGACGTGTTAATTTTTTGTAAAAATGATATGATTTTTGAATGTGGTAACATGTTAAAACGCATTCTTACAAATTCGGTTTGCAACGCTTCATCAATTCTGCTTACATAGTTACAAATCAAACAAAAACGAACATTGATTGAGTTGTTAAAGTTGTTTAATAAATATCGAAGCGCTATTTGTGCATTTTTTGTCATGTAGTCAACTTCATCGAGTATAACAAACTTCATACCGTCGCCAAACATTGATTTTGATGTTACAAATCCGCTAATCTGATTTCGTATAATGTCGATGCCTCGTTCATCCGATGCATTTAAATGTATCATTAGTCCCTTATTTTTTTGATCGTATTTTTCTTGGTACGCATTTATCATGTTGATGATCGTTGTTGTTTTTCCGGTTCCCGGTGGTCCATAAAATAATAAATTTGGAAAGTAATCATTTTCAATAATAGATTCGATTATTTTTTTATTTACATCATCCAAGACAATGTCGTCGAAATTAGATGGTCTATATTTTTCAACCCACGGAGTTGAATTGTTTATTTTATCGTTATAAATATCACTATCATTATGAAGAGTGTCATCTTTATTCACTTCCATTTTTACAACAACCTATTTATTATTTATAAATAAACTTTAACTCGTATTTTATAAATAATTTATATTTATTTGTTTCGTTTTCCTAAATATTTTTCGTTCGTTTCGACTTCTTCGATTTCCTAATCCAACCAAACTTTTTACACGATTCTATGACATTGTAACAATGAATATATATTATTATGTTATATTATAAAAATTGAATTAAAAACATCTTAAACTATATGTTATACAAATAAGAGAGTTGATATAATAATGGAACCAATTTCTTCTTCTTCTTCTTCTTCTGCTTCGGGTTATCTTGAACTCATTCTTGGACCCATGTGGTCTGGAAAAACGTCCATGCTTTTAACGTATTATCGACAATGTTGTTTTTGTAAATTAAATGTATGTGTAATCAACTTTAAAGCCGACGATCGTTATTCTGAAACCATGCTTTCAACGCATGATAAACAAATGATACCTTGTATCATGGGTTTCTCAATGGAAGAAATTATGCTGAATTCCGAATACGCGAAACAAATAAACGAGTGCGATGTCATATTGGTGAATGAAGGTCAGTTCTTTCATGATATTGTTGAGTTTACATCCGAAATGGTGGAAAACCAACATAAAAAAGTATACATTTGCGGACTCGATGGAGATTTCAAACGAGAGAAAATTGGGAAACTGCTTGATCTTATTCCGCTCTGCGACAAGGTTACAAAACTGCGCGCGCTTTGTGGACAATGCAAAGATGGAACGCGCGCCCCATTCTCATTCCGAAATACAAACAGCACCGAACAAGTATTAATTGGCGCAGATGATATATATGTTCCTCTTTGCAGAAAATGTTACCAAACCGCAATCGAAAAAAAAGACAAGTAATAATCGCGTGTAAGCTTAGCTTTATTAGCTTCTTCTTCTATGAGTTCTTGTCCTCATTGTCTTCGTCCTGGCTCTCGTCCTTGTCCTCGTCCTCGTTGCCGCTATTGTCCTGGCCCTCGTTCTCGTTTTTGTTCGGTCATTGTCTCTATGTTTAGAATAAGATGGAGAGAATTTATTCACATCTTTTATTTTTTCGTCGAACACTTTAGCGTCTTTCCCTTTACGTTCCTTGGTTTTATATTTTTCAATCGGATTATAATTCAAAAACCATTCTTCATATTCGCGCGTCCCTTTTTTATCTTTGAGTTTATTAAACATGTGCGATTTAACATCCTTGATGTCTTTTAATGTCACCTGTTTACCGATGCACGGTTTCGAAAAGCGTTTAAAAATGCCATCATTTTTTGTCAAGTTATCATACTGCAAATCATAAATGTACTGACTCATACACAGCAAGCGATCTCGATCATAATACGGGCGATTGATATAAAGAAATAACAAATAGTAGCTGAGAATGGTGTCTGTGCTCGCAATATTCACATCTTTTTTATTAACGCGCACAACATTATAATTATGACAAGCGCCGGGCGCCGGCTCATAAACGAATGCCACCGTTTTTCCGTCCACTACAATTTCATAGTGTTCGGACACGTGTTCTCCGAAATCTTCGCGTTCTTCCACGATTACGCGACCGAAATGCCCCGTTCGTTCCAGCTTGTCTTTCAATTTATGCGCGGATTTTTTAGCGTCTTCAGACAACAAATCAAATGACGGCACGGCGGAATATAGGACAGGGCGCTGGTCTTTTTTCAAGTGTTCGGAAAAAAGCGCACATGCGTACCCTCCAAAAAATACCAGTTTTTCTGAAATGGCTTCATCGCGCACAATTTCAAATATTTCCTCATCTTTTTTCGATGGCGCCGCGATCGCATCTTTTGCCCTTTTCAAACAATTGTCTCCTTTCAGCGGAAAGTTTTTGTTAAAAAGAAGCAGGCGCTTATAGACCTTTTCCCAACGGCTCACATCGCCATCTGGACGCGACAGTTCCAAATACATGGACATTCTCAAGAAGTTAATTGGCGCGTACAAGATTCCGTTCCGCTCGATTGATTCGCGCATCAAACTTTTAAAAAGTTCTGGCTCAATAAACGTAATATCAGCAACGCCAATGAAATTCACAAACACCTTGTACGTTCCCGTGTGCATGCCAGATTTCGCTTCCACGTCATTGAAACCCTTTTTATAGAATATATCGGCAAGCTCTTTCGCATCGTCTAGCGAATTCGGCGAAAAAAAATCGTAATCCGGAATCTCTCGTTTCAAGTCATAAAATTGATCCTTTTCCGGCAAAACATTATTTATAGAAATTCCACCGTAGCAAATAAGCTTTTTTTTTATTAAAAACTGTTCAACAATGGAAATGATTTCTTGAATTGTCGGATTGCTCACCAGCTTTTCACCTTGTGATACCTCTATTTCTTTTTGCGATTTTTTCAATATCTCTAAAGAACGTTCAATGTCCTTTTCGCTCATTTTTTAAATAATTATTTAATATACCTATATTATTATTATAAAATATTTTTATAATAATAAAAATTGAAATTATTGTTTATTGATAGAATGAATACTAAAATTTATTACAAGACGACGCGATTATATGGATTTTTATAACGTTATTGGTGGTAGTGGTATTGGTACTGTTACTGGAAATAAAGTAAAAATTCGTCCAAAAACAAAATATCACGATGATGCAATGATGAATGTTAAAAACTCATTTCAGAATGCATTTAAAATACTTCATTCTCCCGTAAAAACCAAAATATCAAAAAGTGAACTAGATAGAGGTGGCGGGGGGGTCTTTACGAATAGAAGAAATCGCTTTGATTTGGTAAATGTTACATTTATAAGTTTTGTAGAAAATCATCATAGTAATCCTGTAAATCTTGATACTATATATTTAGCTGGTTGGCGCATTCTTTGTAATCCAGATGAATATTTTTCAAATCAAGAATTGTTGAATGCTTTACCCCTGATTGTTAGGTATGAAAACTATGATGAATTGAAAATGTATCCTGCACCAATCGAATGGGACAAAATAAGTTCAAATCGACACGATTATAAAAAAGAAGATATCGTGTGGGTACAAGACATTAAAAATCTTGACAAATTTCGAAACAAGGGAAATTCGGTATATATTGGACCGACACTTATCGGACAAAATGAAATGGATTATGCTACCAAATCTGAAATAGAAAACGTTAAATTTGTTATGCTTTATCAAAAGATCAAAATGGAGGATTTTAAACAATTTTTCAGCGCATCTGATATGGACATTTTTACTAAATTTCAAAATGATTTTGAAAAATCCAAACTGTTCCTTGAAAATGATAGGTTGCAGGAATATTCAGTTCGTTATGGGAAAACTGTTTGTCCTGAATTGATAAAATTTGGAGACGTTGAACTCGCATCAATAAAATTTAAAGATATAATAAACGGCACAATAGAAGGTGATATTGGTAGAGAAAAATTCAATCGAACTGCAACCAAAATAAATTTACACCACATCGATAGATTACTTCCTGGTAAATTAAACCATAACCACAAAAATGTATTTCTTGGAAAGGCGGAAGGAAATTCCATAAATGCGGCATTCAACTCACTCGGTTTTGATTTAGAACTTGTACTAAAAAAGTGCTATGCAGAAAAAGATGCAAAAATTGCCGAATTAGAAGCAAGGGTGGCTGTAAACAATTCACTCGACATTTAATGTAAGTAATTCATTCAAATTTCAATGTCTTCCAGGTCGCACTCGTTATTCGTAATATTTTTTATGATGCAATCTCGAAACAAATCTTTACGAAGTTCAAATCCAACGCCAATTCTACCCAGCTTTTGCGCCGCAATCGCCGTTGTAAAACTTCCGGCAAATACATCTAAAACAATTTCTCCCCGATAGCTATAGTAATACGTGCTCATCAGCGGAATATCCATCGGAAACGGTGCAGTATGACCCAACTTGTTTTCTTTTTTGCTATTTATTTTAATCACCGGTGACAATTTGCGAATATCCCGCCGCCACTCTTGCACAAGCTCTTTCGGAATCACATTTTCTTGCTGCCGAAACGGATTTTGCGTCATAATTGTTTTTAATGAGAACCGCTTCCCACGATCCGACTCGCTGCGTTCACAATTCGAATTTTTGCATTCCCATGAACGCAACCCGCGAAACGTGTAGCTGTTACTCTTTACATTCAAACTGCCGCAGTCATTACATGGATACTTGACGTCTTTTTCTAGTCGATGCTTGTGAAAGATGAGAATATGTTCGTAACAATTGCACGCGTACTGAAAGAAGGGAAACGGTTTATTTCCGTTTTTATGTCTCGAACTCTGCACTTCGCCCTTGTCCCAAATAATGTCGTCCACATACGTGAACCCGCATTCCTCAAACATGGTTATAAAGTATGCAGGCAGCGGGATTTTCCGGAATCCAAACGCGTTGATCTTATCCTTTTTGTCATTATCTACCACATCACTAACATTGAAGACAAACACGCGATGGTTATCCAGGACTCGATAACATTCCGAAATTATTTGACGCATGTCGTCCAAGTACGCTTGCAGATTTGGCCATGTGGAATATTCGCGCGCATTATAATACGGAGGCGAAGTAACAATGTGTCCAATCGACTCGCTCGGAAGACGCCGCAACGCTTGCAAACACCCGCTCCATACCACTTTCACTTTTTCTGGACTTGAAGTAAGCTTGTCTAATAGCTGGTAATCCGCACTTGGTTGCGTTTCTTCATTGAATTGTTGTTTGATGATGCAGCGATACGCATCGATGAAATTGTAAATGTTTTTTTCGCGGTTTTCTTTGTCGACCGTATACTTTTTTGCCAACTCTTCCAACTGATTCTCTTTGAAAATTTCCTTTAAATATTCACGATTCGTTTCAACGAGATCATGAGATAAAACAACGCTGGCCTTCGGTTTAATTATTATTTTTCTTTTCTTACCTTTTTCTTTCAACTCGTTCGATTCTTCTTTTGATTCTTGCATTACAGAATGGAATGCGTGTATTACTTATTATTAACTATAAACCTTTATTTCAATTTTTTAATTATTTTAATGATTCGTGTAAATAAAAGAATTAAAACTCGCGATTCGAATTAAATTGTAAAACTGTACATGTTGGATTGCAGCGGGCGACTGGCAAACGAGAGTTTTGGGTCTTGTGGTGTGGGCGCCTGGATCGTTTGAGGAACAAACATTAAATCCTTCGGCTTCAACAGGAATGCGCTGTTCATCGGCCCCGATTCAAACCAGTCATTATAGACCGCCAAATTTCCGTCTCTTAAAAGCTGAAATGATTGTGCCATACACTGACATCCAGCCAAAGACGGCGGCATCGGGTCATAATTTTCCGCCGACATGGAAGGGTCCGGAACAACAATTGTCATGTATTGTTTATTAAATGACGTAAGTTCTGTAATGTCCGGACTGTTTAGCACATTAAACACGGTTAAAATTCTCAGAAACGCCTTGCTCGTCAAGTTCGTAATTTCATACATGCGTTCCGCTCCCGGCTGGTACAACAGCGGATTGCTTTCCATAATAATCACAATTTTTCCAGCAAACTTATTCACCGGCTCCGCACATATGTTTTTCCCGCCAAATTCATGATTATATTCCGGAATCAATCTGTCATTCAGGTTTGACTTGATTGCATCCGCCATACTGTTTAATACACTAACATCGTTGGTTTTGACTCGAAAAAGTAGTAGCAAGGGATCGCTGGGATTAGGACACACGTTTGAACTCGGACTAAATGCCGATGTCGCCACCGCCTTCATGGCATCGTCAAATGAAACCGAATTATAGGTTTCCTTAATACACTTGTCATCGCTTAACGATGTAGAAATGATTGGCTTCCCATTTTGACCATACACTTCGAAATCCAGGCACCTGCAACCCATTCGAATTGCGTGTTGAAGCGCGCACACGTTTACGTAGTCGTTTGAAAAGTTGCCTGTTGAGCAAGAATTGTATGCCGTTTTTATATAGTAATCTCTTAGTAAGTATTGAGAAGACGGGTCCGACGATGCGGTCGTAATCCAGCTTGAATTTAGTGCCGCCGATTTTTTACCGTTTAAACGTCGGCAGCTTTTTGGAAGCAGCGTCGTTTTATAATACACGTAGTATGCGATGCAACCCGCTATAAATATCACCAGCGTGGTTCCGATAATGTGAACGAGCGTCGTATTATCCGTTTGCGAAATGTATGATTTTAGTTGCAGTTTAAAGCTGTTGGCTGCATTTGCTACGCCTGAAATGGCATCACCACCTGGAGAACTTGCACTCGACATTTATTTATTTTTATTTATTTTTTTTATATGAAATATTTGTACTATTATGAATAAAATAAAATAAGAATTTATCTAAATCTTATAATTTATATATATTTTAAATTGTTGAATTTATATGTATTTATTTAATTGAGTGAATTATAATTTAAAATTATAATATCTACATTATATAGTATTTTATATTTATCTCTCTTCTCTCTAAAAAATATTTCATAAAGTATTATTAATATTATACATCGATGGCAGGAGGTTTATTGAATTTGGTTGCGTACGGTAACCAGAACGTGATTCTTAATTCCAATCCTAAAAAAACATTCTTTAAAACAACTTATGCGAAATATACAAATTTCGGTTTGCAAAAATTTAGAATTGATTTTGATGGACAGCGAAATTTACGGCTGAACGAGTCCTCTAAATTCACATTTTACATTCCGCGATATGCTGAACTGCTCATGGATACGTATCTGGTTGTCACTCTACCAAACATTTGGAGTCCCATATTGCCGCCCCAAAGCTGCAGTCAATCGTGGACGCCGTATGAATTCAAGTGGATCGAGAATATCGGCACGCAGTTAATCAAAGAAATCACAATTTCCGTGGGCGGCCAAACGCTTCAGAAACTTACAGGCGGATATTTGCAAGCGCTTGTAGAGAGAAATTTCAATGGGACCGAGCGCGATTTGTATAACCGCATGACAGGTAACATTCCGGAACTCAATAATCCCGCCGCATTTTCATCCAATAATGGCAAGTATCCCAATGCCTTTTATAATTATCAAAATGATCCAGCAGGCGTTGATCCTTCTATTCGATTCCGAAAACTGTACATTCCCATTAATGCGTGGTTCACGCTTAGCAGTAAAATGGCATTTCCGCTCGTTGCGCTACAATACAACCAGCTTCAAATCGATATTACGCTGCGCCCCATTCGCGAACTGTTTGTAATTCGGGACGTCTCGAATCCGGCCACCGGCAGTAATACCGCCGCACCCAGCACCACAAACGCCGACCCACCTTATTTTCCGGAATACGTGACGCCAAATTATATTCAGCCCAATTTCAACGACAACTTGCAACAGTTTTATCGATTCATTCAGCCGCCGCCAAACATTGAACTGGATTACGGAACTTCAACTCGCAGCGACTGGAATGCCGACATTCACCTCATGTCCACGTACTGCTTTTTGTCGGCAGATGAAGCCAAACAGTTTGCAACCGTGCCGCAACAGTACTTGTTTAAATCGGTTTATCAGTGGGATTTCGAAAATATCACCGGCAGTCGTCGCGTATGGCTGCAAAGCACGCTCGGCATGGTTGCTAGCTGGATGTTTTATTTTCAAAGAAGCGACGCATACTTGCGAAACGAGTGGGGAAATTATACGAACTGGCCTTACAAGTATAAACCGGACGGATTATTGCCGGCACCAACGACGCTACCATTCGATTGGTCTGCACTATCACGATGTCCGTCATATCCCGTTAACTTGGGACCAGGAACCAATCCGGCGTTTCCTCAAAATACCGGATACTTTATTACGCCGCCATTTAGTGTTCAGAATCAAAAAGACATTCTTCTGAATTTGGGAATTTTATTGGATGGTAAATACAGAGAGAATTTACTCGATGCCGGCATCTACAATTATTTGGAAAAATATACCAGCAGCCGCGGTTCAGCACCGGATGGCCTTTATTGTTACAATTTTTGCCTGAATACTGAACCCAGCGATTTTCAACCTTCCGGTGCAATCAATGCCAGCAAGTTTTCAACGATTGAGCTGGAATTTACCACATTCTATCCGCCGCTGGATCCAGAAGCGCAGTTCTTAACCATTTGCGATCCGGAAACCCAAGTTCCTGTGGGCGTGAATAAACCAACGTGGAGAATTTATGATTATAATTATAATTTGACTGTTTTTGAGGAACGCTTTAATGTGCTTACATTTGTGGGCGGAAACTGTGGTCTAATGTATGCAAGATAAAATAAATTGAAAAATTATTTTGTTTGATATTATTTTACAGTGTTTCTATTATCCTGATTATTCCGTTTATTCGGTATTCTGCTTATTTCGCAATGCAACGATCGATGACTGCAAAAGAATTGGGACAACTTCAACGAACCATGAACGAGCTGCTCCAAGGCGGTAAAATGGATGAGTTTCGTTTGTTGCTTGATCAGAACGCAGATTTGATTCAAACGACGAGAGAAAAAGGCATTGTTACCATGGTGCTACGATTTGCAATTTTAAATAATGACAATGCGCGTATTGCTTGCGTGTTTGACCGACTTTCAATGAAACGCGACTATTTTGCGCTCATGGTTTACAATCGCGATCCTGAATATTGTGTGCACTTGTTCACGCGATACATTGACGCTGCGCTACTCGACTCCAAAGACATTCGATTCATGATTGAAAACCACCTCACATTTCTGTTTCGTTACTTGGACGGAAAGTTTTTGCACGATTCTCGCCCCACCACATGTCACGGTGGTGGCGAGTTGGTCGAATCTGAGACAAGTTTATCCAGGTATACGCTTCAAGGATGCGAGCACTACGTTCAAAAAATTGTTAGTCAAATGGAAAAAGACCCAAAAAATAAATCGAGACAGCATCTTCCTGTTTTGAAAGCACTTGGTGAAATCGTTTCGTCAACATTGTACGATGCAGTCATTGACGGTGGAAATGTTCTGCATTCTTATAACGGCACTCCCAATCCAGAAGATTTGAATGCCATGATTCAAGTTGTTCGTCGAAACGGATGCAATCCGCTTGTTATCATTCACAAATCGCACACTGATGAACGACGCAATCCATCCTACGCTGCACGCGTAAATGTCGTGCTACGCGACGTGCCTCATATTATCACTCCCGTTGGACTAAATGATGACTTGTTTATTCTGGTGGCATACTTGTTGCGAATTCAGAAGGAAGAACGGAAAAACGGTTCTCGTATTTCCATCATTACGCGTGACACGTATACCGACCATATGGACAAATTCAAGCACGTTGAAAAGGATGTTTCGGACGATTTCGGGAAATACTTGGCGGGTGACCTTGTTCCATTTGTGAATGATGGTGGCGGAAACATTCGCCTTCACCTTCAACCAATGATTTCACACTGTATTCAAATTGTTGAACCGCATGCGTATGTACCTGTTGAAAAAACACACATGTTTCGAAAAATACAACTATGACGTGATGTGAATTGCATGAATTATATAAAATGAATTGTGTATAAAAAAATAAAAAATAAAAAGGTTGTTTTATTTTTTATTTTTTTGTTCTAAAGGCGGTGGTGAATGAATTTATATTTCAAGTAAATGAATTTGCAATGTTTCTGTTTTGGTCAACTTCGCGAGTAATGTCGGTTCCGAATACACGTTTCGCGCCGATGCGTGTAACTTGAACGCGTCGTTGCTGTGTCCGGAACCGTTCATTGTGCATCGTTTCCAAGAATGCCAGCATTCGACGAGTAAACGGTTCAGAAGGTTCAATGATTGTTGCATAGCGTTGAGCAAGATTCAGGAAGTCGTCGAGATTTTGAGATTCGTCGGCATTCGATGGGACGGGATTTATATTCTCCATACGCGCGAGTAAGATTTCTTCGACAGTGTGAGCAAGGCGTTGTTCGTTGGGTCCAAGTTGATTTGACACGGTAGTCATTGAGTTTGGAATAAGGGGAAACACTAATAAGAAATAATATAACTATTTCATTTTCAATTTACTTATTTTTACATGAACAAATTATTTTTTTTATTTATTTTTTTAACAAATAAATAAAAATAAAAAAATATATTTTATTTCTTTTTTTTATTTCTTTTTTTTTTATTTCTTTTTTTTTATTTCTTTTTTTTTATTTCTTTTTTTTTATTTCTTTTTTTTTATTTCTTTTTTTTATTTCTTTTTTTTTATTTCTTTTTTTATTTCTTTTTTTATTTCTTTTTTTATTTCTTTTTTTATTTCTTTTTTTTATTTCTTTTGTTCTTTTTATTTTTGGAAACTGTTTATTGTGCCAAGAGGTATTTTTTGTTAATATGTGTCAAGACCGAAACCAAATGGTGTGTCGTAAAATCGAAAATTGTCTTCAATGCTGTTCATGTAAGACCAGTCGGCGCGGCAATTGCCATTGGATTGTGTTGGTTTCCAAACGGTGTCTGTGAATGAGTTGTATAGAATCTGTGAAGAGCAATCGATTTCGACTCCTCCGCATCCGCAAATGCAATTTGGATTGTTGCTGTTGTTTTTAATGAAAGCTGGCTCGCGAATGGGAGGAGGAGGAATCTTGACGAGTGGTTGTTTTTGTTTTTCGCTGTAAGGAAGAACAATCCAGTAAGAAGGGTCGGAAAACACAATGCGCGTCTCTCTGCTGGCATCCTTCAAACGATATTGAAAGTGCTTGGATACAATACCTGGAATCCAGAATAGAATCTTGACAATTGCAAACCCAAACGCCGCATTCGGAATATCGTGTTCAAAAAACTCTACGGATTTCACCATTGCAATTCCTTGATGTTCAAACACCTTCTTCATGTAGTCGCTATGACCCATGTGAGCGCGATTGACACGAGGAATATACAAAGTAGACAACAACATTTTAAAACGACGACGACGATGACAACGATGGTATAAGAAACACTAATGAAAATATAAATAAAAAATAAGTTTTCAATTTACATTTTTTCAATTTAAAAATCATATATTTTTTTTATAAAAAGATGGAAATAAAAAGAATGAATGGATTATTATATTTTTTAAGCTTATTTTTTTTTAAGCGCCGCCTCTAAAAATAATAGGATTATAATATGGCAAAAAATCGAAACAATTTTTTCCATTCGCATCTTTTCTAAACGTAAAACCGTCAGCACAGCACCCATATTTCGACGAGTCGCATCCATAGCGCGACTGGCGGAAATTATACATTTGATTTGGAGTCATTTGACCCGGTCTCATAAGTTCATTCATGTAATCATCCATATCATTATCATAGTAATTATTGCTGCTACGATTGTCACTCCGATCCTCTTCATCGTCGTCGCCACCACCTTGACCTTGACCTTGAGAATCGGGTTTGGGGTAAGTCCTGCAGTCACCTACAAATTTTTTAGTTTTAGGATCGCGTGTACACGCGGTGTTGCAATATAACTTTGCACATGTGTCTGATGAACTGCATCCAAACATGAATTTTTTCCCTGATTTATCTACATATTCAATTCCGCAAAATCCGACATCTTCATCGTATTTGGGGTCGTTGGGTCCGCGTTTTTTACTGTAAGGATCGTACCTGTTGAATTGTTTGTTTGATCCGGTGCTCGGTTGTTCGTAACATTTTGCTTGAGTACAGTCCAAAACGTCGGTATCGTCACCACCGTCGTCTCCACCACCACCTCGACCCTTTTTAGATGGAGACGGAGGAGGGGGCGGATCTGGATTGGGTGGCGGTTGGGGACAGTTGCCTTGAGGGCAGACAACCGGATCACATGCACTACAGTCAGGATCATATTGACAGTAATCTTTGTCTTTTGTAATTCCGCCTTCATATCCGCCCCAGGTGCACACTTGAGGACAAATGCTGGTTGGTTTCAAAACGGGTGGAAACCACGGAGTTAAGTCCAGAGGGGTATACGCGGATTCACTACCTTTGAGCGTAATTGTCTTCGTTTTAAATAAACTAGCAAGCGGGCTTTCATGTGGTGCGTATTGGTTTTTTGGATCAAAATTTATAGTGAGAGTGTCGCTGACTTTGCCGTTTAAATTTAATTCAAGTTGATTTATGTACATGTCTTTACCGGTGGAATCATCGGAATCATGAAAAGTGGCTGTAAATTTTGAAGTCGTCGTAAGTCCGCTACCAATAATAACATTCTGTATTTCGGCTGCGAGTTTTTTACCAGTATAATTATCAGGGGTAATCATCAATGATGACATTTTTCCTGTAGAATCTGCTATATCAAAACTGTTGTAACCATCTTCCACGTTGTATCGCGTGCAGTTGCCGTCGACGTCACCTTTCGGACGCTGCCAGCACCCTTTCGGACACGTTCCCGGTTCAAATCCTTCTCTCAATCCAAATAAACTATAGTATGAACCGTAGAGTATAACCAATATAAGTATGCTAAATAATACCCACTTGCCCATTGCAATATTAAAATCCAAATTAAACTTCATACAATTATTATTATGATTATTATGTTACAATTATATTACAACTATATTACAAATATATTATATTACAAATATATTACAATTATACTATATAAATATTAAATAAAAATGAATTATATTAAATAAAAAATGAATTGTTTAAATTAATATAATTCATTTTTGTTCTATTTTTTAATTCAATTTTTAATTATTCTAAACCTTTTTCTCTCTGTATCTTTATTACACCTTTTCTCATTTAAAACGCCCAAGTTTTCAGCAAACCACATAATCATTTGCTTTTGGGATTCTATTGCTTGGGTCGTTATGTTAAAAGATTGAAGAGTTACCCCTTCTGTAAAGTCAAT